TGTGGTCGCTTTCAGCAGACACGTCAGTGAAGGTCGAGGCCTCCGCGAAGGAAGACGACGTGATGCGGTCGAGCGACTCAAAGTCGTTCCCTGCGGGGGTGTCGATGTCCTGAAGGAGCATCCGGTTGATGTGCTCGGTGTGGTGCTTTGCCATCTCCATCTTCATGACGGCGCGAGCATCACCGAGGCCGTCGTCCTTGTCCGCGAGGAACATGGCCGTCTCCGTCAGGTCGAAGGTGTGGGCCACGGTCTTGGGCTTGGTGCTGACTTCCGCGAAGGTCGGCTTGCTCGTCTCGGGGAGGGTGGCGTTCTCAGGAACACCGCCGCCCTTCGTGAAGTCGGGCTTGGCGGTGGTGACGCGCCATCCGCTCTTCTCCCAAGGCTTCTTGGGGAGGATGGAGAAGGCGTTGAACTCTTGGTTCAGTTGGGACCACACCTTGCGGCCAAAGATGGCCTGATAGGTGCCGGAAGTGGACGACGCGAGGGGCGAGTCTGCCTTGAGCAGATCGGTCCCTGCGTAGGCCCAAGCGTTCTGCCCGGAGCCTGCCCCGTAGTAGAGGCGTTCCATGTCTTCAATCGTTCGGATGTAGCCAGTGCTTCCACTCATCATATCACCTCAGTGTTCAGATTCCTCCGCGGAGGCTCGACTGTGCGAGATCCTCCAAGGCCCGCCACGCATCCAGTCCGTTGCCGAGGGCAGCAAACTCTTCATGGGTGGGGACGCGGACTTGGCTCTCAGGGACGGCGACCGCCGACTTCACAATTTCCGTGTTCTCCTGCTTGAGCGTGGCGACTTCAGCGCGGAGGGCCGCAATTTGCGACGTGTAGTCGCGGGACTTGTGGACTTCCATGGCGCGGGCCGTCTCAGCCTCGTATCGCTCGGACCACTCCTTCTCAACGAGGGCCTTCACGGCCTCTTCGTCGCGGATGGCAGCGTAGGCGGAGTAGCCTCGCTCAAGGTTCTTCGGGGAAAGGTCGAGGCCGCCCTTGATGACGGCACCGGGACCGGGGGTCGGGTGCTGCATACCGGGGACCTGCGGCTGCTTGATCACGTATTTGTTGGACCGAGCGTTGGGGAGGGAGGGGCGAGGCGCGAGGGTCGCGTCTTCGCCACTGCCGTAAAGGTCGCCCTGACCGCGGTGGCCGAAGCCGTGCTCGCCGTCCTCGCCAATCATGTAGGCCTTGCCGAGTCCGAAGTGGTCGCGCAGACCGTCAAGGTCCACGCCCGCTTCGTGAGCGAACTTCTCCAAGGTGTCGATGTAGGCGACGGCTGCCTGCTCGGCAATCTCCGCCTTCTCGGTCTTGTTGTCCTTGTCGGAGCAGATGTGGCAACCCTTGCACATCGCGCCCTTGCAGGACATCTTTTCGTCGCTCTTTTCTTCCATTCCCTTGGAGATGCGTGCGAGGGCATCGCGGATCTCAGTCAGGGTGTTCGTTTGTTCGCTCGTCATGTCTTGTTCACCATCCATTTTCAACAGGGTGTATCGGCTTTCGGGGTTGATCCCCTTTTTGCACAGGGTGATTTCATGGAGTTCCATGTTGGTAATCTCCCTGTGCGCTCCGTGTTCGGGGGTGCTCTTGTTCACGCGGAACAGGGCTTGGCCCCCGATGGAGAATGCCCGCAGTTCGCCACTGCGGATTTGGTTTTGCACTTCGCGTGCCTTCTCGATGTCGTCGCGGATGCGGCAAACGACAAAGAGGCCGTGGTCGTCCACTTCGGACTTCCACACACGTCCTTCACTATCCGTGTAGGAGGGGAGGACTTCGCCAACCTGAATACCACTGTGCGCCAATTGCACGTTGCGGTAGGAGGGGTTTTCCATGAAGCCGCCGAACGCCTTCTTGAGAGCAGACACAGGGATTCGGTCGCCCTGCTTGTCCACCATGTCCACGGAGGCGTAGCCCGCGATCACCATGCCGCCATCGGCGGAAACAGACTTCAGAATGAAGTCCGCTCCAGTGGCGGTCCATGTCGCGGCGGTTGCCATCAAAACACTTCACTTCGTGAAATGGTATTTAACCGTTTATGGGCAAGTCGGGGGCTTCGTCGGCGTCCTGTTCGACCACGACTTCGCCCTCGTCCTTCATTTCTGCTCGCGTTTTGCGGGGAAAGCGCAGGGTAGCCCGTGCGCCCTCAACCTCAAGTTCACCTTCGATTTCCTCACCGACTCCATCCTTTGTGCTGATTCGCACATGGTTAGGCATTTCCGGCATTTCACCCGTGTTCAATTCCGCAGGGTCGAACATGGGAATACCCTCGTCGTCTGTAAGCGTGGTGGGACCACGAGGCGCGGTTAGCATATCCATGAGGCCATTCCAACCACCACCAGTGATTGAGCCACTAATAGCAGCGAGCGTTGTCCCCGCCTTTGTTTCGACCGTATCATCGTCAATTGCTTCATTGACGGTCCAACGCCCATCCTCAGTGCGCTCAAGGCCATATTCCTCAGCGTAGCGATCGAGCATTTGCGACGTGAGACCTTCGATTTTTTCAGTCAATTCCTCCGTGCTCAGTGCCTTATCTTCCGCGCTGATGTGGCGTTTTGCGTGGACAAGGGCAACCGCCGTCGGATCTTCTTCACCATCGGGCTCAAGCAACGAAGCGCGTCTGAACAGGAAGGTATCGGCAGTGCGGAGAAGCGGTGGGTATGGACTGGCCTCGGCCATTCCCTTCTCAATCAGATTCACCGCCACCGGACCCCACAACCAAGCCTGCTTCCACGCATGGCGGGACAGGGGGCCTTCGGGTTCAATGCTCACAATATCGAGCCCCACCCCGTCCCATTCGCCCTTCACCAAAAGAGGCACGTTGTGTCCGGGGTATTCCAAAGCGACGTGAGTTCCACGATTCACCACAAAAGGCAGGGTTGTTCCTTTGGTGATGCCGTGGGTGTCGTCGGGAGCATAAAGCGTCCAAAGATGGTGCGCTTCTTTCCCCTTAGCAAATGTGGACTTCGCATCACGAATCCACATGTCCCCTTTGATTGTGGAGGCAACGTCCTTCAGTCCTTCATCATCCGTGAACTTGGTGTCAAGAGGCATGGGAAATGAAAGGGCGTCGTTGGTCGAATACATTGTCCGCAAGATTTGCAGCCGATCCTCCAACGGCTCCATGTGAATGTCGTCGCCCTTGTGGACGAGCAAATCGAAAGCACGAAGGTGCTTTCCTTGAAGCACTGCGTCAAAGGTGCAATCTCCCATTTGCTCACAGACGGCCTCTTTGATTACGTCGGACAATTTCACTTCCTTTCCTTTCGCATCCTTTGCTATGACCTTGGAGCCTTTGCGCTCAACAATGACGCGCTTTCCTTCCGGCTTCTTTTGGATGACCCATTGTCCACTAAAGCCACGCAATTCCTTGAGGTCATCCAGTTTGTAAATGGTGTGAGCAGGCACAATTGCCGTTTCAAACACACCTGTCGGTTCGTAATCATCGGCCTTCCAAATGTCCCCGCTGATAACTGGTGGGTGTCCCATGACGTTAGTGACAAACATGGCGGGCGCATCCCGCTCTTTCGGCGCAATAGGGCGTTGTGCGTGTGTAGGATCGACCGCGCCCAAATGCCCACCGTGAACGGTTTTCTGAATGGTCGTGAATGGTTGCTTCTTCACATCAAAGCGAATGCCGTTCGCATCCCTGTCCCACTTCCATGCGAGGGTAGCAGGCATTTCATGCCCCCAAGCGTCCATGTCGCCGGACAAATAGACGGGTGGAGCAGTGGCTTCTGAATCAGGGTGAATTGGACCAATGTTGGCCTGTTGCGGCGCAATACCCCCGCCCACCATCATAGGGGCGAACGTCGTTGTGTTTGGGTTGTTGCCTCGCATCAATTGGTAATTCGCCGCTTGGGCCAATTGCTGCATGTTGCCTCGGTTAATCGTGTTCGCCATCAAATTGGACGGCATGGTGTTGAACACATCCCCCCCATAACGCTCCATAATGCTGCGAGCCATTTCCTGCATAACGGTGCCGAGGTGCCCGTCCATTTGCGAGAAATGAGCGTTGTGGTAGTCGTGAAATGCTTCGTCACCGGGGTGTCGCTCGCGGGTGGGACCAATGCGTGGTGCGCCCATGTCGGTGTGAGCCGACACAATGCGCCCGAGAGGCTGCTGCGTAAGGGCCATGGACGGGATAACCATTCGCCCTTCGGACCCCCTCACTTCGCTCGGGTGCATATGCTGCCCGTGCGCAACGGTGGACCAAAGACCACGGCGACGATTGAACGAGCGCACTCGCGGGTGCTCGGAACCTGCTTCCCACCCCGTCGCAATAGCGGGGCGGTGTGGGTGCATTTGCAGGTCAGGGTGATTTGCGGTTTTGGGGAAGAATGACGAGCCGCTGCCGTGGTATGAATCCTCAGCGTCACTGAGAGGGTGCTCCCTGCTCACCATGAACGACATGAGTTCATCACCAAGCCAACCACGGAATGCGGCAGGGTATGAATCAACCATTATCTGACGCAGGGAATTGGCGTCACGTCCAACCCCGCCCCACCACTGGTATGGCTCCCACCAATGGTGTGTGTGCGAGGGGATGATGGCTCCCTCGTCATTGACGTATGGGGACTTGAAATGATGCAGGCCCTCCATAGGGTCAGGTGAAATTGGGCCGTGCCGATCCGAGGGACGTTCCCACCAACGAGCGAGAGGCATTGTCCGCTCAAACCAATTCCGCTTCGCCCTATCCCACGAAATGCCCGCACCGGCCTTCATGGCATTCATCAAGCGGCGTGCTTCGGGTGAGTCCCCGCCCTCCGCGCTTCCCATCTCCTTGAGAATGTCCATGAAGGCCATGCGCTGCTCAGGCGTCTGCCATTCAAGCCCGAACAAATAGGACAGGAGGCCGAGCCGACTCATGCTCTTCACAACACCTTTTTCCTTCTCAATGGACGCGCCCCATTCTCGCATTTTGCGCTCACGGTATTCGTCGTCGCTCAGGAAATTATGCCTGTCCCTGTCCGTCATGTATAAATCGAGAAGGGACTCGGATGGGCGACCGAGAAGTTCTTCCATCTCACGAGGAACGACACCACGCCGCTCCATTTCCTGCATAGTGTTCAGAAGCATGTGCCCGTCTTCGTCCTCGTTGATGAGATAGAGCAAATGCTCCACGAAGTGGGGCTCGCCCCACTGCGCACCTTGGAGAAGGGGCATGGTGGCGTTTTCCCACGAAAGAGGGTGTCGCTTTCCGAATGGGTTTTCGTCGTGGGCCTGCGGCCAATCTTCTGCGTAGTTCGTAGTGAACCGCCGCTGACCCGCGATGTAGTCGTCATAGCCTCCCACGGGCAGGTTGAGATTGCTGACAATGGATGGTTTGTCGAGATCCTGCATTCGGTATGGCCCCTGCTCCATGGCGGGGAACATTCCCATGAGCATAGCGTCCTGCTTCTCGACGGCCCGACCGTCGGCATAGAATGCCGCTGCGGCCTTCAGAAAGTCTGAGGGGTCAAAATCCACTTTAGTGTGAAATGCAACGAGGGAATCAGTGCGGATTCGCACGAACTCATCGCGGTTCATTTCATCGCCCCCGTCAGGCTTGGGTAGCGATTTTCTCCACGAGGTCAGCAATTTCGCTCAGCAGGCCGGAATCACCACCGCTCTTGTTGAGCGTGGTAAGCAATTCTTCCACTGGCGCGATGTTCCAATTCCCGTCTTTCCTGTCGCCACCGTCGCTCAATTGCATGTGAAGGCCCGTGCCCGTCTCATCATAGCCAGTCTTGGCGAAGGCGAAAATCTTCGCCTTCTCGCTGATAGGAGAGCGTTCGGGTGCTACGTCAGTGAAGGCGGGAATCATACCGTTGGTCTGAAATGGGTGTGCTTCCACAGGCGTGCCGCCCGAATGATCCATGAATTGCGGAGATGCGTTTTCAACCGAACTCTCCTGTTGGTATTTCATCACGCTATCCCTCCCAAGGACCGCTTCTTCAAGGCTCTTCACAATAGCGAGAAGTTCACCTTCGGGCGTGTTGCTTGGTTCGTGCCAACGGGGTTGCATGTTCAATCACCTGTAATTGCGACTTGACGGGCTAATTTTTGTGGGCATAGACGCTTCCGCTTCCTGCCATTCGCGGAGTCGTTCGTCGTGACTCTTGGAGATGAGAGCACCGTCGCCACTGTTGAATGCTGAGGTAAATGCCGGTCCGTCTGAAAAGTCGCGCTGAAGCGGGTCAAAGGTTTCTTCAGCAAGCGGGGTCATAGCCCGAAGCCAACCTGCCTTTTGCATAAGAGTAGCCGGATCGTCCATAGCCTTGACGAGCACCGCTTCGCGTCTTTCAAGGGATTCAATGCGAGAATTGAGGCGACGGATTTCGTCGGTCAATTCCTTGAGCAGTTCAGTCGTAGCCTCACCGACGCTCAATTCTTCAGTCACTTCACATGCCCCCCATCATAGGTCCCGGCATTGGCATAGCCCCCGGAGGCATACCTGCCGGTCCGGGCGCGGGCATGTTCGACAGGGAACCGGGACCGGGCATACCGGGCATACCGCCGCCCATTTCCATTCCGGGCATGTGCTGCACCATTGGTGCATCTCGCAGGCGAATGACTTCGCACATGTTGCGCAGATCCTCGACCCGCTGACGCAGGGCCATGAGCGACTGAGCGTGGCCGAGAACCGTTTCGCCGTCGAGGTCCTCAGTGTAGCGGGATTGACCGATGGTTCCGATGTGCGCGGTGAGGTCGGTGGCAATATCTGTAAGCCGCTGCTCAACGTCAGCCAACGCTTCCTTGGACGAACCGTAGACCTTCCCTGATTGCATCAAAGCATCCATGTCCGCGGGTGAGGGACCGGCTGCGGGGGGAGGTGAAGGGGGGGCCGGAGGGGTGACTTGACCGGGCAGGGAGGCTAACTGTCCCGTCCCCTGATCGTCAGCCTTGCGAATGTCGGACATAATGGCGAGGGTCCTCATGCGGTCCGCAATAGAGGGGCTCCCACGATACACCGTAAATCACTCCCGCTGAGGTCGCCAAAAGGTCGTGGAGCGACCGAGGCGGGACACGCCGAGAACGGTCGCGCCTTCGGTGCCGTCATAATCGCTGACGGTGTTCTTGTGAACCGCCACGTTGCCGAGAACCTGTCCGTCGCCAAGCACCCCATCGTCGCTCTTGGAGATGGCCGCCGTGGCCGCAAATGACTTTGCGAGGCTGAGGTCTCCTTCAAGCACCGACAGGGCGTTCTTCGCTGCCTCAAGGTGCTTTGCTACGTCGTCCATGTTGTTGTGCGCAATTGCTTGCTGCATGGCCTCCATGCTCGCAACGGCACGACGCGCCATGGGGTCCATCTTCTGAATCAAGCCGAAGTCAAGGAAGCCTTCTGTCATCTCAACCAATCCTTGGGAAGCCACTATTGCACATGAAGGTTCCGTCTTCAAAAGCCCATTCTACGGTCCATATTATTCAAACGCTCGTCCACGTTGCGTTCTTCGGGGGACTTTTCGGAATCACGCCGATCCTGCACCGTTTGACTCATGTGATGTTCACCCTCAAAGCGGTTCACGCGGTCAGGTGATTGGCCCGCACTACGGCGGCTATTGAGCCCCAATTGGGCATATCCCTGACGACGCAGGGGCGTAAGGTCTGTTCCGTTCGTGGTCGTCAGTGCTTCGGGAACCGGCACTGCGCCGTGGACGGCATCAGTCACAATGCGCTTTACGAGGTCGTCTGCCGTAAGCACGGGGAGCCAATCGCTCGTTTGCACTGGTCCACCGCCCGGTGGCGCAGGACCGCCTTCAGGACCCGGCCCCATTTGGGGAGGTGGGGGAGGTGCCTCCTTGTAGTCGAATTGGAGGTAGCCATCATCGTCACGCAGCCGCGCGTCATAGCCCGCCTGCTTCATTTGCAGCATATTGCGAATCGCCATTTCGTCGCGGCGCATCTGCATGATGTCGTCCTCTTCCTCGTGCGGCTTCAGGGTCATTTCCCATTCATCAATTTGAAATGCGGCGAGAAGAAGAGGGAACAGACGCCCGTTGTAGACGTTCTGACTGGCTGCAAGAGCGCGGTTTGTGACGACAATTTGCATACCCTCGTTGTTCAGGCCACCGCCGCTCACGTCGTTCATGAAGACGTTCGACACACCGTAAAAGGACGAGATGCGCTGCCGAATGTCGTCCTTAATTGGGATGTATTGCAGTTCCTCCAACGTGTCCATCATGCGAACGTATTCCAAACCACCGCGACCGCTCTCCGTTTCGACACCAACTGTGGGGATGTATTGTGGGTCGCGCTCCAAATGCTCCTGAATGTTGCGAGCCGTGCGCTCGACCGTTTCAAGGTTGGACGACTTGATAACCATAACACCGCGAGGCATACGTCGCTTCTGATACGCCGCATACACATAATTGTCCATGGCGATTAGCGTGTTCACCTGACGCCACAGGGTCGCCACAGGCGAACGCCCATACAGTTTAGACGGCGACCATTTGCTCAAATGAATGACTTCGCCCTCGGTGTAGACCTGACCCGAACCAACACCTGCGAGATTCATGTAGTGGATAGGGACGACGGGGAGACCAGTCTTCGGGCACTTCTCGTCCTTGTCGCTTGTGCGGAACGACCTATCGAGCAGACTCGTGTATTGCTTTCCACCCTTGACGCCACGCTTGTCCGCAACAATGCGCATGAAGATGGGGTCAGCGCGGGTAATTTCCTTGATGCGGTAGAACTGCGGCTTCCCCGTGTTCGGATCGACGAAGTATTCCTTGGTGAGAATGATGTATGCGTCGTCCACAATGTTGAGGTCCATTTCCACTTCGCGCATGACTTCAAGGAAAGACTGACCCATTCTGTTGTCTTCATTGAGCAGGGCATTGGCGTATTCCAATTGCCCATCATCGGCTCCACGCACTTCACCACCACACTTCATGCAATTGTCCACGTCACGCTTGTGCTCATTCTCACATTCACGACACTTCTTGACGAACTTCGCTCGCCACTGCCAACCTTTCCTGAACGTCTCCGTTGCCAAGTGGTTGAGAATCGAGCGCAGAACGAGGCATTCGTATGAAGCCGCATAAAGTGCGGGAATGGTGATGCCCTGAAGCAACGCCGGTTCCTGCACACCAGTGGTGAACAGGGGCATTTGCGGAGTCGGCGTTTCGTGCCGCTCCATGTCTACGCCAATTGCGGCAAAGAGACGATCAACCCGCTTCTTCTCATTCACCATTGTTTAGCCCCCTCTCCATGAGTTCGTCTTCGCTGACGCCCCACGACTTGAGCAGGGACACTTGGGTGTGAGGCCCTGCCGTGTGATAAGCGATGTAGCGACCCGCCCATTCGTCGCCATTTGCACAACGAAGCAATAGGTTGGCTTCGGGCTTTGCATTGTTGAGGTGCGGGAGGGCCACTTCGCAGGCTTTCAAGACCGCGCGGTCGCCCTCAATGACGAACTGCTCGCCCTCCCACATGATGTTGCCCACGCCCAATGTGTGCTTCAACACGTCGGCATAATCCGGCCCACGCTTTGAGTCGAAAGGCAGAATCAAGCGGGGAGCATTGAGCGGCGTCATGCCGATTTCACCATCCATGTCCCACAAGTTGGCGATAAACCTGTCCACCGTCTTGAGCAGGATGGGTGGTTTGGTGCGACCATAGTAGAACGAGCGGTCGTCAGACCGACGACCCTTGCCGACGTTATGAATGTCGTAAAGGAAGCCGTGGGATTTGATGAGCGCGGATATTTCCGCCGACGTGCCTTGGAGGCCATGGGAAGTCATGGTTTGCACGTTCATATCACCGTATGCAGCAATCAGATCCGCAGCCTTTGCGAGAATGCCGCGCTCACGGCGGCTAAGGCGTGATTCTGCGCTCAACCTATCGCCCCATTCCTTCCATACGTCCTCTCGTTCTTCAGTCGTTTGTGCCCGACGAGAGGCTGCCACTGCTTTTCTGAACGGCAATTCCAAACGGTCAGGGTGCTGCGCGAGCATAGTGAAGTCTTGGTCACGGACGGAAATATGGCTCCAATCTTCCGTCTTCCACCAATCAAAATCAGAAAGAATGGCGTCCTGCTCCTGCTTCAACAAATTGAGCAGGCGAGGCACCATGTCCCCTTCGCCGTTCTCTTCCATAATTTTGATGATGGATTGGCCGTCTGTGCCGAAATTGTCAATGAAGAAGGTCTTGGACACTTGCACGCGCGGGGTTGCGGTTGTGCCCGGTTGTTCCGTCGGAATGCCTTCGTTTGCGTTGCCCGTTAAGCCAGTGATTTGCGAACCGGCGGTAGCCTCGGGCGGCATAGCGTCGGCGGGTGTTTGTGCCTGAGCCTGCTCCTGCTCCCGCTCAGCCTCTTCCAATTCTTTCCGTTTGGTTTGCACTTTGGTGTCCGCAGCCTGCGTTAGCGGGTTTGCACCCATCAATTTCAGCAACATTCCCATATTTGACGCAGACACTTCTACCCTCATGCTGCCCACCCCAAACGTCGCGTCCATTCGGATCCGTCAAGCACCACGATGGCGTCTTTGAACTCCTTCGTGGCCTGCACTGAGAGGGCGAGGGCCATAACGGTGTCGTCGTGTTTTCCGAGCGATTCCATCTTCCCGTTCGGGAGCATTGTGAACATGGACAATTCGTTCGTGAGCACGTCCATAAGGCGGCGCGTAGCCCCGTCGTCTTTGTAGGGGAGAATCAAATGCCGTTGCTCAAAGTGCAATTGCAGCGTGTGGATGACGGCTTCCTTCTTCATGCGACTCATGGTGAACGGCTTAACGGGAAGGTCGCTGATTTCCTTTAGCACCTGATGAAATGCTTGGGCGAAATTGTTCGTTTCAAGTTCGATAATCACGGGATTATACCGTGTATTTAATTCAATGATTTTATCAATTTGCGAACTGAAATCCATGCCCTTCTCGCGGTGCATCCACACCACACGCTTGTGCTTGTTCTCATCCACGGCGAGCACGACCATGCAGGTGTAGTCAGCGGAGCGATCGGGGCTGATAGCAGGGTCCCAACCGATGTAATAATTCACTTCCTCACGGTCTTCCTCGGGAATTGCGTAGGGGTCGAATTGAAATGCCCACGACGTGTCCTTGCATGGCTCCACCATATCTTCGGGGAACAGGCTCGCGTCACTGGCGATTGGACGACACAGGTATTCGCGCGTGAACGCAATAGAAGTCATTTCGCTACGTCGGGCCTGAAGAGCCTCAAGGCTCCATCGTTCGGGCCAAAGCGGATCGCCAGTCTGCTCACTGATAGCGGGATATTCCTTGACCATATACCCCTTGAGCGTCTTCAGTTCTTGGTAAAGGTCGGTGTAAGAGAAGGGTGTGCCGACAATGCACATTTGCGCAGTGTGGTGAAGCACGGGCAGGAGAGCGGTGTAAAACCATGAAGCGATGTGGGCCAATTGCGTGGATGCTTCGGACGACAGAATGTCGTCAAGCACCACGATGTCGGGGTGAGCACCACGCACTGCCTTTCCGACCGACATAGCAGAAATCGAGGATTTGTTCGTCATCTTGAACTTCTGCTTCGCCCACCCACGCGAGGGCTTTAGGTGTGCGAGAACAGGCGTGGACATGATCAATTCGTCCATCTTCGCCATGTGGTCGATAGACTGATGCTGACTGTGGGAAAAGAACAGGACTTCCGTTCCGGGGTTATACGCCATTTTCCACAAAAGGTAGACGCGGTAAAACACGGATTTTCCGTGGTCGCGGGATGCAATCACGCAAGTTTTGTTGTGGCTCTCGGAGAGATTGAACCATTCTTCATGAAAGTCTGCCAACTGGTAGCCGTCGTCCTTCCCGCATATTTCCTCAAAAAAGAACTTGAATGAACGGCGGCCCATTTCCCAATCGACTTTGTTCGCCAATTGGAGAACGGCCTCGCCGCTCATTGGAGATCACCCTCGTTCCAACCACGAGGTAGGAGCGAGAAGTTCGTGTCGTCTTGCACAGGAGCATTCTGTTTGAGTAGCGCGTTTCTCATTCCGATGGGGAGAAGGGAAAGGTCGGAGTCGGATGCTTGCTTCATATCTCCACCCCTAAGTGCCTTCGTTGCCTCAAGGCGAGCATTCGTTGCTGCACTCATCGAACCAAGTTCTCGGGCCAATTCGGCAAAAGGCGTGTCTAAAATTGCTTGTGGGTCTTTTTTGTCGCCATTAGCGAGACTCGGTGGGAGAGATTCGCCAAACAAAGCCCCCCCTCCCTGATTATCGGCATTTCGACGCGCCGTTCGTGCGGCCTGCCTTCCCTGAGCAGCCTCAACCGTCGCATCCGGCTGCTGCGGCTGCGGCGGCTCCGGCTGCTGCGGCTGCGGCGGCTCCGGCTGCTGCGGCTGCGGCGGCTCTTGTGGGACAGGGGTTGGGGGTTGTGGCTGCTTCCTCGGCTTGCGCTGCCGCTTCGGCACCTGCGAAGGCTCAAGCGGCTGAGGGGCTGCCGACGTTTCGCCGGGAGCAGGGAGCCGCAGTTGGCGTTTTCCCGGTGGGAGGGCACGCGGATCCCTCATTGGGACCTGACCCGGCTCAAGGGATTCGCGGGGGGCAGGGAGCAAACGCTGATTTCGCCCTTCGGAAAGGGCACGCTGACTCTCGGGTTCCGGCTCCGGTTCCGCCGCTTGACGCGGTTTGCGTTGTGCATAGGGTGTTCCGTCTTGCTTGATGCGCGGCCCCATGAACTTGTTCGTCCCTCGCGCGTCCTCTTGCGCATCCATCCTTGCCTGACGGGCCGAGGCGGTGGGTATTCGTGCCCTTTCCATGGTGGGTGGCTCGCCACTTACGCGGGAAGTCTCCGGTTCAGCAGCAGCAGCCGGTTCATCAGCCGGTGCGGCGTTCTCCTGAAGCGTGGGCGGGGCACCCTGAGCACGGCGAGTCTCTCGTTCCTGCTGCCTTTCCTGCCAACCCTGCTTGAAGGCGCGGCCCCAGTTGCCCATCTCACCCGCGATGCGACCTGCCCCGCGAGCAAGACCGGGAATAGCGCGAGCAGCCATCCCAACACCTGCTTCGCCAATGCCGGTTGCGGCTCGGTCGGCCATACCGTAAGCACTTTTGACTCCCTGCTTGGCACTTTCCATCATTTGTCCACGACGTTCAGCACGCTGCTGCCTCTTTTCCTGTTCATCGTATAAATTGTATTTCAGCAATTCCCATGCCGCATCAAAAGCCTGCTCAGGAGTCACTTCTTTACGCATTTGATGGCCGGTCATTTCGACACGGGCCTTGAGCAGAAGGTCGTCCCAACGGTCCATTCACTGAACCCCCCGGTATTGCAGGTAGGCCATGCCCTTGTGAATACGATCGGCAGAAGCCATCATGTCATCATCGGCGGATAGATTCATCATAACGCCCTGTTGCGCATCAGCCACCTGTTTCTGCCCCTGTTGCTGATTTTGCTTCGTCTTGGATCGGTTATAAATCGCCTGACCCACCGCTGAAAGCCCACCCGTAGCGAGCACCGCGAGCGGGTTATATCCGACACCTCCGGTCTTCGTCTGTTGAGCCTGCTGCATACCTGCTCCGGCTTGTGCCTGATACATGGCCGCCAATGCCTGTTGCCCTGCTTGTGATTGTGGGCCCTGCTGCATCATCTGCTGCTGCGGCTGCTGCGGCTGCTGCCCACCGGGTGTGGTCGGTGGGCCGCCGCCGGGTGTCGTCGGTGGGCCGCCGCCGGGTGTGGTTGGTGGGCCGCCGCCGGGTGTGGTTGGTGGTGAAGGAGGGAGGGGAATGTTGCCATTGGCGTCAGGACCTTGTGGGACAGGAGGGGTAGGGGTAGGGATGGGGCTGCCGCCGCCACCCTGTTGCATGACCGATTGTTGGCCTGCGCCGCCATCAACCGGCACTTCACCAGTCGCCGCTTGTGCTTGTTCCGCACCAACCGCCTGCGGAACAGGGATTTGTTCTGCTTGTTGTTCTTGCGCCAATCTTTCATCAAATCGGCGTTGGTCTTTCTCCCTTTTCCAAGCACCCTGCGTTTGCATTTGGTTTTGCATTTGCCGACCTTCTGCTCGGGCTTGCTGAAAGCCGGTCTTTAACGCGGTCCCCGCATTTCCAATTCCGCCTGCAAACCGACCGACGCCTGCCATGAAGCCTGCTTTTTCCAAGGCTTCTCGCTCTTGCATAAGTCGAATGCGAGCCATGCGATCTGCGTCAAATCTCGTCATTCAAACACCACCTTGAGAACCTGAAAGGTATCGAAATCCACATTCATGGATTTCGCAATTTCTTCCCAATGACCGCGACTGTTCAAGATAGCGGCAATTTCCGAAGAAGGAACGCCGAAGTGAGTCGCCGCGAGGGCGATGTCTGTTGGGTTGGATGCGGAGAATGCCGTGCTCGGCATGGCCTTCACAATGCGCTGATCCTGAAGGGCCATTTCGCGCTGCACGTCCTCAAGAACGGCGTCGATTTCCTCTTTGCCGAAAAGGCCACCAAAGACGCGACCCGCACCGCGACCGAGAGATTGTGCGAGCCTTTCACCCATAGAAGGTCCCCTATCGGCTGCTACGGCCTCGTTCCGTGGAGGCCTCATCACTTCATCAATGTTCGGGGCAACGGGAGTCGGAACAGGAGTCGGAATTGACTCAGGCTGCGGTTGCGGTTGCGGGTGCTGCACAGGTGGCGCAGGGGGTGCGACGGGTGGGTGCTGCACAGGCTGCCGCTGCACCGGAACGGGTGGTGCCTGTGGTTCGACAGGAACGGGAGGGGCCACCGGCTGCGGGCGCGTGACCGCGGGCGGCTGCTCGGGCGGCACAGGTCGTTCGGGCTGAACGGCACGGGCTTGTGGGCGAATGAGCGTGGATGGGTCTTTGACATGCTCCGGCACAAAACCCGGATTTTGCTGATTCAGGTAATTCACTATACCGGACACGAGCCTATCTCTTCTGTTTCTCCCCTGCCCCATTTGCATATAAAATGCCTGTCCGTTGTCAGGAAGCATGTCTTTGTAGTGGGTTCTGAAGGCATCGTAAAGAGCGCCACCATAGTGTGGGTAATTCGCCATAGAACGATCGAGAATGTCCACCCCACGCTTAGTCTGCAAAGCCCCTTCAGGCAGGTATGTGGAGTAGTCGTATGCGGTGTATGTTGGGGCCTGCTGCTGCTCAACCATTTGCTCAGCCGCGTCGGGCTGCTGCACATGCGGGCTCGTGTTGCGAATGTTGTAAGTGTGCTGAAGCGGCGTCAATTGGTGAGGCATGTATTTGCTCAGCACGGGGTGGCTCGCCCACACCTGACGCACAATGTCCGGCGTCAAATTGTCGCGCGTGTAGCCCTGACGCGCGAGCGAATCCATGAGATCGTAAATGTGCTTCCCCGCCTCGTGATTGATGTAGACTGAGTTCGGCTGAACACGGTGGGACTCGATGAACTCCTTTGTGTCCCGACCGCCGCGCATTTGCTTCAAACCCTCGGCGTATGGTCGCGCCCAAGACTCAGGGAACTTGTTCTCCTTGTCCCTGTTGCCGATACGCAGGTGCATTTGCCCCTGAGCGTCCACAATCCACGGGTTGTCCTTTTGCATCGGTCCCCATTGTCCGTTTCGCCACGTCTGATTGAGAACGGTCCGTCCAAGGTCTGACTCAAACGGTGCAGGTAGCGGGGCGGGGATTTTGCTTGGGTCCTTACCCGACATCATCGCCTCCTGTCGCTTCGCTTCCCAAATGGCGTTTTGCGAATTGACGGCTGCGTTGATTGTGCCTGCTCCTGCGCTAATGGCTGCTTGAAGGGCGTTTTGGTAAAGGTCCTCCATCCCCGGCTGCGGTCCCGCGTGGACAATGGCCGCGGTGTTTGCATCAATGAGGCCCTGATAGATGGCCTCCCACACCGCGTCTGCTTCAACACCAGTGAGATTTCCGCCGCCAATGTCTTCCATAGGGCGCGGCATGGCCTCAAGCCCACCGGGGCCAGTCATGCCGATCAATTGCTGAATCAAGGTGTCGAAGTCGTAGTGCCCTTCACCCTTCGTGATAATGCACGAACTGAGAATAGCCCACGGACTCATCGCTTCCCCACCACACCTGCCGTGAGCAGCGTGGTTGGGTCTTCAAACCGCCACGCTGCCCGCTCTTCATCACGAACCTCCGTCGGCCCTGTGGGGTCAGAAGCACGCTCGGGGCTTGCCTGAGCCCCGCGCTTTGATTGGTGGTCGTTCTCCGGCGACGACTTCAGGGGGTCGCCCGCGAGAGGGTCATGAACCAACGAGCCGGTTTTATCGGCGTTCTTGGGAGGCTTGAACTGACTCAAGGACGTGCCCTTGGGTGCGCTCACGTTGAAATTGGTGCCCTTCGGCTCTCGCCCAATAGTCTGAATCTTCCCCTGAAGACCGCGCGTGTCGCGGTGAACGGTGATGTCGCGCGGGAGCGCACCCTGCTCACGACGCATTCGCTCGTTCGCCAATTTGCGCTCATAAGCCACCGGATCGCGAATACGGAGAGGGATGCCGGAGGCACGAGGGTTCCCGCTGAACATACGGCGAGGGCTGAACGCCTGTCGCTTCGTTTCACGGTCAATGGACTGTTCAGCAGCCGCAGCGCGACGAGCCGTTTTTCCCTTGATGTCACGGCTTGCCTCCTTTTCCCCTTCCTTCATCTTCCGCTTTCGCTGCCGTCGCTTCTTTTCCTTGGACCTCTTCTCATCCTCTTCGGATTCGTCGTCATCCTCGTATTTGCGCCCACGGACCTTACGCTTTGCCTTGATAATGTCGCTAAGCACCGTTGGTCGATCGGCGGAGGCGTTCTTTGCTTGCCAAGATTCGGGGTCGTTCGGGTATTGCACGAATGCACTGAACTCACCGACACCTTCCCTCAATTCATTGAGGGGTTCAGCGATGCGGTCGGGGTGAAAATCATGCTGCTCCAAAGCAATATGCGGTGGGACGGGAACAAATGCCCGGATGTCTTTACCACCCAATTCTTCTGCAATTATTCGGCGGTAGTTTTCTGCCGTCCTGCGCATGGCTTCTCGGATTTTGGCGTTGTCGGCCCCATACCAATTCTCGTGCATTTGCTCAAAAGTCAATGGATCAAGGTCGTCAGTTGGTTTGATTGTTTTATTTTGGGCGTGTTGCCCATCAACCATCATCGGGGCAATAAGTTGCTTGCCGTCCGCCATCCTGTTCCCAATGAAGCCACCAACCATTCGGTGGCCCATTTCATATGCCCTATCGGAAAAATCTTGCATGTCCGCAGCCGCAGCATCCGTTTGGCGCTCGACCTGTTCATCGGGCGAAATCTTCAGCAGGTGCCATACGTCTTCGACAATTTCCCTGCTTCGACCGAAGATGAGGCCCGGTCCTTCACGACGAACGGGACCGACCTGTCCACCATTGGACGCCGCAATACCTGAAGGCGTCCCCATGTCAAGTCCAGTGCCCGCTTCTGCGAGCATGGACTCAGCCTCAGTTTGCGGTGTCGAATTGAGGGTGTCCGCGATTTGCTCCGGCTTGACTGAAATGTGAGGAAGGTCGCCGCTCATTTCACGCAGTGCCTTCTTTCGCCGCGCTTCAGCATCGACCTGTTCTCGGAAGGATTCGGACACCGCACCTTCTTGTGAATGGTGTGAGAGCCCGTCGGCATTCTCGTTGGGGTTCACGTCGTAGTCGCCAACCATTTCACGACCGTTGAATCCCCCGGTGAACTCCTGAACGCGCATGGCCTCTTGGCCCACGCCACGTCGAGGATTCCCCATCGGCATTCAGCAATTCCACCTTTTCAGTGCAGCACCCTTCGGGGTGAGTTTCCCGCCCTTGCTCGTCGGGCCCTTGACGCCGCTCATGCGGGCGCAGAACGACTTTCGCCGCTTTGCTTTCTCCGAACCGGGTTTGAGGGTAGACGGCTTCTCGGTGACGGGGGGCTTCAGGTTCGCGCCCTCTTCACGCTTGAACTTCGCACGGCCCTTGGCGTTGAGGCCACCCTCGCGGCTATGCCGGTTGGGGTTATAGCCGTGAAATGGCTTGTCCGATTTTTTCCGCAATACATCGGCCCATGAAATACCATTGATGTAAGACGCGGTGAACATACCTGATGGATCGGAAAGGGGCTGCTGCGGCTCACAAGCGTCCCATTCATCCAAAATGCTTTCTAACGCGGAGACGAACTCCCTGTGAATTGCGATTGATTGGCGGGCTCGTTGTTGATTGGAGGGCAATTCTTCCATCGCCCTCATGCGTGCTTCGGGGTCCTCATAGCCCATGATGATTTTTTGCGCTCTCCCATTCAGCCATTCTTCATCCTCGGGAATGGTGTTCGTTAGGTAATGTTCAATGTTCATCTGAATGTTTTCCCAAAGTTCCGCGCAACTATACGTTTCCCAAGGGTCGAACAGATCGCGTGTGTAATCATCCAATCCTCGGATTTTCGCGCAAAAGTCGTCCGCAGCCGCAAGGGCTTTCATCCGTGCTTCTTCGCAACAAGGGTCGCCTGTATCAATACCGAGCGTGGCATCTTCGACATCTTCCCCGACATCCTCCCCGACATTTTCCAAATCAAATCCTTGATCGCCCATTGTTTGGCGGGGAAAAATAGAGCGAGAAGGCATGTAGTCGAGTCCCTCTTTCAACAAATCTTCACGAATGTAAAACGCCTTCGCCAGTGTGAGGCACGAATCACAGTCGCACATTTTCACCATGGTTGGCTTCCCTCCGACTCCTTGCGGTTTTGAACGCTTGCGGCGTGTCGCCGCCTTCTTCTCCTGCGGACTCATGCTACGGGTGGTTTTAGGGGTGTCGGAGGACACCTTCTTTGATGGGCGGCACTTCGGGTAGCCCCGAGAGGAAGTGTCGGCCTCATCACGCCCGCAGGGCGGGTGCTTCCCGTCCTTGTCCTTCCGGCTTACGTCCACCCATTCTTCCTTGAACCAACGCCGAAGGTCCTTTTCAATCAAAAGTTCGGAGAATGGGGCGGTCAATCTTTGCCCCCCTTCCTTTTCCACCCGCCGCCTTTGCTCTTATACCACTTCGCGGCCCAACCGTTTGCGTAGGCTGAGGGATAGACCTTGAACTTGGATCGGGCCTTCGATTTTGCCTGCGACCACAGGCCGGGGTTGGTCGGAGCATTTTCGCCCTTAACAACGGACCAAGCGATTTCAAAGGCTTCGTTCATTGGTATTCCTCCCTTATATCATCAGGAAAGCCATAGGGGTCGTGAATCACTCTTCCGGTCAGGTCCACAAGTGAAGACTCAACGTGTTCATTCGGGTCGAAGCAATCAGCGCAAATGATCGTATCGCCATCCAAGTCGATGAAATCATCGGTTTCCTTTCCGCACACTTCACAATAATACGGGTCGCTCTTGACGACAGACCAAGCGGCTTCAAAGGCTCCGCTCATGCAATTGCTACGATGGCTTCCCCGTCTTTATGCGTGTCGGCTCGTATGTCGTTCACCACAGACAGTGCAGCGTCAAGATTACCCACGCCGGTATTCGCGCCCCATGCTCGCAAATGATGGACAAGAACTTCAGTCGCAAGATTCGCCCCGCTTTTTTCAGCAAACGGGCAGCCACCAAGACCACCGATAGAGGAATCGAATTGACTGATGCCTGCAAAGATGCCTGCACGAACCAGTCGGAGAGGCTTTGCTACATCACCCCTGTGGTGAAGATGGAGGGCAGGTTCGACTCCTGCTTCTCGTGCGAGTTGGGCGAAGAGCACCACGTCTTTCTCAGTCCCAACGCCCACAGTGTCGGCAAACACAACCGTGTTCCCGAACATAGCAGCATCGCGCACCACTGATCGAATAGTGCCTTCGGAAAACACACCGGAATACGGAGAGCCAAACGCCATAGAAACGTAGACACGCACGTTTTCCTTGGGGTAGCCGTTGAGGAACGTCCACAATTCATGGACTTTTTCGCTGCGCGTCTTCCCCATGTTTTTCATGCTGAAATGCTCACAGGGGCTCAAAACGATATTGATTTTCTCGACACCGACTTTGAGAGCCCGCTCAAAACCTCGGCGGTTCATCACCAACGCTGAGCCACGACCGCTAAACACTTCTTCTGCGTCTGCCATTTGCGGCACCAATTTTGGGTGCGCAAATGACACTTCTTCGACGTGAACCAAACCCGCGTCGTAAAGGCAGCGAATCAATTCTCGCTTTTTTTCGCTCGGCACAAAGTCGGACAACGATTGCAGACCGTCACGAGGACCCACCTCGTAGACGGTCACGCGCACGAGAAGGGCCCCCTCAGACGGTTATAGACGAATGCTGCTTTAGGGGGAATTGCAGAATACCACTGTGCAAGCATTGGCGTTTGGGAATAGGACAGGGACATTGGCTTGAATGCTTCTTGGAGAGCGATAAGATGCTCCGCGACTTCCTCACGCGGGACATTTGGTTGGGCCCATTCTCCTTCGGTGGAGAGATCGAGAATGCACATTCGATAGAGAATGATGGCTCCGTTGGCTTCAGCCGCGCAATCGTCATGCGTATGCAGGCCGAACGCATCCAAGCCCTCTTTCCACACCTTCACGACCTGCTCCAAGGCATCGCAGAAAAGGAGGGCGTCTTGAACCGTCTGAATGTTGTCGGACGACGCAATCAGCCGACCATGATCAGAATCCTTGAGCATGAGGGCCGCAATTGAGCGGTAGTCCGACATAACCCTTCCTCGCATCATATGGTAATGAGGGAAGCGGTCATCCCTCGTCAAGAACCCCCGCTTCGGTGAGAGCATTTCGCAGGACGCGCCATTCTTCAGGGGACTTCTCGGAGAAGTGGGCCTGAATCACGGTCAGGACGTTCACCTGCTGCGACTCTTCAATGGTCGTAGCAGCCGTCAGGTATTCCGCCAAGTCGGAGAGCGTGTCGCGGATTTCACGGTGCAATTTCACCGCGGTGTCCAAGCCCTTGAAGTCAAGAATGCCCGACTCGACGCGCTCCGCATTCATCAAATCCATGTGATCGTTGAACACGTCGTTCAGCCGGTTCAGGTTCCGCTCAGTCCGCCGCATGGCGTCACTGACGCTCGTAATCGCGTTGGGAATGTTCTCAATCTGCGCTTGGCGTTGAATGATGGGCGCGGCGTGCCGTTCCATGTGGTGAGACACTGCCGTTTCCGTCATTTCCAATTCGACGGCCATGTCTGCAATACCGGCAATACCTCCGAGCACGGCTGCCTCAATTGCACTGCGCTCAGGATGGGTGCAAATGGGGCATTCAGAATTGCTTGCATTGTGGTATTCGCCGGAATGGCGGCGCATGTGTCGATGAGCCGTTCCTTCAGCCCACGACTGGTCGCGATCCAAATCCCCGACTTCAAGCAGACCGATTCGCACGTTCTGCTCGTATTCATCACGGCGCGGGTGTTGGCAGAAGGGGCAATTGCGCCGAGTCTGCCTCCCCGTCATGCTACATACACGCTCTCATGCTCTTAAGGCCCTTTCGGGATGTGTTGATTGCAGAACATGCCGTTTTCACGGGTCGGTGTGGCCTTGCACTGATTGCCGGAGCGGGTCGTGGCTTGGCATTGGTTGAATACCTTCGGCTCATCACGAACCTCCTGTGTTTGTTGAAGGGCCTGCATCGGAGGCAGGTATTGCGGCCCCTCAAGTCCGAAAGGATGCGAATTGCCGAATGGCGACCGAGAAAGTCAAAATGAGTCCAAAGAACGCGCTCATCATCTGCCCTGCCGAGAGGCTACCGCCCTTCCACACGAGGATAACGAAAGCCACGAGCATGAACGTGATGATGTAGATCATCGTTGCGCTTTCAACGAGCATCTTTCGTGGACTGAACAAATCCACGCTCGCACTGGCCCAATTCATTTCAGCGGGACGTTCCTTTGCTTTTTCCATCGTCAAATCATCACCGCCCCTGCTGCACCGCCAACCTTAGCCGCAGTGGCACCAAAACCACCTTGGGTTTGAATTGCGTTGCCCATCATACCTCCAATCAAGTTCCCAAAGAATCCCGGCTGCTGCTGTTGCGGCATCATCCCACCCTGCTGATGAGCCATGAGGAACATTTGGATTTGCTGCTGATTGGCCGTAATAGAGGACTGTGCCGCCTGTTGCACCTGCTGAAGTGTAAGGGCCAAGTTCTCCTGCGAAAGCGTCTGCAATTGGTGAGGCATTGACGCAAAGTCCACCTTCATGTGGTCGCCTTCCTGCTTAAGCGTTGCAGCGGCGAAGAACTCCTTGAGCGAGAGCATGACGACTTCGCTAATCAAATCCATGACAAGGCCCATGTTTTGCGTCACAACGAATGCCGACACGGGATCATGAAGGCCGAGAAGGCGGGAAGTGGCGATGACCGGATCGTTGGCTTGTTGCTGCATCATGGGGTTCTGAGCAAAAGCCATCATAGCGGTCGGGTCTTGCCCCCATCCCATGGGTTGCTGCTGCATCATGCCCATGCCACCCATGCCACCCATGCTACCAACGCCGAATTGCTGCGGCTGCGGTTGGTTGTTGTTTCTACCGAAAAGTCCCATTCATTCACCTCATGCGGTCAGCATTGTTTCAGGCACCGCCATTTGCCTTTGCGGATTCAAACCAACTGCTACTTGTTGGCTCATTTGCTCCATTTGCAGTGCTCGCAAATCAAAGGTAATCGTGACGAGATCGGCAACGCCAGTCATCGGGTTCGGATGTTGGTTGATGACTACACCCTTTGAATGTTGGGCATCCATTTGCACCATGCGGAAGAATTGCTCGTATTTCATCAGCGACTCCGGCGTAGAGCGATTCTGCTTTGTGCTGCCACTCATACCGGGAACACGGAGGAAACGGGTGCCCTTTGACGTAGCAGGGGCGAAGCCGTCTTCAGCCAACTGGTGCTCTTCGACAAGACACCGCAACGTGTGGTAGATGTGCAGGTGGGCGGGACATAGCGTCGAGTTCATCTCATCCCCGTGGTCCCCGTGTGTGCGTGCGTGAGGCTTTCGTGCCTGCCCCGTGTCCTCGTCAAACCAATAAATGTCGGCCAATGAGAGTCCGGTGCGTTCATCTGAAATGTGATTATAGGCATTGTCGCCCTCAAGGAAACGGCGCACGTCCACGCCGCAACAGGCACATTCGTGCGCTGCGTTATAACGATACACCTTGAACAGACCAAGGTTGTAATTTGGTGGACGGAGAGCCTTTCGCAGAATCTTGATGTTCTTACGGCGAGCCTTACCCGGATTCTTTGGATTGGTCTTGAGACGCACTTCAACTGTCGGCATCATCATGTCTTCGTCCATGCCCGAACCCTGAGATCCCGCGCTCGCCATTTCAGCCCGCTGCTGCGCTTTGAGCAATTCAAAGGCCACGCCGGTATGTCCGGCGAGGGAGCGCAGTTCATCGTCGGAAAGACCTTTCAGGCTCATGCCGCCGCCCATAAACGGGATGAATTGCATGACTTCCCCGTTCTATGTGAGGGCTGACATAATGAAAAGGCTTCCGCTGCTCAAAGCAAGTCTACGGTATCAATCACTGCTCTTTCCACATTCAATCCAAATTGCGCAGCAATTGCTTCTACGTTAGTCGCCACCGCGGCTTTCCTCAGCCTCCGCAATTCATGTTGAAAAGGGAGGACTAAGGGGTGCTGCCGCTTGAAGCCATGCTCCCACATGTTCGCTGCCTGAAGATCCCACCAAAGGTCCATTTTATTCAGCAAAAGGCAGACCACCTTCGGTTTGAACATCTTCGCTCGTTTGCGTTGAACGCGGTTCAGCGTTTCGGGAATGTGTTTGTTCGTTATCAAGTCCACAATGTATTGAAAACCCGCCACGGCTTCTTGGCGAAGGTATTCCGAATAGAGAATCCGATGGTCGATGACATAGAACACAATGCTCACGTTGCGTTCGACCATATCTTCAGCCCACAGGTTCCAATAACGGCTTTCACCGCCAACGTCGGCTGAAGTCACGGGGACCTTCCGCCCATTCCACCGGACCTGCTTCTTTGTGCTATGAGGGCGATCCACCTTCCCGTGCCGCACGGGGTGGGTTGTCCGCAATTCGTGAGGAATGGGCTCGATGTCGCCGGGAACGGTCAAGAATTGGTCGAGAGTCGTTTTACCGCTAAGGGAGGGGCCATAGACACCAAAGCGGTGAGGGCGAATGATGCGATAGAGGTATGCCGCCAATTGCGCCGAGCCCATCAGGACGTGGCCGACGAAGATCCAAGACGACATGACTTCCCCTCAACCGCGGTGAAACATCCAGTCCCACACGGTCGTTGGGGTCACGCTCAAAAATGCGTCGAGGCCAACCATGACAAGGAACGTCAGGCAATTGCCGACGACAAAGGAGAGAATAGCCTTGAAGGTCCACGTCATGCGCTCAAGACGCCGCTCATATGCGTTTTCAGCAAGAATGCTCGCCATCGCTTCCGCTTGGCGTTCCTGCTGCGTGTTGAACGGCCACGCCATGAATCCCCCTCACTGGGCGTCCTTCTTTTCACCTTCGTTTTGTTGAGGGACGCCGAATTGCGACATGCCAATGCCATAAGGAGGGTATTCATTTCGCTGCGTGTCCTTCCGAATACGTCGTTGCTGAAGGCGGGCCTGCTGCTGATACCACTTGTCGTAGCGTGACTCTTGGGCAAACTCCGCACGCATGGCGAGCGAATCACGAAGACCACCGACGTGAAAGAGCACCATAGAAATGCACAGGAACCCGAAGGTAATGAGGCCGTATTGCAGCCCCATTTCAGCGGGGCCTGCATCCGGCAAATACCAGTCGAGATGGCTCAGCGTGACTGATACGCCTACGAGCAACGATTGCCACAAAAGCATGGCGATCAGGTTGATGTCAATACGGTTCTCATCCAATGCGGCCCATGGTGGTATGGGCGGGTTGTTTTGCTGCATTATTTTGCCCCCTTGTCTTGTTGATGAGCAAAATAGAACGCAAGAACGTGATTGACGAAGGAGGACTTCGACTCACGCCCACGCGCGGCTTCCATCTTTGCGAACAAATCGTCCGCCATAACGACGGAGACGTGTCGGCTCATCAGCCCTCCCACGCTTGTTATGCCTATGAAGGTTCTCATCAGTGATATAGCACAGACCACCCAACCGCGAATGCGTCTTGGGATTTGCCGAACAGTTTTCCCTGCTCCATGTATCGTTGTTGTGGGTAGTGCTTGAACCAGTCCAAACCGGGAATGTTGGCATACGCAATCATTTCAGGTCGAGGGCCTCGTTCCGCTCCTTTGCCCCCGCTTCTGTCCATTCGTGTATTCAACACAGTGTCGAACCCCTCGGCGTCGTAAAACGGGCGAGCAAATGCTGAATTGAAAGCAACAACCGGAAGCCCCTGCCTCGCCAAGCCCCCCGCCCATTCGGCCATTGGTTGCTGAAGATCGTCAAAGCCACCCGGCGTGTAGGTCCCCCGTTCCATGTAATACGGCGAGTCAAGAACGAGGAAATCCTCTTCGGGGATAATGAGGCCGTTTTCCATCACTTCTTCAATGCCCATGTTGCGCAAATCCCAACCCTGCATCAATGGTGCGTAGTGTGAATAATCCCAAGATGGGGGATATTTGATGGGGCTTCCGTATGGGAGATCGGTGTAATTTCCGAAATCACCCCGCGCACCCCCCTGCCAACCTGATTGTTGCATCATCAGCCACATTTGCGCCATCAGCATTTTCTCTTCGGGACTCCTTTCTTCTTGAGGGGGCAGGTTGAGCATAAGATCATTCACTGAGCCCTGACTCGGGGGCCATGAACCCATCCCCGTCGGCGTTCCGCCGCGAAGCCTCTCATAGTATGTCTCCTTGTCCACGACATCATCTTCATTGGTGAATTGCGACCAATCAACGCTAAATCCGTCAGGATTCTGAATGTGAGCGAACGCATTTATGAGGTTCGGGTTGAGGTCGGACAACAAAGCCCGTTCGGGTTGCAGGTTCAGGGGAATGTTCCCACCGCCAAGGAATGGATCGACAAGGCGACGATGACGACCCACACGATTGAATGCGTCACGGAGGGGGCCAATGTAGTGAGGTCGGCCCTTGCTTCCTTGCCACCTTAGCGGGGAAGGGACGCGGGTTTTTCCCGTAATGTCTTGCATGGCTGCCCACGCTGCTTTTTCAGGTGTCATTTTGCGACCGCGAACTTCCATCATAATTCCCCCATCATGCCTTCGTCCCCGCCCAATTTGGCCCAAACTGCAATTGCATGGCCCGCTCCATCTCGTCTTCGGTCAATTGCCGTTTGCCGTTTTTATCATGGTGTAGATAAGCGATGGTGACTGTCGGGTCCCAACAGGCACGGCAACCAAGGTCGCCCGTGCGCGGGTCAATGTTTGAATTGCAGTTCGACTTTGTTCCCCTCAGTGTTTTGGGACAAACGACCGAGTTCCTGCCCACCGCGTCGTATGTGGATGCTGAAATGCGCGGATGGCGCAGCAAATCAGCGATATTCGTTCCTGCGTATTCCGCATCGGGGCTGAGGGTGTCCATGGTTTCCCGTCCGGGCAACGAAATGCGCACGTTCACGTTTGATGGGAAAGCGTCGTCTTCCCACCCGCGAGCGTCGAGGAATTGCTCAAGGAAAGGCAATTGGCGAGTCGCCATCCAAAACCGCATATTCTCATGGGGCAGGGCTTGAGCCGCCAGATCGCTCACCTGCGAATAGGAGCCGGGTCCCCGTGCGTCACCGGCAGTGAAAACGCGCACTGGAACACCGCTTGCCGATTCACGCCGCGAGATGTTTTGACTTGCGTCGTTATAGAGGACTTCTTGCATTCCCGACATGAAGGGATCAGAATCACCGAGGGCTTGGTCTATTCTCGCCCACAGGTTGTTTTGGACGTTGTTCATCGGATAACGGTTTTCACAAGCGTAGCAGTGTCCACACGCTGAGTCAGGGTCATTCCGCGTGGCGTAAATGCAGGCTTCGGGTGGGAAATCCATGATACCAATACCGGGCATGGCCTCGGTGGTCGTGAAGCGCGAAAAGGCATCCCGTGCTCCCTGCTTCGTCGCGGGCAGGTTCAAGTCCCGAGCGACTTCAGACCACGGGGCAATTTCACGACCTTCAAGTGGATAATCGACCAAACGCGGCTTCCCGTCGTCGTCACGCAACCAATCCCGCCATTTCCCTTGATTTGCGTTAAGCCAATCGAAGATTTCCTGATTACCACCACCGCCCTGTGCATATGTTCCCGACTGTTGCGGTGTCGGGTGGCTCCCGCCATACCGCTTATCCCACCAAAACATCTCATCCGGATCGCCCAATGCCTTCAGCAACACCCCGACGAGGGGCTCAAGGGCAATTGAACGGAGAATTATGCTCACTGTCTTTCCCCCTCAAATTGTTGAAACACCCGAGCAATTTCAGCGGTCACGGGGTCCCACTCTTCTCGGGGCTTGGGGCTGAAAAACCTTCCACGGGATGTAATAGGCTTGCTTGTGACAACATAGACACTTCCAACTGGCTTTTCGGGATTTTCCGTCGTGCTATATCCAACCCTATGCACATTTTCTTTCAATTCGCCATGTCGGTCGTAAATATCCACGAAATCGTCGTCTGCGTAGTTTTGGTTCCTTCGGGCAACGTCCTTCACATTATTCGGACGAATCCATTCCCCCGTTTCGGTATTCAAAATAGGAGAGAGGATGGGATCTAAATCATGGACTATCGGAAACCAACTATTCTGTAAGTCCGGTCTTTCGGCAATTTCTTCCTCGGTAGCGTCCCTGCTGAATGAAGGCTCATTGAGCAATTGGTTTTGCCGTCGGAAGTCTTCGGCCAACCGACGACGTAGCATAAGCCGCCCAAGTTCCATACGGAACTCTTCGGGCAAATCCATGAGCGTTTTCGGCAAACCTTCGCTCTCCCCCGTCGGAGACTCCAAATTAACGGGAATAGCGTCCAAATAATCGTTTAACGGTTTGAGCATTGGGCGAGCGACCCTCTCGACCGCCTTCATGCGTTCGGAAATGCTCGCGTTTTCCAAGGTCCGATCTGTCACGAATTGCCCACTGTTCAGCATCCAATCGTAGACCTTTCCGAGAAATGCCTCGGTCAAATTGTTCCGAATGCGTTCGCGTGCAGGAATCAAGAACTTCTCTCTATCCCATCTTTCGTAGCCCATAAGCGAGGATAAAGCGGGGTTGTCGGGGTCACGCCAGTCGATGGATGGGCGGTGAGCGGCTCGATTTGAAAGACGCGCACCGGGAATGCCCTTTGAGTCACTTCCGTCCTGCCACGTTCCCTTACGTTCCAATCCTTCAATGTCCATACCTGCACGCTTGCGTGCTTCGATGAGGCGGCGCATGGCGACCTTACGCTCATTTTTTCCGACGTTGTAGTGATGGAGCCAACGGGTAAGGGCATAACCGGGGTCGAACGGCTCTTGGGCAGTGAAAGCAGCACGTTCATGTGCCGCGGACTCTTGGGGGGATGACTGTTTTCTGCGATGCGTCATAATTGGCAGGTCCGGATCAACTTCAGCGGGTTGCCTCCAAGCAAAGGCGAACTTTGGGTCATCGAGCAGCCGTCCGCGGAACTCATCCTGCTTTTTCTGCGGGCGCATTTGTATGGCTGACCTCCAACCGTTGTCGCTCACTTCGGTCACAATGCGCCCATCGTCCATGTTGATGCCTGCGGGGAAATCTTGTGCGGGTCCCCTCCAACTGTCAATTTCGCCCTGAGTCGCAATATGCCCCGATTCGTGGCGATCGGTAGAAAGAATACCGCGCAGGTCTCTTTCGGTTTCATCATCTAACAGACTATTTCTCGCAATTCTGTAATCTCTATCGGTCCAACCGCGCGAAGCCGACGGAAGGTATGTGTAGGCAGGACCATTTCGTGTCGCGGTCCCAAGCGCGTCTATTTCTGCGAGCGACCAATCACTTCCCTTATCTTGCCATCCAAACGGTCGCCTGCGCCCATCCCGCGCGACACTGTGAACCCCCCTATGCTGACCCATTTTCTGCAATACGTTGGACCATGAAATGCCGTCAATGTCCGAAGCGGTGAACATGCCGTCGCCCATTTTGCCCTCGGCGCATTCATTCCACGCACGGTCGGCTACGACCGCCGCTTCATACCACTCCCGTGTATTTCTCAACATCTGCTGAAAACGGGCTTCATTGTTCCCCGCCATTAGCAGCATTTCAGCACGAACCCTCGGGTCTTTGACTTCGGGGCCTTCTGCGAGTTCATGATCGAGATGATTCCGCCACATCTGACAGAAATTAGGCTGATGGATTCTCGACATGACTTCTGACCTGATGCCCAAACGATTCATCACTTCTTGCGCATAAACCTCGGCTGAGCGGAGGCAGCATTCGTCAATGCCTTCGTTGCCCATGACCTCGGGCGTTTCGTCGTCGCCCTCGACCTCAATTTCATTGTCAAGCAACGTCGGAATAGCCGCCGATGCAGGGTGGGTGAATACCCGCGGCCCGCCATTGGGTGAGCCGGGGCCGCGCATCACCATATCCGGTCCACGGCTCCTGCAATTGAAAACCTTCCCCACTGTGAGGGGTGTGAAGGTTAATAGGGCTGATATGGCCCCCGACAAACAATGATGCCGAACGGTCAGCAGCCAATCTTCATTCTCCGCGAAGGAACCGACCGGAAGCACGGTCGTGTTGCACAGTCAAACAACATCGCCGCGGCCCGTGCCGTGGCTGACGCCGTGCGAACCACCCTTGGTCCCAAAGGCATGGACAAAATGTTGGTTGATGAGGGCGGCGATGTCATCATCACCAATGACGGCGCGACCATTCTCCGCGAAATGGACATCGACCACCCCGCGGCCAAGATGATCATTGAAGTCAGCAAAACGCAGGAGCAGGAATGTTTTGACGGGACAACCACCGCCGTCGTGCTTAGCGGTGAATTGCTGAAGCAGGCTGAGGAATTGCTCTCACAGGGCATTCACCCGACCACCATTTGCGACATTTTCCGCAAGGTCGGGACCGAGGCCGTGAAGGCGTTATCCGGCTTCAGCAGCCATTCCGACGAAGCCATGTTGCTTAGCGTGGCTCGCACCGCCCTCACCGGAAAGTCGTCGGGCGACCTGAAAGAGCACCTCGCCTCCATTTGCGTTGAAGCCGTTGAGCGACTCGACAAGCAGGACGGCTCAATCAACCTTGACGAAATTATGGTGGTGAAGGCCCTCGGTGGAGAAGCGACGGACTCATCCCTCATCCAATCCATCGTTCTCGACAAGGAACGCGCTCACCCGTCCATGCCGAAGACGCTGACGAACGCTCGTAGGGCCATCTGCGTCCTGTCCTGTCCGCTCACAGTGCAGACTACCACTATGGATGCAAACATTCAGATCACCGACCCGTCTCAAATTGCCGCGTTCTTGGAGCAGGAAGAGGCTTCTTTGCGCGAAATGGTGGATAAAATCGCCTCGTCAGGCGCGAAAGTCGTTGTGTGTCAGAAGGAAATTGACGACCTCGCCAAGCACTACCTCGCCAAGCGACACATCATCGGCGTGGAGAAGGTCAAGAAGTCGGACATCGAAGCCCTGTCCCGCGCCACTGGCGCGGCCATTGTTGGCAACCTCGATGACCTCGACACTGCCGCCCTCGGAACCTGCGACAACGTAATGGAGCAACGGGTGGGAGAATTGCCCATGATGTTCTTTGAGGGCTACGAAAAGAACCCACCAGTCACACTCGTGCTTCGTGGCGGCACTGCGCCGTTCATTGAAGAAGTCGAGCGAGCCTTTGATGATGCCGTGGGCGTCGTCAAGGTGGCCCACGAAGACGAACAAGTCGTCCCCGGTGGTGGTTCCGTGTTCGCTGCCCTCGCTCAGTCCATCCTCACGAATGCAAACACCAAGGTGGGGCGCGAACGCATGGCTGCCGAGGCTTTCGCTGACGCGCTTCTCGTAATCCCACGCACTCTCGTGGAGAACGCGGGTCTTGATCCGGTGGACGAGATTATGACACTGCGTTCGGCCCACGCTGAAGGGAAGGTGACGTGGGGTGTGGACGTGTTCGCGGGTGGCCTCATGGACATGGCCGAGAGCGACGTGTGGGAGCCACTGCGCGTTGTGTCGCAGGCCATCAAGTCAGCCGTCGAAACGTCAATCATGATTCTGCGCATTGACGACGTGATTTCGTCCAAGAAGGCGTGATGAATCACACAGGCCAACCAAGCGACTGAAGGATTTCCCTTCTTCGATTGATGGCTCGTTCACGCAGGTGCTCAGGCAACCGCTCAACACCACGGGTCATCCACCGCATCCAGTCAATCTGTTCGTCAGGTATGGGAACGAGGAACTCGGGCGGAATGGGCGGGTTCATGTGAAATGTTCCCCATCCTCCGAGTTCACGAATGCCCTGATAATTCGGGAACCATGGTGCTTCCTCACGAATACCGAGGATTGTTGGCTTCCCCCTTTCTCGCGCCCTTGGCGTTCGCCATTCAAGCGGTTCGGTGATAGCAAGAAGTGGTCTATCTCCACGATCCATTACGGACCGTATGGCGTAGTTCTCGGCTACGGATTGGTTAGGACTCGACCAAACAATGCGCGTGTTCCTTATCTCCGGATCTGTCACCATGGGGTTGAAATTGCGCAAAACGTCGTATTCGGGGGTGTCGCCAAACTCACCCATGCTCACAATCTGCGGCTGAATCCCCTCTTCCATGATGCGCTCAAGGGCCCGCGTGTTGGTCCCATGAAAAGAACGAATGCCGGGAGGCAATTCGCGCTCAGCCTTCACAATGTCCCACGCGAGGGAGAAGGCGGTCCTCACTGCCAACCCTCCACTTCGTCTTCCATCCGTTCTCGTAGCCCGCGCCATTTAATTTCGTGCATCCGTTGGCGATAATACGGGTCCTCTTGGTTGTGTGACCACAATTGCTTCGCTTCCCACGATTGAACCGGGTCAGGTCGGTTGTCGATTTCCATTCCGTAATTTTGCTCCAATTCACGGGCCAAGTCGCGCATAGCCTCGCCTATGCCTCTTCGTTGGTATTCATGTTGCACCGCAAGATCCGAACCACTGTGGGCATAATCAGACAAGAATGGACGTAAGAGTTCAAACATTTCCGGCTCCCACCAGTCCTCAACTGCCGCAATTGCTTCTTTGGTGTCTTCGGGGACATCATCTCGTTCCAATACAAAGTCCCGTATGTATCGTCCGCGATCTTCCATATCGTCAAAAGGATCACTGTGCCTATAACCGTAAATCCTCAAATGCCCAATGGGGTTTTCAGTCGCTTGTGCAAATGGCGAAGGGGCGACACCCTGCGTTTCACGGGAAGGGAAGACTTTGACGGCAATTCCGTCGTCGAAACCGCCGCCATACGCAACCATAGGCCATTCTATGCCGTCGCGATCAACGTGCGTTGCGTGAAATAGGCGATCTCGCAAGCCGGGGTTATCGAGGGTATAGCCCCAACCACCATATCCTTGTGTGCCGTCTTCGTTGATTCCATGCCGTTCCATCAACACGGCATTATCCCTGTCCGCTTCGTCGGTGAACGCGCTCAATTCATCCAAAAGAGCGCGGCGTTCAGCCAACGCCTGCGTGTATTCGGGTCCAATTTCACGAATTGAATTGAGATCCAGTGGGGCTTTCACCACCAACCACGCGGTGTCGAAAGCGTTCATTCTTCCATCACCCCAATGTCCGAAGTGCCGTGCTTTTCACGCATCCTTTGAGCAAATCCTTCACCAAGATCCGTTTTCATTGACCTGACCGGATCAAAAAAGGTCTTCCCTTGAGATTGAGCCAAACGCACGATGAGATGCAAAAGGGCTTCCTGATACCCTTTTCCTCTATACCCACTCTTTGTCGATATTGTATAGGGATAGATGCCGTGGTCGAAATATGGCGCAATAATGTGGTGAGCCCTCCAATCGTCGTCTTCATCCATGATGTAGGCCGAACCGACGCCCGCTCCATCCTCACTCAAGCGGGCAAAAGCAGGCAATCGTTCCTGTGTTTCAGGGTCGATGAAGTCCGCTTCCAAGCGTTGATAGGGGTAGCCCCCGATTTCCTCGGTTGTTTCACGGATTGAGTCAAAGTCAAGCGGGGCCTTCATCAAAGACCAAGCGCGGTCGAAGGCGGTCATTGTTGATCCCCCATCCGCTCACGAAGACCGCGCCACCAAATCTCATGCAATCGGTCGCGGTAGTTCGGGTCGTTTTGGTTCGCCGCCCACATGCGCTGCGCGTCAAAGGACTGGTTGGGGTCGGGCCTCAAATCCACCTCTAAATCGTCGGGAAGGTAATTGTCGTTGAGTTCGCTTAGGAAATCGCGCATGGCCGTGGCTATGCCTTTGCGTTGATAAGAAGGTTTAACGTCGAGCATTGAACCTTCCGAGTATTCATAGAGCATGTCGCTCGCCGTCTCGTAATTGGCTTCTATTTCATCCAATTCGTGGTCCGTGTATTCTTCCGGGTTGTGTTCTGCGCGAATCCGAGCATCGAATGGGTTTTCAGACAAGCCCATTCTTTCGGTGATGATGCCTTCAAGGATTGAGCCTCGGTCTCCATGACCTGCGGCAGTGACAGAAAGCGAACCTACCCGATTTGGTAAGTAGTCACCATAAAACCACCTGTCGCCAATCTGCGCACCATGCCCCCTACCAATTTCCTTTATGGGGCCTTGTCCTCCGCCGACATATGCTGCCACTTCGGCACCTCCGCCCCCCAGTCCGTAGGTAATCATTGGAAACTTGTTGCCCTTTTTGTCGTAGTGGTTTGCACGGTAAATCGAGCCGTGGTGTCGGGCCATCCCGATGATGTGCTCCAACGAAGAAAGTTCTTCGATGAGTTTGACCCAATCTTGATAGGGGATGTCTCCCATGATGCCGTGAGTCGTCGTCTTATAATCTTCCTCAAGCAAACTCCGAAGCATGTTCGCTCTTTCCGTCATAGCCCAAAAGTAGTCATCGCCCAGTCTTTGCACTGAGTCAAGATCCAGTGGGGCTTTCACCACCAACCATGCACAATCAAACGGGCTCATCGTCGTCCCCCGTTTTTCGTCGCATTTGCTCCTGCAATTCCTCACTAAACCACGGGTTTTCGTATTGCATCGCGTTGGGCCAGTCGATGTCTTCGGGCGGAATTGGCTCGTTCGACACAAACGACGCCATCTCAGGGTCAATGCCGAGTATTCGTGCGAGAATGGGGGAATGGTCTATACCCGGCCTCATGCGGGGGTCGCCTTCATCACGCCAAAACGGGAGGGTGATGATTTGTCGGCTTTGTGGCCGCGTCATACCGATCCACTTCGCCGCCCCGTCTTCGTCACGAGAAGCGTAGACTTCACCAAAATTGGACTTGATTCCTTGGGCTGCAATAGGACCAAGGTTTTCCATAGGCGTGGCGTGGTAATACCACGGTGCCTTGACGAGCGACCACGCTCGGTCGAAGGCATCCGCCATGGTTCATGCACCCCTCGCTCATCGTTTGAACATTCCGCGACCAAACATGAAGTCCCATATTTCAGGGTCAATGTTGTGTTGCTGACCTGTGGGTATGGGCCTTCCTTCTTCGCCGCCTGCATAAAACAGGCCCCATTGTTGAGGTGGACCAGTATAGCCGTCAATGTTGGTTGCCCCTAAATCGGAAAGCACACGTCTCCGCAATTCGGGGTCACGCAATATCGTTCGCTGCATCATCATGGCCGCGCTTGGTGGTTTGAACACCTGAGAAGCGTATTCAGGTATAATCACCCAATCTTTGCCATGTTCTTGAAGACGCTGACCCCATTTTTCAACATCTCCTTCGCCAAAAAGGCCACGATAGAGAGAAAAGGCCAAATTGTTCAATTCATCTTTCTCGCTCCCATCCCAATTTATGTGGCTCGTTCCGTCATTTCCCATTTGCATAGGAGGGACATAGACCCGCTCGGGGTTCACTTCAGGCAACGTGAACGAATGGACATCACGGGTATTCCCTCCATGCTGTTCTTTGTCCCATCCCGCGTATTGCTGCGCCGTCAGCAATTGCGGCGAAAAGAAGCGACCGCTTGGATCGCCCGCACGGTATAGGGTCTGCCCAGTGAACGGGAAAAATGGTGCTAAATTGCTCGGCTCATTGACTTGAGCCATGATGAGTTCGGGCATGATGTCTTCCAAAAAATCATGGTCTTCGCCCGCCCAATCCCACGGCTGCCTGCGTCGGTGTGCGTCAAAAATCCTGAAGGCCTCGTCCTCGGTGATGGGGGCTTTGATGATCGCCCATGCGGCGTCGAAGGGCGTCACCACCAATCATCCTCCGTGATTCCCACATCGTTAGCGGCCTGTCGCTGCCATTCCTCCAAATTGTCCCATTCGCCGTGCATTTCAATGGGTGACGCATCTTCATGGGAAAAAGATTCCACGAAATCATCGTATTCGGACGTTCTATACACATCATCGGTTGCCTGATGTTGAGGCGGATTGCGGTTAAACCGCTCAAGCGATTCATTGTTCCGGTAGGCAATCAAACGCTGCAAAGCCTCCCGTGCGTGTTTTTCCCGTTGGTCGGGTGTGAAAGCGGCTCCCGAAGTCACTTCAGGGTCAAGCCGCGCCTTTCCTTCATTGATGAACTCCTGAAGCAATTCAATAACGCGGTCGTGCGGAAGCCTCACGCTCCCCACATCGTTCCAATCTTCCAACATAACACCAAAGCCGGGACTGAAAGGGTCTTCACGCAACATTCCCGGTTCGTCTTCTCCATATTCGCTTGGGTCAATGACGCTGATGCTCGGAATTGTCCTCCGCATTGGCGGTGCTTCAATACCGCGTGAGTCAATCAATTGTCTGTTGGCGGGGTTCATGTATCGCGCAGCCGAACCGAAGAGCGCGTATTGGAGGGCGGCGTCGAGATTGTTTGAAAAATACCGTGGGTCGTCCCTCGCGTCCCCGCCGCTGAACAACATTTCGTCGTCTTCAATTGTCCTAACGAGGCCCCTGTCGCCCGCATAAACGTCAATGGGGGCTTTGATGATCGCCCAAGCAGCGTCGAAGGCGGTCATCGCAATACCCCAAGCCGTTGGTGCCCTGCCCCCTGTTCAAGCATTTCAAGCAAAAGCCGGTAAAGGTGGGCCTGTTGGTCTATGAACCCGCCGAAATCATATCCTCCCGTAGCATTCCGGTCAAACTGTTTTGCGCCCTCAACCAATTCCCCCGTATATGGATTTGAGAATGTAGGTTGCGTTCCCCACGCCAACCTCCCTTGCCCGTCCGCCAACTCGCGCAACAAGATTTGCAGCATTTCATTGTCGGGTAATGTGCGGTAGCGGACCCGTGGGGGTTGGCTCAATGATGGGGCATAAAAACCACTATTCCCCCTCCGAACGGTCTTGTCCGCATCAATACCAATCCAATTCATGTTCTCGGGTTCTCCCGTTAAAAACTCAGGATCGTGAATGAGGCGGACTGTTTCGTCCGTGGGGGTAGCAATCCGCAATTCAGGTATTCCTGTCCGGTATTTCCTCTCCCCTCCACTTCCTGAGCCAAATACGGCGTAGGCAAGAGCCGTTGATTTGTCGGGTGTCCAATACCGCGTATCTTGTCCCCCGCGTTTATTGCCCTGATAAAGCGTGTCGCCTTCTTCGCCGGACAAAACACGAAAACCCGGCATGACGTAGGGCATTTTTACGATGTCCCAAGCGGCGTCGAAGGCGGTCATATCATACCTCACCTACCCAATCCCAATTTGCATCAAGGAATCGCTGTTCTATTCTATCCTTTGCCCCATTCTCTCGTTGAACAATAGCCACTTGATGTGTTCCCACCCCATCGGGTATCATATCATACCCCACCAATTGAACCTGTTCGCCTGTGTGTTTGTTCCTCAGAACTCCCTGCTTGAGCAAAGCCCAAGCGGTGTCGAAGGCGGTCATAGAAGCCCCCTCCTTCGCAGTTCCTCCATAATCGCAGGGTGTTCCATGCCCTCAACGAGCATGGCTCCGTATTCGTTTTCCGGTCCCCCCAAGTGAACAAACTCGTCCTGTATTGCTTCGTGGCCTTCTTCGTGCATGATTGACTCGATGATGCGCCGAATCATTTCATCTTCAGAAAGTCTTCGCCCTCCGAGTTCTTCGTTTCTGTTGCCCGGATCGTCCCAAGAATGGATAGGATGTGCGAGATTTACGGCTGCGACGTATTTATCGTCCGTGGCGTAAAGATTAGAAAAAGGCCCACGTTCACGTTCTTCCGGCTTTCTGCTCCGTTCTCTCCATCGAATGTTTGTCTTAGGCCATTTCATCGGAACCCAATTTTGCATCCTGCTATGAAAAGCGGCTTCTCGACTTCTCTCGTTCCCGTTTTCCAAATCCGCTCCAAAATAGAAGTCGGCCTTCAAAATCGCCCAAGCGGCGTCGAAGGCGGTCACAACGGCTCCCCCCATTCTTCCCGCAGTTCCTCGGCTAAACGCTTGGGGCGATTGACGGGCTCAATAGGCACTGGTGGGCGGTCTTCCTCAATGACCGGCCAATAGGTGCCTTCGGGATAGGTGGTGTGGATGTAGCCGGTGTTAAACGCATTCGTTGGCCGAACCCCTGTTTGTCCCTCCCAAAAGTCCATGCCCTCAAGACTTTGCAGGTTGCTTGGAGCAATCCTTCTCATCAGCCCGAGGGCCCCCCGATCGGCGAGAATGGCCGCCAAATCGTAAATGGCGGTCATGTAGCCGCGGTTCCGATAAGGATTCCACGTCGAAGTGCCACCCGACGAGAACACCTGCGACGGCTCGTGTAGTGGGGCGGCGGGACGGTTGAAGGTTGCTTGAGAGCGGTCAATTTCATTTTGTCCATACGGTCCGGGGCCTCGGATGGCGACATGCACGTTTTCCCCTATGACCTGAGCCGTCATGGGGTGCTCTTCGCCCGTCACCGGATCCAAGAAGCGGGCCACCGGCTCGGGTGGCGTTTTCGTTGAACTCCACTTGACGTTTTGCGGATTTACAGAATCCACGATGAGGGGGGCCTTCATGACCGACCAAGCGGTGTCAAATGCCGTCATCGCAACACCCCAAGCCGCTCCAATTCAAAATAGGTGCGGTCCGGCATATCCCTACCCTCCCTGTATCGGATTTCCTCTCCGTCGGAGAATACCGGAATGACTTCTTCAAGATGCTGAGGCGCAATCGGACGAACCGACATCGTAGCGCGGTAGCCAATTCCGGGTTGAAAATCGGGGTCTTGCCACACAGGACCCGGCGGGGTAATACGCGATCCAATAATGGACATGGGGCGTCCATGCCACGCATCGGAAAAGAATTGGGCCATCAGTAGCGGGTGAAGGTCGTTGTTGAAAGGGCCTTTCTGTTGCCATTGTCTTAGACTGACGGGTTGCCTTTGGTGACGAAACGTATAGACGGCTTCGTCATGGGGCCATTCGGGATATTTGAACGCCTCGCCCCTTTCTGCCTGTTGTATCGCTTCCATCACGGCTTTGCTATCAGGGGCAGGGCGACCGTAATGCGGCAAAACCGGACGTGGGACAATTCCTTCTTCAAGAACCTGATCGACAAAATCAGAAGGAATGGCGCGGTAGGCACGGAATTGGTCTTTTCCGCCCCATGAGGGCGTGACTTCGACCGCCTTCACGACCGACCAAGCGGTGTCGAAAGCGTTCACCATACGTCCAACCCCCACTGCCGATTGCGATAGGTGCGCGAAGTGCCTGCGTTGTCTTGGCCCCCAGTGTCCAAACGCCCCGGTTCCTCCAAACCTTCAAGTCGTTCTGCCGCCCCCATAAGATGTTCCCGTATTTGCTGCTCCGTCGCGTTTTGCGCCGATGTGTCACCCACATAGACCCCTTCGTCGGTCATCCGCCGTTGGATTCCGTGTTCACCGAGAAGACGGATCATGTCGTAGATGTGGTTGCTCAATTCCGCTTTTGGCATAGGCGTGTAATTGATGGGGGCCTGATCGACGGCAAAATCATAATCGGGGTTCAGCGGCTCGCTCATCACTGCTCCCCTTTCCCCGGTCCATGTTTCAGGGTCTCCAAATAGAACATTTTGCGGAGAACGGTCAAAGTCCAAAGGGCCGGGGTCCTCAGCGACCATGACTTGCGGAATGGTTTGACGCATGGTCTGCATCCCCGTGCCCGAACCGAATAGAGCATAGCGCAGTGCCTCATCGAAATTGCGCGTCCAATAGCGCGGATCGTCGCCCTGATGCCCACCGGAATAGAGAGGGCCCTTGATGGACTCACGGTCGTCAAGGAACGGTTCGTAGTCGTCGTCTATGACGAACCACGGGGCCTTGACGACCGACCAAGCGTCGTCAAACGCTCGGCTCATGTGATTCCGCACGAACCGCGGAGAGAAAAACGTGGCGGTCAGAACTCGGCTCCTTCCAAGTCTTCCAAAACACGATGCGGGCTTCCCTTGGGGGCGGCTTGCTTACGGGCCCTTGGGCGAGGCATACGAGATACGGAACCGTAGCCCCCGTAATCCTCGGAAGATGGCTTCTCCCTCTTTGACTTAAAACCGTGGTCGAAGAATGGACCCTCATAATCTCCCCTTGCGCTCAAATCAAGACCACTTGTCAAACCTGTGTGGGGGCCATGTTCCGAATCGCCCAATCCGAGTCTTTGGCGGGCGAAATCTCGCTGATAGTCTGCGGCAAGCAGCGCGTAAATGAGAGCATTCGGATCGACTGTCCCCAAATTGTGCGCACCCGAACCCATGTTGTTGGCGAGGTTCATACGTTCCTCGGTATCAGGGTGAACCTGTGAGTTAATGCGGTTGAATGCCTGATGGTTGGGGTTCGCCTTAACGATAGACCAAGCCGACTCAAACGCTCCCATGTGATTCCGCACGAATCACAGGGATAAAAACGTCGCGGTGAGTCAGGGCCCTCACCAACCATCCCCCCATATTGCCTTCCCATCGACGGTGACTTGCTTCGTCCCATACCGAGAATGCGGCATCGAAGGCATCCACGCAATACCCCATGAGCCGCTCCTTGAAAAAAAAATCCGGCGGGAATGGGACTCCGGATCGGCCAAAAGACGGGACTCCTAACACCCCTGTGAGTCCTAACAAAAAAAGTCTCAGATTTTTTCCGTGTAGCGTCTGTGGTTAGGGAGGCCGCGCAGCAAAAAAAAAAAATGTGCCCGCAGGCAAGCCTGCGGGCCATTTTGTTTTTTTTCGCTACACTGCGCGGCAGGCCCGACCGCAGGTCGGGCCGCACGCTCGGCGTGGCGGGCTCGGCGGCATAGCCGCATAGCGGCGCAGTGCTGCGCTTTTGCTGCGTTGGCTCGGCCACCCGTGGTGCTTTGTGGTGGGTGGCGGTGGCCCGCCCATCCCCGCAATAGGCTCGCCGTCCCCCGTTTAGCACGCCTCACCCGCCCTCGCTCGGCCCGATCCTGCTCTCGACGGGCCATCCATGGGCTCAAATCGCTGCACGGTGGGCCTTTTGCGGCTATGTGGCCCGCTCGCCCACCCTGTGGCTCGTGCTCCCTCACCAGTGGCCCGCCCTCAGCCGAGCCTGCCCCGACGCCCGGTCAGGCCGCTTTTGCTGCTACACGGTGCCTCCATGGGCGCAAAACGGGCATATGCCGGTATGTGGCCCGCCCCACCCCCTTCTGCGCAGATTTCCGCGCTCCGAGCCGTCGCCGCGCCACACCGCAGGGGTGCCGGACGGGCAGACTTTCGGTCACGGCCACGCAGAATGGGTGCGGTGAGCCCGTCGAGGCCATGTGCGGGGCATGAGTCCATGCTCATGGCCCATGCCCATGCCATGCTCATGGGGTCGGCTTTCTTCACTTTCTTCACTTTATTCATTCATATTTTTCTCTCCCCTTCCCCTCTATACCCCTTTTCAGGGGTGTATCTCATAGGTGATGGATGATGAAAGTGATGAAAGATTGAGGTTCAGTGGGCCGTTCACGGTAGCCCACCCAAAAACCGCTACGCTGCACCACGAAACGCTGCGCTTGATTCATATACACCCCATGGTGTAGGAAGGGCGACCGGAGGCCGATATGATGAGCAACCCGACCACGACGCAGCCCGAAAACCGACAGACTGAGCCCCTGCACAGGTGGCTTCCCGCCGTGGACCACAACGGCAACCCATGGAGCCCGCAGCAGCGGGACATCCTCAATCACGCCATGGCGACCGTCGAGAACGGCGACTCGCTCCGCCTCGTGATTGAGGCCGTGGCCGGATCCGGAAAGACCACCGTGCTCCGTGGCCTGTTGGTCGGCCTCGCCGCCGCCCATGCTGAGGGCCACGTCTTCTCCCTGTGTCCCATGGCGTTCAACCGCAGCATCGCCAAGGTGCTGCGCTCGACCATGGACCCTGTGAAGCCCGACGGTGCCGACTGGGTGATGCCCGGTTCCGGCACCCTCAGCAGCCACGGTATGCGGACCGTCACCGCATCCTTCACCCACGACTTCACCATGAGCGACGGAAAATACCCCGTCCTGCTTGGCCGTGTGGCCCTCGCTGACGTGCTCTCGGATGAGGACATGCACAACCTGTGGCTGAGCACGGTGCCGACCACCCCGAACGGCAACAAACGCACCCGCATCGCCTTCCAGTCCGGTGCACGGTGGCTTGGCTCCCTCGCCACGTCGGCCATGGCCGCCGGACTGTGGACTGAAGGCACGCAGGACCGCGGGGCTTGGGCCACCTTCCTCCGCCTCAAGGCAGGAAGCATCCGCCTCCCTGAGCAGCCGTTGTGGGTCCATGCCCTTGACGACGACTCCGACGTGGCCGAACTGCTCTTCACCACCGTGGGCTCCATCATCGACCGCGGCATGGCCCTCCTTCAGCACCCCGACATGGTGGTGCGCCCGTCGGCCACCGCAGTGTGCTACATTGTGCGCGGCCAATACGACACCGGCACCCTGACCCGCTGCGCCACCATGGACGACCCCGCGCTCACCGAAGCGGGCCTGCTCCACACCCCCGCCACTGGCGGCAGCAGCACCGGCTCGGCGTCGGGGGCCACCCTGACCCGATACCGGACCCAAGGCCGCTTCGGCCACGACCGCATCGCCATTGACCTGCCCCGCCTCAGCAGCGAGCACTTCTCGGCCCTCAACGCGACCCTCAAGGCCGCACGCTTCGGTCGCTTCGGCTACGCCAACACCAACACCGCCGACGACAGGTGGAGCATCGCCCCGGAGGGTGCGACGGGATGGGTGCGGAGCGTCAAGGACACGCCCGAGGACATCGCCGTGTTCGTCGCCGTGGTCCGTGAGGCCACGGGCCTCGACCTGAGCGCGGACTTTGGCTTGGCCCCTGCCCCCGCCACCACGGCCCCCATCAGCGGGAAGGCCCTCATGGCGTTCGCCGATCAGGCCTATGCCCCTGTGCGGCTCGGCCTGAGCCCATGGCGCACGTTCGACTTCATCCTGTGCGATGAAGTGCAGGACATGAGCCCGCTCCAAGCCACGCTGATGCGCTCCATGCTCCGCGAGGGCGGCTCCGCCGTCATTGTGGGCGACCGCCGCCAGTCGCTTTACCTGTTCAACGGTGCCGACAGTCGGGCCATGACCGCGAACGCTGAGGCCCTCGACGCCACGTCGATGCCCATGACCGTGTGCTTCCGCCAGTCGGCCACCCTCGCCGCTGAAGCGGGCCGCCTGCTCGGCTCCCTCGACGGCAGCCGCACGCTCTATGCGGACCACACCCACCCCGAATACATCCCGTCGTGGCCCGTCGGCACTGCACCGTCTGTGCTGAACCACGAGGGCCTGCCCCACGCCTTGGAGCGTGGCGACATGGTGGTGTGCCGCGTCGGTGCGCCCCTCGTGCCCCTCGCCATGGCGACCCTCGCTCGCGGCATCCCCGTGGTGCTCGGCGGTGGTGGTGACGCCCTCGGTGACATCCGCCGCCTGTGGGCCGACGCTCAGCAGCCCGAGGCCCGCAACGTCAGCGATGCGGTCGATGCTTACATGACCGCGTTGCTCGTGGGTGGGAAAATCGGGGACCGCCGCTTGAACGGCCTCGTGCGCCTCCCTGCCTTCCGCGGTGATGAGGCCGCTGCCCGTGCTGATGAGCGATACACCCGCCCCGAGATGGCGTCGGTGGCCCTCACGGCCCTCGCTCGCATGTTCATGGACACCGACACCGACCTGCCGTTCATGGTGAACGGCGACAACCCCCGCGACTGGCTCGCCTCCGTGTTCGACGGCGACGACGACGCCCCGACTGAGCAGGGTGCCAACGTCGTGACCTTCAGCACCGTTCACAAGGCGAAGGGCCTTGAGGCCGACCGCGTGTTCGTCGTGACCGACCGCATGGGTGAGGACGGCGAGGGCAACTCCAAGCCCGCACCGTGCTTCATGCTCCCGTGGTCCATGCACACCGCCGCCGAGGCCGAACAAGAGCGCAACGCGGTGTATGTCGCCGTGACCCGCGCTAAGTCCTTCATGGCCTACGTCACCTGCAACGGCGACAACCCGTGGTGGATGCTCGACACCACCGCGCCCGTCGCCCCGACCACCGACGACGACACCGACGACGACACGCCCGAGCCTGTCGCTGAGGACGCCGTGGAGGCCGTGCCTGAGCCCGTCGATGCTCCCGAAGCCCCCGAGGCTGCCGACGACGACGGCGAGCCCGTGGAGGCCGCCCCTGAGCGTCAATTCGCCTGCGTCCGGTCCTGCACCGACGCGACGTGCTCCTGCCGCGACACCTACGCCCGCGACGACGTGCGGTGCATCACCGCCGATCTCGTGACCGACTCCCCCGGCGAGGCCCAAGCGTGGCTCGCGGCCAACACCGCCGAGTCCCTCGACGGCTACACTGGCGGCCAGTGGCTCCCCTCCACCGCCGAGGACGACGTGGCCGTGTTCGCACTGTGGCTCCCCTGCCCCGAGGACGTGCTCGACGCCGTGGCTGCCTTGGCTGCCCCTGAGCAGCCCAAGGTCAGCGGCGACCTGCCCTCCTGCCCCGACTGTGGCTCGCTCCGATTGTTCAAGGTCGAGTCCGAGCACGGCGACGACTTCGACGTGTGGGTGTGCGAGGATTGTGACGACGACGACGGCCACGACGACGACGGCCACGACGACGACGACGACGACGGCGGCGGCGGCCACGAGGCCGTGCCTGAGCCCGTCGAGCCCGTCGAGCCTGAGCCAGTCGCCACGAACGACGGACCCGCGCTCCCTGAGCCCATCACGGACCGCCGCCGCATGGACCACGACGACCGCCGCGCTCAGGTGCTCGGGATGCTCGACGCCCTCGCTGCCTCTCACGCCGCCGAGGGCAACCCCGGCACCGTTGAGGCGGGGACGTATTCGGTGGACGCCGCGCATCTCGCTGCCTTCTGCGGTTGCTCCGTGGACACGCTCAAGCGACTGTGCGATGCTGAGGCCGAGCGTCAAGGTAGCCAAGCGGTCGAGGAATGGTGCGATAACGTCGGCGCAAATCAGGTGTGCTTCGACACGAACGGCCTGCGCTCAGCCGTGTGCGACCGCAACGAGAACGGACGCTACACCCGCAACGGTCGCTTCCTGTTCATGCGCTACACCGACGACGACGAGCAGCCCGAGGACGAGCAGCCCGACGAGCCCGTCGAGGACGAGGACCTGACCCCTGAGCCAGTGGAGCCCGTCGAGGACGCGAGCGAGGACGAGGACACGAGCGAGGACGAGCCCGAGGACCGCGCGAGCGAGGACGAGGACGAGGACGAGCCAGTGGCCGCCTTGGTCCTGCCCGCCACCGTGGAGCCCCTCGCTCGTGATGAACCACTGACGGTCGAGCGGCTGCGCGATGCCGTCCATGCTGCCGTCGTGGCCCGAGGAATTGACGCCATGCCCACGGGCCGCTCCCGTGTGGGCCTGCCCCATGCTTTGGCCTTCACCGTCGGGGTGGGTGCTGAAGAAGTGGCTGAGGCCCTCGGTGTGTCTGAGCGCACCCTGCTCAAGCGGTTCGATGCTCTCGTGGAGGACGCGAAGGAGGGCAGCATGGGATATTCCCTCTTGGGCCTCCTGACCCCTCACCCCCGTGCTCCCGGTGCTCTCCCGTGGGCTTGGTCGGCATACGGTGGTCCCTCGGGATTCACGGATGAGGCGATTCGTGGCCTCGCAGCCGCCACTGGTGCGCTCGTCCCCTTCCCATCAGACTGGCCGCTCGTCGTGAGCGACCCCGAGTCCGTCCCACCATACATGGTGAACCGCAGGGTTATGGTCGGCGTTGCGTGGGCCAAGGAAGCGACATACGGGAATGGCTTCAGCAAGAATTGGCGCACCAAGGAGAAGGCCACCTTCACCGTCCGGTGGGACGATGAGACCATCGCGCCCACCGACTCCACGTTCGTGTGCATGTGCGACTCCGACGCCCCTTCTCACTACATCAACGACGAGGCAGGACGCATGGCCTTGGACGGCACACTGGACAAGTTGCATTACATTCAGCGCATTGGGAACCCACCCAAGTGCTACGGGTGTTCCTCCGTGATGCGCCTTCGATCCGAGGGCGAGGTCATGGGCCACACGGCCACCTGCACCGTTCACCAGTGGGAGAGAAGCACCCTCGACCAAGAGCGCAACGCTCAGTGGAGGGCCCTCAGCCACGCCGAGCGGGGCGGCTATGGGCAATCATCGCCGGACATCGCTTGGGGCCTTCCCGAGCCCAAGGCGTTCTTCAACCTGCGCTGCAACGTGTGCCATGCTGAGGCCGACATCGAGGTCAAGATTGTGCTGCCCAAGGACGACGCTTCGCTTATTGCGGAGAAGCCCGAGGACGCGCCCATGGTTCACCACGAGCAGCCCGTCACCTTCACCCCTCACTATGCCTGCACAACCTGCGGTCGCCCACAGGTCAAGGTCGGGCCGTGCTGCGGCAACGCCGCCTTCACATGGGTGCCGACGGCTGAGGACGCACTGGTGCTCAGTGCCGAAGCCGCTGACGCTCGCGTGGCTGACGCTGAGGCTCGCGCTGATGAAGCGGAGGCAGCACTGGCGAGGATTGAGGACGAGAAGGCCGCCGTTGAGGACGAGCGCGACACGCTCAAGGCTCAGATGGAGGACTTGGAGCGTGGGCTCAGGGGCTTGGAGCAGGAAATGGCGGCCATGGAGGACGCTCTCGCTGACGCTCGCTCCACCGTTGAGCATGAACCACCCATTGAGACCCTGATGGACGACGAGCCCACTGGCCTCCCCGGCGTGTTCAAGGCCGAGCAGCCATGGGAAGACGACGACCGCTTCGACGCGGCCTGAGCAGGAGAGGGCGTGGATGGGACGCTTCTCAAGCATCTTCGGCGGTGGCGATCGGCCCCTGCTCCCTATCACGGTGCAGGACCTTGAGTCGCTCCTTGAGCGCAGGAAGGGCCGACCTGACTCCCCGGTTATCCTCACTGTTGGTGGCGAACGGCACGTTTTGCTGCGATTGGATGACTACGAACGCATCATGCGTGTGGTCGGCTCGATAGAAGCACTGGTCGCCGCCATGGACGACTGACCTTTTGCGGATATGGCTCCAATCTCGGCTCGGCTGAGCCGTTCATCACGAACAACGGAGGGTTTAAGTGTGCATACGTTCTCGGGGCATGGACAACCATGCCGTCGGGCGAACGGGGCACTGACCCTGCACCACAACGAGGGGTTCATATACCCCACACGGTGTGGACTGGCTGATGCCCCGAGCAGCAACAACCACCGATGCCCCGCAGCAGACCGCCCACATGGTTGTCGTCGGCCACTTCACTGGCCTGACCGACACCCATGTTGAGGTCACGTTCCCCGCGCTGAGCGGGGACCGCACCCTCTCCATTCAGCGCACGGATCTCCGTGCCTCCGGCTCAACCGGCGTTGCCGTCCCCGGCTCTCCGGCCCGCGCCGTGTCCTTCGCCTGCGCCGTCTGCCCCACCTGCAACAACGCGCCCGCCGACCGCCGCTCCGTGTCCTTCAGCACGGACAACGACGGAAACGAGGTTCGCACCGTCACCAAGTGCGACGGCTGCGACGGCAAGGGCCACATCAGCGACTTCGGCACTGACACTCCCGTCATCGACCCCGACCACGCCGACATCGTGGACCACCTGACAAACGGCAACCTGCCCCCCGGCGCTGAGCCCGTGTTCCGCTCCATGCAATCCGGTGGCCGCAGTGGCCGCATGGACCAGTGGGACGTTGAAATCACGGCCCGCCCCCTCATGGCGATGACCCCGAGCGGCGTCCCCGTGCCTGTGTCCCCCCTGATTGTGCAGCACTTCAATGAGGCATACGCCTCCGACGACATGCCCCACGGCGCACCCATCGGACGCACCAAGACCGGCACCTACGCCACCGTGCAGCACCGCACCGCCCTTCAGCCCTTCATCGACCACTGCGAGTCTGCGGGCCTCTCCTACACGGCATGGGGCGCGAACCGCGGCCAAGACGCCTATGTGGACATCATGCTCGCGGAGAACGGCACCAAGGAAGAAGTGATTGCGAACCTGAAGGCCCTCTCCCAAGCGGCGGGCAACGGCACCAACACCCACCCAAGCGGTGCCTTCGGCATGAGCGGCCTCCGCGAGAACCCCGACGCCATCATCCGCTTCGGCATCCAAATCCACCACACCTTCGACGGTGCGTTCACCGTTCGCGGCATCGCTGAGCGTGTGGCCTGCCTCAACGGCATGGTCGCCACCAACGCCGAGGACCTGCTCTCCGTGCAGCACAAGAAGGGCGTCATGGACCGCATCAACTGGTCCGGCATGGCCCCGCTGCTCGCAGACGCCGCGCTCCGCCTTTACACGGAGATGCAGAACGTCGTGCGCATGAACCTGCTCCCCCTCGCCCCCGAGGACTGGGAGGCTTTGCTCGTGCTCGCTGAGCAGCGCGGCATCCTCTCGTGGCCCTCGCTCGGTCAGCAGAACCAACTGACCGGCGGTCGCGTCTTCCGCGCCGCTGCTCAGGGATGGCAGAACCCCGCGCTCCCATGGGTCGCCGTGGGCGGCAACGACGGCGATGTCGTCGGCAGCCTCAACCACGCGCTCAACGTCTTCACGGGCATCATCACCCATCAGGTCGAGGCCCACGACGCCCACGGTCGCGTGACCGGCGGGAAGGCGATTTCCGTGGCCCGCACGCAGGACATGCTTCAGCGCGTCCACATGCTGATGCGCGAGGTTCAGGACAACGCCGAAGCCGCCGCCAGTGCTGCCGGTGCCTCCGACGACGTGGGCTCGTGGGTCTTCCACCACGGCATCCCCATGCTCGCCAACGTGGCCCACGAGGACGCTGACGAGGGGCACATCCTCCCCCGCATCACCGTGAACCCCGGTCAGGACACCGAGCGCAGCGTGCAACTGCTCTCCGCCATCCCCACGGCCTGAGCCCCACGATACGGCACGAACCACGGAGGACGGAAGCATGAGCACCCTCAGCACCCCCGACGCGCCCGAGCAGGTCGTCGTCGTGTTCCGCATCAACAAGACGGGCGCGAGCCCCGACGGCATCAGCGGGCACGACCTGATGACCGGACTCCTTCGGGCGTCCCTGCCGCCGCAGGAGAGCACGGTCATGGCCCTGCTCCCCTATGTGCCCCTGCCCCCCGGTGAGAAGAGCCGCGACATGGTGGCGGCCCTCAACGCCAAGGGGCAGCGCGTGATCGTCCACTGGCCCTCGGTCATCAAGGACACGCGCCCGTCCACCATGGACGAGCACGGGTCCCTGCTCGCGGACATGCTGCACCACGGCTATGCCCCCGAGGTCATCGAGGCTCGGCAGGTGGACGCGCTGCGCCGCCGCGCCGAGGTCCCGATGGACGCACCCGAGCCCGAGGCTGAGCCCGAGATTGAGGACGACACGACCGTCGAGGTTGAGTCGTTCACCATCAACGGCACAATCGGCGGCGAGGTGGGCTTCGGCTCCGGCTTCACGGAGGAATGGGCTTGAAGGTCGTCGTCGTGACCCGCATTGAGGGAGGCATCCCTGAGATTATCCACGTCAGCGATAGCATCGCAAACGCGAGGAAGGCCCTCGGTGAAGGAGCAGTGCGCCGTTCGGCAGACGGTGTTGGGCAATTGTGGGAAGAAGGGTATTACCTTGATTCTGATGTCGAATGGCGTGTCGATGAAGCCACCATGGACCCCGCCGCTTTTGAGCGGATGGGAGCGAAGCGGTATGGGGCTCTTTTCGCCTTGATGCTCGCAGCCCACGAGCACAACAAGGAGGCAGACGCATGAGCGCACGACAGGCGGTGACGATCGAGCGGCAGGACATGGACCTGTTCATGGACGCGCTCGGCTTCACCGAGGCCGATGTCCCCGGATGCACGGAGGTGTGCTATGAGGCCCCTTACGGTGAGCAGGGATGCCGCGCCCGCATCTATTCGTCAATCAGCACGAACGACGGAACGAGTCGCCTCCTTGGGCGCGATGCCATCCGCGTGGTGTGCATCGACCCCGACGGCAACGTGTTCCTCAAGCCGTTCCCTCGCGTTCACCGCATAACGACGTGGAGGAAGAACCTGCTAAGCCGCATTGACTCCCTGTTCGCGGCACCCGAGGATTACGGGTGGACCGAACCCATCCCCTGCTCCTGCGGTGGCCTGCTGCGGGTCAAGCCGGGACGGCACGGCCCGTTCATGGGCTGCTCGGCCTTCCCCGTTTGTCGTGAAACACGGAGGGTTGCTTGATGGCGAAGCGGAGCGGATTCACCCCGGCGACGTGGGACTCGCTGCCCCGAGGAAAGGCCGTCAAGACCGCACGGCGCGTGTGGTTGGCCGTCAAGCAGACCACAGGCACCCCACCCACGTTGCTTCGATACATTCCCCCGAGCGTGACCGCCGAGGACGGCACACGCCTCAACACGTCCCGATGGGTGATTCATCACGAACACGGGAAGGTGCATCTCATCGGGTCGTCGGACCGGGTAATTGCGGATATAGAGAGCGGAGCCATGGAGGCGATGTCGTGAGCGTCAGCATCGGGCAACACTGGATAAACAATTGGACCCGCGAGATCCTCATCGTGACCGAAGTGCGCGAAGGCGCGACCCTCTCAACAGGCATCGTGAGCACCCATAACACGAGCACCGGAAAGCCGGAGCACTGGTCCCATGGGTTCTTCCTTGAAGCACACAAAGAGGTGGGTTCATATACACCCGACGGTGTGGATGATTTGCCGGAGGCGTGAACATGACACTGTATCTCAATGACCTGCTAACCATCGTGAACGAATTGGGTTGCCTTCAGTTGGACCAAGTGGAGTCCCTGTCTGAAGGTAGCACCGACCAAGACGACTACAACCACAACGCCCTGCGGGAGATTGTTCGCGCCCTTCGGCGCATTCAGAACCGCCTCGACCCCGAGGGTGATGATGTGGTGGACCTGTGGGGCGACATCGCCCACGCTGAGGCTCTCATGGAGGTGGACGAATGAGCGCATCCTGCGACTTCAGCGATCTCGGCAACGTCGCCATGGAGAAGGTGAACGGGCAGCGCGTTGTGTGTTTCATGCCGAACGGCAAGGACACCGCCGAGCGTGATGCGAACCTGCTCAAGATGGACCGCCGACTCACGGCGTGGTCCGAGGAACGCGGATGGACCCGCGGCATCCTCCTAACCAACACCACGCGCTATCCTGTCCCCTGCGTCATTGTGCAGGTCCCATGGGAGGTGAGCGCATGAGCGAGATTCACAACGCCCGTTGCTGCGGCTGCAATCGCCGCATTGACGTGAACGGACAAGTTCGGCGTCGAGGTTCGTTGGACTTCAACAACATGAGGCAAGTGCGCGAGGCCGCGAAGAACCACCGTTGGTTCTGCACGAATTACACGGGCGACTTTCACATCACCGCGACGTGGTATCACGACGGCACGGCGGAGTGGTATGTGGAGGTGAGCGCATGAGCGATTCGGCACGAATGACCTGTGGCTGCACCACCGACGAGGTGCCGTGGGAGGACCGCGTTCTCGGTGAAGCCTGCGGCTGCACGTCCTGTGTGTCCTGTGCCCTCATCGACACGCAGGACCCGAACCCAAGCAATTGGCGTTGTTGCGCGGTCCAGTGCTCAGCAGGTCCGTCCTGCAACGCGGCTCCGCATCGCCGCAAAACCACGGTTCACGACCGCCGCGGCTATTCCTTTCAGGAGCACCCTCGCCGGGTGCTTTGGTTTTGCACGTCCCGGTGCCTCATGATCTACCTGATAAGAAGAGAATACGTTGCCTTTGCGTTCGATCCCCGATGGGGCCATGGTCCAATTGTCGGGTTGTCTTCATATACACTACACGGTGTGGCTGAGCCGGAGGACTCTCAATGAACATCTTCGTGCTCGACCAAGACCCGAACGTGGCCGCCTTCGACCACGACGACGTGCGCGTCGTCAAGATGGTGCTTGAGGCAGGACAGATGCTCGCCACGAGCCTCCGTGCTCACGGCATGACCGACGAGGACATGCTCGCCGCAGGCATCGTCACCAAGGCAGGAACGCCATGGCGAGCCACGCACAAGCACCACCCCTGCACCCTTTGGGCCTCGGAGACCCGCGCCAATTTCGTGTGGCTCTCCCACCACGCCACGGCGTTGTGCGCAGCATACACCACACGCTTCGATCGCATCCACGCCTCGACTGTCCCAATTTACCACATGACTCAGCACAAATGGCTGATACCTGACGGGCCGCTCACGCCGTTCGCGCTCGCTATGCCGGACGACTTCAAGAGCGACGACCCGGTGGCTTCCTATCGTGCCTATTACCTGTCGAAGCCCAACGTCCGTTGGTCCCATGTCCCTGTCCCTGATTGGGCACGAACCGTGGAGGTGAGCGCATGAGGTTCCGTCGGGAGGACGGCACAATGATCGTGAGGTATGCCTTTGACGAAGGCCACGAGCAATACGTCTATCCCGTCGTCTATGACGGCGTGTCTGAAGCGATGGATTGGGAATACACACAACGTCTGTTTAATGACGAGAAAACCCTCCCTTATCTCCCCGGAATCAGCAAGCGTTCGCTTGCTCAACAGGCGAAGTGGTATCACGAGCAATACGAGAATGGCTTTCATCTTGGACTCGCTCTTCGGATGCGAGGGCACAAGAAAAGGAAGATTGTGGGAATGGAATACCCTACCGACAAGAAGGGAAACAGAACGTCTTGGTCGAAAGTCTTGGTGTATTCGATGACGGTCCGTGAAATGACGCGGAAGGCGGAGCGTTTCGCCACCGCCTTCAACCGTCTAAACAAGGTCTTGGTGGCCGAGGTGTATGGCCCGTTGAACGTGACTGAATACCCCGGAGCCCCCGCGGAGAATTGCTACGAGGTGGGCGTCCAATTCACGACGAAATACAGGCTCGGTCATTTGCAGCCCCGCCCCTCGTTCAAATTGAGCCTGCTTGAAGGGTGCGATTGGTTGGATAATTTCTACGGTCGTCGGGAGGTGGTCTAAGTGATTGGTGATGAATGGCGGGAGCCTTGGTGGATGAGCGAGGAAGCGTCCGACGCCAACGTCCCCGAGGGCGACATGAGGACCGCTGAAGAGAAGGCCGAGGACGACGAGGCCAACGCCGATCCTCACCACTGCTGCGGTGGCTATTCCCAGTGGTGCTCCTGCACCCAACCCAATTTCTCCATGAGCGTATCAACGTGGGGCTATTCCTTTTGGCAATTCACGGAGGCTTGAGCATGAAGGCATACCAATGGCAGAAGGAGGCACTGGAAGCGTGGAAGGAGAGCAAAGGGCGGATGACCGTTGCTGCCGTGACCGGAGCAGGAAAGACGCACTTCGCTGATATGGTGGTTCAGCACGAATCACGGAGGTTCGGCAGGAAGGATTACCTGTGCGTCCACGTCGTGGTGCCGACCCGTGCCCTCATGGAGCAGTGGCGGGACGCTATCGACGCCGCGTTTGTCCCTGACGCGAAGCCGCAAAAGCGCATTGGGCGAACAGGCGGTGGCTCGATCGAGGGGTGGCCGAATTGCGTCGTCTATGAGCGGGTGGTTCAGTGGAACATCGTGAGCCTCAACGCCATGCGCGAAGGAAAGCACACATGGGCTCCTTACGACGCCGACAATCTCGTGATTGTGGATGAATGCCACAACCTGCGCGGGGAGAAGAGCAGCCGTGCCCTCGACAACATCCCCGAGGACGCGAAGGTGCTCGGCCTCTCCGCCACGCCCCATCCCTCTCCTGAAGCGGCACAAATCGTGGAGCGACTGTGTGGCCCCATCGGCTATCGGTATCGGTATGCTCAGGCCCTTCAAGACGGCGTTATCCCACCGTTCGTGCTGAAAGCCGTGGCCCTGCCGCTGAGCCCGGAGGAACGGTCCGAGGTGGCCTCCATCACGGACACGCTGAAGTCCGTCATGCGCTCAGCCGACCGGGAATACGGTGCCGAGAGGAACCGCCTGCTCGCTATCGCCAAGGCATGTGGTCTCAAGAGGAAGCGTGTGCTCAACGCCGCTCGATCTCGCATCCACATGGCCCTTCGTGTCGTGAACCACCATGGGGCCGACGTGCCGACCATGCTCTTTCACAACACCACCGAAGCGGTGGACCGGCTCGCTGAATTGTCGCACCATCTCAACCCGGCGGTGTATCATAGCAACCTGAGCGGGGACAGTCCCTTTGCTGATTTGGAGGATTTCGTGTCAGGCACCACGAACCACCTGTATTCGTGCCTCGCGCTCACTGAGGGGTTCAACGTGCCCCGAGTCAAGGTGGCGATTATGATGAGCGGCCCCAACGCGCCGCTGAAGCGTATTCAGACGCTCGGTCGGTGCCTCCGTGGGCGCAGTGATGAGCCAAACATCATCTATTTCTTTTACATCAAGGGAACCAAGGACGAGGACGGCCTGCACAACCTGTTGATGGAAGGCGACATCCCTCCCGAAGTCGTTGAGCATTACGCCATGAACGACGAATGGATGGAGCCAACGGGTCCTCCCGCAGTGGCGAGGAATTGGTGGCAACAATTGTGCGACGACGTGGACAACATGACCGCCGACGACTTCTTCGCAGACTGGGAATGAACGATGCTTCCTTTATCACCCCCACCCCCTTCGGATAGGACAGTGAGCAATATGGCGAACAGGAAAGCACCAACCAAGATCAACCGGAAGAAATTGAAGGCCCTGATGGCTGAGAACGAGTCCATGGGGGCAGGACACATCGCCCGCCTCTATTTGGACTCGCTCGGGAAGAAGGCCGACCGACCGAAGCATCAGTCGGTCTACAACCTCGTGCGCGAATTGCGCGGTGACGCCTTCAAGAGCCCCGTGAAGCCCACGAAGGACAACCCATACGCCCCGGACGCCAAAACGAAGGCCATGGAGGATGTGCCGTTCGTGACGGCGCGGGAACTGTTGGCGGCTCGCACGGTCAAGGAGGAAGACCCTTACGCCAACGACCCAATCATCATCAACCTGCGCTCGCGCATCGCTCATTACGAGCACGTCGTCGCTGACCTGAAGAATGCACTGCGCCTCATCATTAAGCACAAGTGAGGGAGAATTGTGCATCCATTCCTCGCCCGATACCGGAAGGCGTTCGATGTCGTCATGGGCGCGAGCACACGTCGTGTGCGCGACTGGGAGGACATCATCAAGGAATTGCACGCCGATCGCGGTGCGCTGCTTGGCTCCGAGCGGTTCTCGGAGATGGGCGGTGTCGAACGTGCCCGCGCCCTTCGTGCGGTGGACGATGAAATCGCCTCGGCCTATGCGACCATCGAGGCCATTCTTCAGGACAGGGAGCGGGTGCTCCGTGTCCCACGTCGCTTCCGCCATCGGGCGCGTTCCATCAGAAGGAAAGCGATTCAGGCTGAGGATGAAGTGACCGGACTCAAGGTTGGTGATGAATGATGCAAGATTGGGGTATTCGATACGAGAGCGACACGAGCGGCTTCATGCTGAGCCTGAGCGGACCGCTTGGAGGTGGTTGGCACAGTGCTCTCATGGAGGTGGATGGAGGATTGCTGAGCCCGGAGGTCGAAGCGGTCGCCCGCGAGATTTTGGAGGAACAGGGATTCTATCGCCCTCACGACAATTGGACGTGGGAACCCGTGAACACGGTCTACATGAAGAAGTCCACGATTTATCACGAATTGCGCGTTAGGAAGGTGCCGCAGGATGACTGAGGATGTCCCCGTCCTGCCGGACATTTGCCCTGATTGCGGGCGTCCCATGGAGGAAGCAGGAATGCGCCTCTCGGTCCTTGACGGAGAGGAACGCCCGATCCTGCGCTGCCCGCAGTGCCGCCTTTGGCAATTCAAGAAGGTGTGAACATGCCCCTTCCTCCCCCCGATGAGAGGGACGCTGAATGGGCGTTCCGTTTGTGGAGCACCCTCGTGGTTCAGGACGAACGACGGAGCGGTGGTGTGTGGGACATGCCGGGTGTCGGTCGCTATCGGCGCATGGCTCCCGACCGCCTCACGCTCGTGGAGATTCACGGTGATGCTATGGAACCTGACGCCCTCGGCGTGTCCTTGATGGATAAGCACGATTGGATTAGCCTTCTCGGTGCCTTCATCGGTTGGACGGTGGACGCCGAGGTGGAGGTAATCAAGGCCATGGAGGACGCCGCCAACGCGGGCGAGCCCGCCTTGGAGCATATCGGGAAGGTCGCCGTCTGTCCCTCCTGCTCGCTCATTTACACGCTCCATGGACCACAGGCAGGAGAGCGGTTGTTCATCGGTGAAGAAGGTGAATGCCTCAACAGGAATTGCGAGGAAATCCTGCCCGAGCCCTTCCGCGGTGTCCTTTCCGTCGTGGACGATCGAGCCGCCATCGCTAAGATGGAGGCTGAGGAAATGTTGCGTATTGCGATTGATGAGGACGAATACCCTGTCCCCGAAGGGTTCCCCGAACCCGACTTCCCCATCGTTGATGACGAACCGCAGGACGGAACGTCTGAGGAATGAGCACTTTCATATACCCCATCCGGTGTGGACGAACCATGTCCAAGAAGGAGTTCGGCGCGTTTGTCGAGAACATGAGCGATGATGAATTGAGAGCCGTCACTGGCGTGGGTGCCGTCCTGCGCGATTTCGGCACGGCTATGGAGGCCGAGTGGCAAAGCCGCTTCGGTCGCCTGCTCAACGCCGATGAGCGGAAGGAGAACGGCGGAAAGCCGAACGTGGTTGCGAATCCAGTCGTGGACATCGAGGTCCCCGGCATCATTTCCCTCATGCTCCGCCCCGGAGGGGACAACAACAAGACCCGCGGCAACGGCTACGCCAACGACGTGGGGCTTTCGGACAAGGTGAAGACGGGGAACGTCCCACCCACCCTGCTCGCTGAGATCCTCGTGGACAAGATGGCGACCATGCTCGGCGGCAACATCGCTGCGAAGGCTCTCGTTGAATTGCAGGAGGCGCTGCGAGCCTGCATGAAGGTGGAGGACGGGTCCTTCACCTTCGACAAAAAGGCAGCCCCTCCCCTCCAACACCCCGTCGAGGTGGCCGAATGGATGGCCGCTCTCAAGACGGAGTTCGTCGGAACGACCGCAGGCGCAACGCACGTCAGCATGGAAGTCGTTCCCATCCCAATGTCCACCCGCGAAGAGGCCGTCGGCGTGCCGGAAGGCGGCGAGCACATCCCCGTGCCCGCCCTTGAAGGAGTCTCGGAGAAGGGCATGACGGGGGGATTGAGTCCCTCAGACGCCGACGAGGGCGGCTCCCCCGTTCACGACGAAGCACAGGGCGTGGTCCTATGGTGAGGCAAATTGTTCTCGGTGATTGCATCGACCGGCTGATGAACGACGTTGAGGCAGGTTCGGTCGATTTGGTCTATCTCGACCCACCGTTCTTCTCAAACCGCCAATACGAGGTGATTTGGAAGGATCGCTTTGAGACCGCTTCCTTCCGTGACCGATGGGAGGGGGGCATTGAAACCTATGTGTCGTGGCTCGTGGACCGCCTGCGCGTGTGCCACCGTGTGCTCAAGGACACGGGCGTTCTCGTGTGTCATCTCGATTGGCACTCATCGCATTACATCAAGGTCGAATTGGACCGCCTGTTCGGCTATTCGCACTTCGTGAATGAAATTGTGTGGCGCAGGATTCAGGCCCCGAAGGGCATGAACCCCACGTCCTTCGACGTGGCCGACGACCGCCTTCTCGTTTATCGCAAAGGAGAGAAATACACCTTCAACGTGCAATACCGCCCGCTCGACAAATACGAGGTGGAGAAGACGTTCCCATCGGTGGACGCAGCAGGCCGTCGCTATTCGACACGCCCACTGATTGCGTCGAACACGCAGGGAGGAAAGAGCCCGATGTATGAATACAAGGGATTCACCCCGCCTCGGCGTTGGCTGATGACCGAGGAAAACCTTCGGGAAATAGATCGGAAAGGCCGCATCCACTGGCCTGATAGGGAGGGCGGACTTCCTCGGCAAATCCAATACGCCGACGAATCCAAAGGTAAGCGAATCGACACGGTGTGGAATGACATCAAGCCCATTCCCTCTCAATCCAAGGAGCGCATGGGCTATCCGACTCAGAAGCCGCTCGCCCTCTTGGAGCGCATCATCAAGACGTTCACCACGAACGACTCACTGGTTCTCGACCCGTTCTGTGGTTGCGGGACCACCATTCACGCAGCCCACAGGCTGCACCGTAATTGGATTGGTATTGACGTTAGCCCCGTCGCCGTGGACCTGATGCGCCGCCGGTTGGTGGAGCACGAGAACCTGATGGCCGGACGCGACTTCACCATTGAGGGCATTCCGACGAGCGAGGACTCGCTGCTTGAGATGAACCCGACTCAGTTCGCAGACTGGTGCTGCCAACGCCTTGGAGGAACGCCGAACCCCGTTCGCGTTGGGGACATGGGCGTCGATGGATGGGACCGCGACGGCGACCCTATCCAAGTCAAGCAGCACAAGAAGGCCATTGGTCGCAACGTCGTGGACAATTTCAACGCGGCAATTCGCCGCGAGGGAAAGACGAAGGGCAGCATCGTGGCCCTGTCCTTTGGGAAGGGCGCACGGGGAGAAGCCGCACGTCTGCTTCGTGAGGAAGGGTTGGAGATCGTGTTGGTCGAGGCAACAGACCTGCTCAGCGAACAGGAGAAGTCCTTCCAAGAGTTTCTCAGCAACCACGACTTCGGTCTCGGACGGTGGGTATCGTGAGCGACGGAGGACGTTTCAATCAGCGCGTTGAGTGCCGAATTGATGCCTCCTTCACACCGGGAGAGGAAGTCCACCTGCTGACGCAGGACGCCCATGGCTCCCGCATCCTCAACGTGCGCGTCTATCGTGTCGCGCCTTCTGCACAAGGGCACGTCGGCTACACGAGGAAGGGCTTCTATCTCACCAAGGACGAGGCAATCGCACTGCGTGATGCGTTGAACGATCTGATTGCCGACGAAGCCTTTGAGCCGTTCAGCATGAATGAGGTGAAGGAATGACGGATGAGGAATTGGTGTGGGTCCACCCGCAGACTGGTGAAGAATACCGCGAGGGTGATGTCGTCCCATGGGTGGACTTGAATGGGCTCCGGTCATTCAACGAAACAATTGTCAAGGTCAATGACCCCGGCTTTGCGGGCATCGCAGTGGTTCGTGATGGACCACACCAAATACCAATGCCCGGTGATGCGGTGGACGACCCCGAAGCCATTGTTGGATGGATTGTCGATCCGCGAGCGGCGGAGGAAGGCGTATGTGCCATCGGCCCCGCTTCACAGGTGTGGCGTTGGGACTATGCTCGGCGTGAAGCAGCAAAGGCCATGTCAGTGCGTTTGGGTTCCATGGTGATGGACGACGACGACCCGGAGGATTGGTGCTGATGGACCTTCAATTCCGAGCGGGGACCCCCGAATGGCGCGAGTTTTACTTTCTCCTTTGTGATGAATTGTTAGACGATCTCAACCTATCCGAAGCCATTGGTGATTATGCGAAGGACTTGTGGAGCGCGACTGTGCTCAAGGTCCCTCGCGCACCCCTCCCTCTCGTGGTTGATTGCGTGTATATTACCGCCAAGATGACCGGCAACCGGCGCAGCATTCGCGTCATCAAGAAAGCCACGGTGCGATTGTGGGGTCGTAAAATTGACATCTTGCCTCTCGACAAGCGACGTGAGGAAAAACGGCGTTGGGTATGGGACAAGGAGCAAACCATCCGAAGCGTTCTCGCGCTTGATGATGAATTGTGGGACGACTTCGTAAGCGAATGGGCTCCAAACGGAGAGGAAAAAATCGTCGCTGACTCCTATTGGGAGGAAGAATGATGCTCAGCGACGGGCCCTCATTTGCGACTGTGGCTGCCTCCTGTCGGCAGGCATACACTGGTGCAGTGCGGCCCGTCATCGTCCTTGAGCGAATCTTCAAACACGCACCAAAGCACCACCCCATGCTCGTCCAATTCCTTTACGAAGACGGGCGGGTGGAGCAGCGACTCGGGGACGAGGACCTGCGCGAAATCTATTTGCATTTGACGGATGCTTACCCCGAGGAAGTGGTCGAGCAACCCGATCTCATTCAGGTCCTCGCAGACCTATCCCCGACGGAGCAAACCACGGTGGCCCTCGGCTTCATCATGGCCTCTATGCGGAGCCTCTATGCGGCAGACAACAACCGAACGCGGGCTATTGTCATTGATTCGCTCCTTCGTCGCATTTGCACACGGGACGCATATTGGCTCATCATCCGTCTCACGCGAAGGAGGAATCCGTTCAACCGGAGCCATTTCGTTCGTGCTCTCGCAAATCATCACGAAATACCCATAGGCCGCGTCCGTCGTGAGGCCATGTTCACGCGGTTGGATAGGGTGGCTGAGATGTTGAGCACTGGGGCTGAGATGGTAGGTGTGCCGTCCATCGGTTCTCCGCTCATCATACCCATGCCGAGGAAAACAACCGACCTTGGAGCGCAGGCATTCAGTGCAGACGTTGAGGTGTTGCGTGGCGAACGACTGACGGTTCACAAGACGAAAAACCTGACGACGATTATGGACGTGAACGGCGTTGAAGTCGGGGGCATAGACGGCTCCGAGGCATTGTTCCCACTGCTCCCCGATGGAGGGATCTATCTCATCGAACGGGTGCCGCAGGATGACTTTCCCTTGTCTATCGTGGACGTTCTTCGATCCGTGGACGGTGTGCATGAGCAGGACTTTGTGGCTCGTCGGACGTGGCTATTCGACAAGTTCCCCCATTCACTGGTGAAGGACATGGTGTATATCGAGAACGAGAATCAAGCGAGGGCAGCCGTTCCTGCGCAGGCCGTCGCCTTTCTCCACTTTCACAACGGCCACCTTGGCTACGCAAGCGGGGCCGATGAAGTCGTGCGCTTCACCACAAAAAGCGAGGGTTTGGTGTTCAGGGTCATTTGCGGCATTTGGACCGAGGACCCCGCTCGTGGCCTGAGCCTCAGCCGATGGCGTATTGCTGCGCGTGATGGTCCCGATGGCTATTACGAGGTGGGAGATCTTGAGGCCGAGCCTGAAACGGAGAGGCGGCTCGCTCGCATGGTGGTTGATGGGAAAGCCACTGTCGGTGAGCAGGTCGTGATGAAAGGCCCGACCTTCGTTGATGTGGAGGTTGTTCACGCTGACTTTGACGAGCGGGGACTCGTGGTGTTCGGGACGATTCAGAACATTGTTCCCAACGCAGGCATCAGCGACGTAGCGGGTGTCGAGGAAGTTGAATGGCTCTCGGGGGTGACGGTATAATGGACTACGACGACATCACAATGTTGCTCGCAGCCAAGCACGCCCGCTTCCGTATTTCATCACGTCTGACAACGCACACGGCGACGGGCTACGACATTCGACCCGAATGTGTTCTGTTCGGGCGGCAGGAAATACCCGAGCGCGTGAGGGACATGCTCAGCGATCATGGCCTCCCCGCTCAGAACCGATACACCGACGTGGCGCATCTTCAGCGGCTCCTTCGTATCTTCAAGGACTGGCGCGATTTCACAAAGGACCCCGACGGCTTCATCGAGGTGCTTCATTTTTTGGGACGACTCCCTCCCCTCACAACGCACGAAGACGTGCTCGCGGCTTTGGAGGTGTTGGAAAGTGCATCTGTTTGATGATGAACCGCGGGAGGTTCGGGATTGGTGGGTGGTCTGCCCCGGTGCAACACCCCCAATTCTCGCTACCGATGATGAATCGCTGAGCGTGTTTGACACAACCCGTGTCTTCCTTAGCGAATACGACAGGGAGAGGGTCGCCAGTCTGCTGAAGAACGGGAAGTGGCGGCAAATCTACATCGTGGAGACCCTGTTCCTGACCCTTCCTCAGAACCCCATATTCGGTATTGCGCTTTTGGAATTGTGCGAGCGCATTCCCCACGACCTGATGTCCGACATTCTCGCTCTCTCGCACAATGGGACGGGGCGGCACCGCATTTTGTTCCCGCCTAAGAGGAATAAGATCACCCCCTCTTTGCTGAAGGCGTTCGGATTGCGTGGTTCTGAGGAAGAATGGGTGCCCGTTCTTGCAGAAAACGAAGCCTTCGTGCGCATGGTAGCAGGTGCAATCAAGCCCGAAGACTGGTCCAAAATCCCATTCAAGCGGGAGCAAATCACGACCGCTTCGTTTAATACCCCAACCCCTGTGGGCGGGATGCAACCGGAGGAACGCGCATGACTCAACTTTGGCTCAAATACCGACCCGACACCATGCGGAACATGGTGGGCCTTGAGGCATTGAAGAAGGATTCAGCCTCTTGGGTCGTCGGTGGCAACCTGCGTTGCGGCGGCGTCATCTTCTATGGGAAGCCGGGGACGGGAAAGACGACCGCTGCCCGTGCCTTCGCAAAGGACGCGCTCGGTTCGTCCTTTGAGGCCAATTTCCACGTCTTCAACGCCTCGGACGACCGAGGCATCGCCTTTGTGCGCGACCGCCTGAAGCCTCTCGCTGAGCAGAAGGCCACGGGTCACGGCTTCAAGGTCATCAATCTCGATGAGGCGGATGGCCTCACGGTGGACGCGCAGGAAGCCATGCGCCAAGTCATCGAAACGACGAGCCCCCACGTCCTGTGGATCCTCACCTGCAACCGCGTGGGCCGTATCATTCCGGCTCTCCGCTCCCGACTCCCCTCGTATCAGTTCGGTGGGCTTGAGGGCGATGAGTCTGAAGCCTTCCTTGAGCATGTGATGCGCAGCGAGTCGTTCCCCGAACAGTGGATTACGCATGTTCCTGCGCTCATCAAGCACACCAACGGGGACATGCGGGCCTGCCTGAAAACGCTCCAAGTCTGCGACCCGAGCGACGATTCCTCGCTCATCGTGATGCTCAACGCGAACCGCACGGAGGTCCACAACGTCCACGCCCTCGTTTGCGACAAACAGTGGGCGGTTGCGCTTGAGCGCATCGAGCACGTCGGCCCCATGGGCCGCGACGACTTCATCACTTCCTTCCACGACTCCATCATGCTTCGCCTGAAAGACGGGACCATCGAAGCAAACGTCGCGCTGCTGCAATTGCTCATCCTCGGGCAGTGGGCCGCGCGTTCCTCGGACTGGGTAGCCGGGGATTTCCTATTCCTCCGAGCCATGCTCGGGGATTACATGAAGAGGTGCTGAAATGAGCAGGGACATCGGAAATGCGTGCATGAAGGAAGCGGCTGAGATTCTCGGAACGGATCTCGCGGGGGCTGAATCAGCCTTCGGGTCGTGGATGAACGAAACATTCCCCGAGATGTGGGAAGAGGCCGGGACGGTCGCGGGTCTTGATGATGAAGACTTCGACCAATTCGCTGACCTTTTCGTTCTCGCGGTTCGGCCCGTCGGCAGCGGCGGCGTCGGTGGCGGAAAGGGCGAAGTGTGGGTCGGGGCCTTCATCGGCTTCGACCGCCGCATCGACATGATGCGCCGGAAGCGCGAAATGGCGGTGGACATCGCCACCGCTGACTTGTCGGGTGCCATCAAGAACGGCTTCTCTTACAACGGGAGCAAGGTGGGCATCGGTCGCGCCTTTACCGCTGAGGGTGTGTGGCGCGTCGAGCACGGGTCGGGCATTTATGTCAGTGACCGACCTGCCAATGAGCGTCCTTCTTGGGTCATTTCCCTCAACGAGAAGGTGGACATCGCCATGCTGAAGCCGGACAACACGCCGACTCTCGCATACATGGTGAAGAGCGTGTGGACCTTTCACGGCAACGCCCAAGAGAAGTTCCTTGAGGAAGGACCCATCACGATCAAGGTCGAGGGTCAGTGGGAAGCCGCTGAGCACGACTGGCGACTGTGGGAGCCTGTCTGCGTCAAGGGCGAGTTCGACCCCGAGGGGTGGAACGGGAGCGGGGCCACCCTCAGCATCAGCAATCCCGGTTCGGAATACGGCCTCGGTTGGGCACCGGAGCAAAACCGCGAAGCCCTCGCCAACCTGTTCAAGCCTGAGCAATTCCTCACAACCTGTGGAGATGCGCTCGTGAATCTTGGGGACCTGCTCTCCCACCACATAGAGAACCGCACGGGTTCTTATGTGGACCGCAACGGAGTGCAGCGATACGACGGTCCTCTCGTGGTTGTCGTGGGCGGAGTCATGGACGTGAACCACGAAGGCCGTGAGTCACAGTGGGACTCCACTGGACGCGACTTCTACATGTCCGTGTCCAATCAGGTGCTCCGTCGGGAAGACCCGAACGCCCGCGTAGGCGTCAGCGTCTCCGGCCTTCACAACGACCGTTTCAACGCCTTGAAGGTGCTCAAGAACGGCGAATGGCTCCCTTATGCTCGCGGTTCCCGCGTGTGGATTGTGGGTCGCACTGACTCTTACACCAACACCAACGGCGAAGAAGTGGTGAAGGTGCAGGCTCAGGGCATTTACGCGGTTCCCAACAAGTCCATTCCGGCGCAGAAGCCCTCGGCGGACGCAAACGATCTCGGCAGCCTCTCCGGCTTCGGTGTAGGGGGTGACGAATGATGTCGGGAACAGGATTCCTTGACGGATTCAAGGCCAAGTCGGGCTCCTTTGAGCCCGCCCCGAAGGCGGAGAAACCGCCTGCGGAGAAGAAGGCCGCTCCGGCCCCCGTGGAGGCCGCTCCTGCGCCTGCGAAGGCCAAGGCAGACCCTCCGACCCTTCCGACCCCTCCACCGGCCCCTGTGGCCTCTCAGACGGGCGGAAGTGCGGCGAGCCGCCTCATCCGTGCTGCGCGAGCCGCGGCGAGCCGCGACCTGCAATACGTCATGTGCGGCATCGCCGGACATCCCAAGACAGGAAAGACGGGTATGGTCCTCGACTCCCTGACCTCCAAAGAAATTGAGGCGGGTGCTGAGATTTGGCACATTGACTTCGACCTCGGCGGTGAAACGACGAAGGCTGCTCACCACAAGGACAAGGCGGCGAACATCGTCGTCATCAATCCTTGGGTGTTCAATTACGCCGAGGACGCGCGGGTGCCTTACGACTTCCCGGCGACCTTTCAACAGACCGTGGACATCCTCAAGGCTGCGCAGGCTCAAATGCAGGAGCAGAACGCTCACTTTGAGCAGCACGGCGAGATGCCGAAGCCATACCTGAAGACGGTCATTTTCGACGGTGCCGACCACTGGCTGCACATCACGGAGACCTGCATGAAGGTGGACGACCTCGGCCTCGGTGCTGACGGCATCGACGTGGCGGGGAAGAAGGCGACGACTCAGATCGGTCGCTTCAATTGGAACATCCGCGCCACACGTTATCAGACCGCCATGATTGGTCTTCGTGAGTTGTGTCGCGGTGGTGTCCACTGCTACATCATCACCCACATGAAGCCCGCATACGACTCCAACGGCAACGAATTGGTCGGGCAGGATTCCGCGAAGTGGCTCCGCGACACGGAGGGTCATTTGCAGCAGGTGGTCTACACCGAAGTCGAGGACGAGCGCGACGAGAACGGAATGCTCACGGGCGTGACCCGTGCGTATGCACGAGTCGTGTCAAACCGCACATCCCTTAGCGCGGGTGGCCGTGTCCTCTTGTTTGAGCAAGGTCCTGACGGCGGGAATTGGTTTGGTTGGGATGGCCTCAAGACCGGCAATTTTGACGCGGAAAAGGAAGAAGGGGGTGAGCAGTGATGGCGTCCTTCACGCTCCCGCAGCACCACCTCGCGGCATTCTTGAAGCCGTTCGCCTCCATGGACGATCTCGTGGTCACGGTCAGCGACGACCGCATCTCCGCGGCGGGGACTTTGGAGCGGGCGTTTTACATTGAGCGTTGGAACACGACAGACACCACGAACGAAGAAGGCTCAATCACCCTCGGGCAAATCTCCCTTGTGCTCGGTCTCCTGAAGGGGCTCGGTGACGGCAGCGTGTCCATCACCGTCGAATCCGATGAGGACAACGTGACGTTCACGGGGCCGAAGGGCTTCTTCCGCCTCCCTGTGCTCGCCGCCGCTTCCTCAGCCGCAGGCGTCGAGGCCGTGTCCGGTATGCTCCGCGAATCGGAAGCGAACAATTGGGTGTCGTTCGGCACGAACGGCACATTTGATTACGAAGCCCAATTCACCGCGAGCGACTTCCGCGTCCTGCGGTCGGTTGGCTCGGGCATCAGCAGCGGTGCGCTTTTCGCCATCATTTGCGAGGGATGGGCACAACCGGCCATCACATACGCCGTGGTGCGCGACAGTGTGCGCGTGGAGCACACGCTCGATCCTGAGTCCATGGTGTGCGAAACGGAAGACGCCATCACGCAGTGGTTCGGAAAGTGGCTCGCTGACGCCATCAAGGCCATGCCCGGAAGCGGGAATGTCACGCTGCGGGGCGGCAACGACTGTCCCCTCATCATCTCACACCAATACGCCGATGAGGAAAACGGGGTGCAGACGGGAACCACGGTCGTGATTGCTCCCCGGCAGGAAGACGCCGGGGGAGCGGCGTGATTGTCGAACCCTTCGTCACGAACGAGGGACGCTTCGCAATTTTTCTGCGATACCGCGACCCTGCGGACGGTTCGCTCGTGCAGGGCTCGGTGCCGTTCAGGCACTACCTGTTCATGGAAAGGGACGAGGTGGACCGCCTCTCCGAAATGTTCGACCAACGCTTCTTCGGTTGGTCGATCGGGGAGAAGACCGCAATATCCCTCGACGGGCGGCACTTGGTGCAGGTGGAGGCCAACGAGCCCTCCGACGTTCGCGCTATGTCCAAGATGTGCGGCGATTCATGGGAAGCAGACATTCGCTATGCAGACCGCTTTTGCATCGACAACATTACGGTGGAGGAATGGCCCGATTGGTATTCGCACGTTGTGCGAGCCGGTGGCTTCGACATGGAATGGAATGAGCAGGGTGAAATCACCGCTATGGGATTCACCACGAACGGCGTGGACGTGGAGCAGTTCGCGTGGCATCCCGTCCACGGAGAGCACCACACCGAATCGGAAATGCTCACTGCCTTCGCGGAACGCTTCGTTGAATTGGACCCTGACCTTGTGACTACATGGGCAGGGAACCGTGCAGACTGGCCCAAGGTCTACGAGCGATACCGCGCCTGCGGCCTCCCTCTCAATTGGGCCACGCCGATTCAAGACACCACATCGCCCCCGATGAAGCACCTGCCCCGAAGCGGCGTCTATGAGGAAGGAACGCAGGTCCTTCTCGGTCGCCTCACCCTCGATCTTGCCGACAGGAACCACGGCTTTGAGCGCGTTTGGAGGGACGGTGGGAACGGCCAATTGTCCGACCGCCGCCTCGCTTCGGTGGGTCGCCTCCTTTGGCCCGACAACCCCGAATTGTGGAAGGTGGACACGGATGGTAGGACTCATCACGAATTGTGGATGAACCATTGGGAGGATTTTCTGTATTATCACCGCGGTGACATTCTGCTCACCGACCGAATCGATCAGTCATACCACGTTAGCCGCTTCTTCATGGCTCTTCAGCGGGTGTGTGGCGTTCCCTTTTCCTCCGTGTTCACGGTGAGCGCGTTTGCCCGTGGGCTCCTGCGCCGTCGTGCGACGTGGGCCGCACCCACTGGTGTGAAGGGCGCGGAGGACTCATACCCCGGAGGATTTGTCGCTAAACCCATCACAGGACGCCACCCTCATGTTGGGGTGTTCGACTTCCGAGCCATGTATGCTGAAATCCAACGCGGCAACAACATTTCTCCCGAGATGATTCGGCAGGAGCCCACCGAGCATACGCGCACTGTGGGGAACGGCACACATTGGGACCAACGCTCCATGGGCGTTCTCCCACAATTGCAGATTGACCTCGCGGATGCGAGGAACGCAGCCAAGGCGGAGATGAAAAAACACGCGCCCGATTCATCGGAATACGCAGGATTCAACACCCTGCAATTGGCATTCAAGAGGGCGGCTGCCTCGGTATATGGACTCATGGGGCACACGGGTCATGGTGAATCACACAGGAAAGTTGCCGAGACAATTACCTATGTTGGTCGCGCCCTCGTGTCGCGCCTCATGGAGTTATGCGACGAAATGGGCTACCCTGCGCTCGCGGGGCATACGGACAGTGCCTACATTTCCATTGGAGAAGCCGATGGTGAGAAAATCGCAGCCGATTTGACGGAGCGCATTCAGAAGGAGTTCGACACCGATCGCTTCGTGGTCGAGTTTGAGAAGTTCATGGTGGCTTGGGTGGCCGCGAAGAAGAACCGCAATTTCGGGTGGGTCGTGTGGCCCAAAACGGACCTGCACTGCACGGGCTTTGAGTTCAAGAAGAGCAACGCATCACAAATCACCAAGGATGTGCAGGGTGAGGCATTCATCGCCCTGACGCGCGACAACGCCACGCGCGAGGAAATCGACGCCATCGTGTTCAAGCACATTCAACGGGTCAGGAGCGGCGAAGTGCCGCGTCAGGATCTCACGATGCGCTCACGCCTCGGGCAGAAGCCGGAGGCATACGACAACGCGGGCGGCTTTCAGGGAGCAGCACGTCGCTACAACATGACCGCTGAGCACAAGTTTGCACAGGGTGACGGTGTTCCCCACCTTTACACCGTCCGAGGCATTGAGGCTTTTCGCACGGACGAGGAAAGAGATGCGCTGACGCTTGACCTTACGACCATTGTTGAGAAGCAGGTCATTTCACCCATTTCGCTTATCTATGAAGCCATGGGATGGCCTGAACCAACCCCCGACGCTTCGCGCCCCGTTGCACTATGGTGATTGTATGATTGAACACAAAGCACCACGCCCTATCCCGATTGAGGGACACGACGACCTGTTTTCGCGCTACGACTGGTGGCCCAATGCGCCCGACAACCACATTCTGCGTATCAGCAAATCGTCATTGAGCGACTACACCTTCTGCTCTCAGCAATACTTCATCAAGCGACTTCTCGGTATGCAGGAGCCTGCGAACGACAACATGATTCGTGGTGTGAATGTCCACGAATGCTTGGAAGTGTTCTATGACGACGTGGATGTTGAGCAGGCGGGGGAATTGGAGGGGGCAGAATTGCGCCGCTATTTCAAGTCCCAATTCCCCGGACCTATGGGTATCAAGAGGAACCCACAGGAGCATTTCATGCTTGACGAGGACCTGCACATTGATCGGTTGGTCGAGGTTGAAGCGCAGCGGTTCGCAGCGAGCGACCCTGAGCACTTCCTCCCATGGGGCAACGAATTGGAATTGAGCCTCGTGTTTGAAATGGACCTTGACGGGGTGAAGCAGCGCGTTCACTTCATCGGCGTCATTGACCGCATCTTTCAGAATCCCGACGGTTCGCTGCACCTGCATGAATTGAAGACGGGTGCGTGGAAGGACAAGGAATACAAATACGAGTCCATGAGGAAGGAAATGGCGTTCTACGTTTGGCTTCTCAGAAAGTCGGATGCTTCAGCACGAATTACCCATTGGGGGTGGGACCACACGCGGGGCGTCGTCGGGACAGACACCGAGGACGCCGAGGTATTCCGCTTCGTGGAGCCCGTGCGTGTGCGCGAATTGGGTCTGATGATGGGCGACGTGCAGAATCTCATTCGTTCGCACAGGAAGCACGAAGGGGGCGAAGAAGGACCCTCCTTCCCCCTGATTGCACAGGGTCGCCAAAGTCGCATTTGCGAACCATGGTGTGGGCTGAAGGACTTTTGCCCGCGGTTCACGCAACACTGGGAGGACTGAAAATGGCTTACGAACTCATCAACGGGGATTGCATCGATGTTATGTCGAAGATGGAGGATTGCTCCGTGGACGCAATCGTGACCGATCCGCCATACGGTCTGTCATTCATGGGGAAAGATTGGGACGACCCCTCAAAGATGGCGGGTCAGGTCGAATGGGGAACGCCCGGAGCACACACCCGCGGCTATGTCGATGTGGACATGGTGAAGTTTCAGCGTTGGACTGAGGCTTGGGCGAAAGAGGCATTTCGCATTCTGAAACCCGGTGGACACATCATCTCGTTCGCGGGCTCCCGCACCTATCACCGCATGGCCTGTGCCATCGAAGACGCCGGTTTTGAGATCCGCGACCAAATCATGTGGCTCTATGGGACCGGATTTCCGAAGTCCCTCAACGTGAGCAAAGCCATAGACAAAGCCGCAGGGAGGTATGTTGATGGAGAAGTCCTTCCTTCATCACTAAAGGTGAAAGGCCCGTTGGGATTTCACATGAAGGAGAACACGTCGGAAAACCCACAGACTGATGAGGCAAAACAATGGAGCGGTTGGGGGACGGCTCTCAAGCCCGCACATGAGCCGTGCGTTTTAGCACGAAAGCCCCTCGTTGGAACGGTGACTGAGAACGTGCTTGAGCACGGAACAGGGGCGTTGAACATTGATGATTGCCGAATTGAAGGCCCCGCTTGGTCACGAACGGGAACCATGGGTGACATACGAGGTGGTAATTTTGGGAGCGGCATAGAGCACAAGAAGCGAGACGATCTCGGTAAATTGGAGAAGGGGGGCAGCCGTCGTTGGCCCGCCAACATCATTCTCAGCCATCACCCCGAATGCACCCGTGTTGGGACCCTCAGCCCCGCCCATGAACCATGTGTTTTAGCACGAAAGCCCCTTGATGGGACGGTGACTGAGAACGTGCTTGAGCATGGGACAGGGGCCTTGAACATTGACGATTGCCGAATTGGGACGGGCGAAGACCGGACTTCGGGTGGGGAAAGTGGTTCGGCGGCATCATCGGTGCTTCAGGACGGGTTTCATCAGCGCAGGCAAGAAAGGCCAACCGGCGGTCGTTGGCCCGCCAACATCATTCTCAGCCATAACCCCGAATGCACCCATGTTGGCCTGAAGACGGTCAAGGGCAACGGCCATGCCCCCGCCCTTGGGAAAGGAAATCCGTTTGGAGGAAACAACGACACGGAGCGCGAAGAACGCCATTTCAACGAAGAAGTCGTGGAAAACTGGGAATGCGTGGAGGATTGTCCCGTGCGTATTCTTGATGAACAGGCTCCATCGGTGGGCAACGCCTTCTCGTCGGATCGAAAGACGGACACAACGGGCGGCACGGGCAATTCGTGGTCCACTTCATCAAAGAATGTGGGGGACGGCAACGGTGTGTTTGATGGATTGTCCGGCGCATCCAAGTTCTTCTATTGCGCCAAGCCGTCCAAGTCCGAGCGCAACGCGGGCCTTGATGAATTGGAGGAAACCGCGCGGTCATTGGTGGGTCAGACGCATTGGACCAACGAATGCGGGGACTGTGGGCGCAGGTGGCCGCAGCAGGAGTCCGTGTGCCTGAAGTGTGGCGGTGAATTGGTTCGTGAATCAAGGGACCCTCCCGTCGCAAAGAACCACCACCCCACGGTGAAGCCTGTGGACTTGATGCGCTACCTGTGCCGCCTCATCACGCCGCCCGGTGGCGTCGTTCTCGACCCGTTCATGGGGAGCGGGACGACAGGTATTGCTGCGACAAACGAGGGCTTCCACTTCATCGGTATTGAGATGGAAGAGGACTACATCGACATAGCCCGAAGGCGCATCGCTCATTGGGTAGAAGAGAGAGAAGTGGTCATCCGCGAGCAACGAGCACAACGGAGCCTTTTTGATTTCTGAGGTGATTTATGGTGAATTACGAAGTTTTGGTCGGCGATTGCCGAGAGACGCTGAAGACGTTGCCGGACGAGTCCGTGCATTGTGTCGTCACATCGCCCCCGTATTTCGGGCTGAGGGACTACGGGACCGGCAAATGGGAAGGTGGCGATTCCGAATGTGACCACAAAATGTCGGAGGGGGAACTCGACCCTAAGAGAGCAGGTGGAGATGCCGGTTCTTCCCACACGGTCAGATTCAATCGAGAAAGGTGCCACAAATGCGGAGCCAAGAGGATAGATGACCAAATCGGCCTTGAGCCAACACCCGAAGATTTTGTCGTAGCCTTGGTCGAAGTCTTCCGCGAAGTGCGCCGCGTTCTCAGGGACGATGGGACGGTGTGGCTGAACTTGGGCGATTCCTATGCAGGATCATGGGGCAACTACGGCGGCGAGAATCGCGGCAATGGCACACAACGAGAAATCACGAACGGTAGTCAAGTCAAAGATCATACCGAGCGATACGGCCTGTATTGCCCGCCTACCGCCAACGTGCCGGGGCTGAAACCGAAGGACTTGATAGGCATTCCGTGGCGCGTTGCATTCGCTTTGCAGGCCGATGGGTGGTATTTGCGTCAGGACATTGTTTGGTCGAAACCCAACCCGATGCCGGAGTCGGTTAAAGACCGTTGCACCAAATCACACGAATACGTCTTCCTGCTCACCAAGTCGCCTCGGTATTGCTTTGATAATGAGGCGATTAAGGAACCTGCAAAGACTGACGACCCAAGGCGGCCTTACACGTCGAAGGGCGCAAAAGACATGGACGGGAGGGCTGAATGGAAGTCCGGGCAACGACGTGACGGCGATGATTTTACGACCCGAAACCGTCGTTCGGTATGGACCGTCACCACCAAACCGTTCAAGGGAGCGCACTTCGCCACTTACCCGCCTGACTTGATCGAGCCGTGTATTTTGGCCGGTTGCCCCGAAGGAGGGACTGTTCTCGATCCGTTCGGTGGCTCAGGGACCACCGCAGGTGTCGCGCTCAAGCACGGTCGCAAAGCCATTCTTTGTGAACTGAACCCTGAATACGCCGCCCTTATCCCCCGCCGCATCGAAAACATCCTCGGCTATAACCCCGAAGAACGCGAGAAGCAGCGTTCACTGCTTGATTTCTGAGGTGTTCACCATGAGTCACCTGTTCCGTCATTTCCCCCGCGAGGTGGATATGCGGAAAAGGAAGGTCGTCCATTCAATGGAAGAATTGCAGCGATACGTTGCTGCGACCAACGGGGCAGACAACATCACCACGACGGTGTATGGCTTTCGTGAATTGAAGGGCACTGGAAAGCGCGGCGAATACGCCACCGCCATTGTGCCTCACTTCGTCATCGACATGGACTACGAGCGAGCCAAGGTGAACGGGCGAACGGACTCCGAGGCAGGAGATAGGTGCATCCAAGAAGCCTCCATGCTTCATCGCCACCTGCTGAGCAACGACATTCGGCACGCCATGTGGTTCACTGGTGGCGGCCTGCACACTTGGGTGTCGCTCGATAAGACACATTACCCCGACGGGCGCGGTATGTCCGACTTGATGCGAACAGGACGGCGCATCGTGGATGGGTGGGTCAGGGAGTTCAACCTGAGCACGCTCGATCCTGTCGTGTCTTTCCGCCCCGACCGGCATATTCGCATCCCCAATTCGTTCAACTTCAAGCGTGGCCTGTGGGGCTTCCCTGTGTCCACCGAGGACCTGTCCCTCTCATGGAAGGACTTCCTCGACCGCGCCGCCGAGCCACACGGAGGAATGCACCCATACGGCACAAACGGCCTCGTGCTCGACATAAAGGTGCAGGACGACGTGGAGTTCGACGCGCAGCCTGTGGAAATTGACATGAAGCGCGTGGGCTCAATGAACGTCCTACCTTGTTTGGCTGAGGCTGCTTGTGAGCAGGCAAACCCTCCCCACGAGCCGAGGGCGTTCCTGATGATGTTTCTCATGGATCGGCTGCGCTCCTTTGCACGCCCACCGCGCTCTTCGCCAGTGAGCCATGAGAGCATAGTGGAGAGCGTTTGCTCTTTCATTGAGGACTTGAAGTGGTCCGATTATAACCCCGAAATCACACGAATGCACGCAGAACATGGCGTCAAGAGGTATTACCTGACACCGACGTGCCGAACCCTATATGAGCGAGGCTACTGCCTCGGTAAATGTCCGTTTTATGACGGGAGCGCGGGAACATGAGCGAAGACATCGAGGCAATTCGTCGCAAACGACTGAAGGAACTTCAGGAGAAGGCGAACGCAGTTCAGGAACAGGTCGAGGAAATACACGCCATGCAGCGTGAGTTCTCATGGGAAGACTTTGGCTATAAAGAGCCGGAATGGGGCTTCCGTGAGAGCAAAGAGATGCCGGGTGCCTTCGACATTTGCCAAAAAAGGCAGACAGTGGCCCTGACCGGCGATCCGCAATTCGCCATGCTCGTCACCGATTTGCTCAACCGAGCGCGGTTGGAGGAATTGACTTTGAACAGGGGTGAGAATGATGGCAAAGAAGATTGAATTATGCCGTAAATGTGGTCGGACCACGAACGTGGTTCACCCTCTCCGTGGCCTTTGCCTCCCCTGCATCCGCAGTGCCCGTCAGGAGGCGAAGCAGTGAAGACAATTTACATTGACAATCGAGAGCGTTCGGGCCTTGAGGAATTGGTGAAGAAGCACGCAGCGAAGGCCAAAATCACCTGCACGGTGCAGGAGAACATGCTCAGTGACTATTCCTTCGGGGAAGTCGGCATTGAGGCCAAGACCATGGAGGACTTCTTTCAGTCACTTCACAGTGGACACCTTGTTCGTCAATTGGACAACATGGATGACAACCTGAGCCGTTATGTGCTCGTCATCCATGGGACGTTAGACAGGTATGTCGCGGGACTGAAGCGGCGTGGTCGCTATGTGTCGTATTCGTCCATCGAAGACCAATTTATCGGTGCGCTCGCCCGCTTTGACGTGGACTATGACGTGACGATTATGCACTTCATCACCACTTCAGCAGCGGCTCGGTGGATCGTGAAGCGTTGTGAGAAGGACGGGACCGTTGGCTCAAGCAGCACCCGCACCCTTCGCAGAACCGCGTCGGAGGACGTGCGCATTGATGCCCTGCGGGCCATTGGGTGCAGCGAGGCCCAAGCCAAAGCACTGCTCGACAAGTTCGGCTCCCTCGTGGAAATTAGCGCGGCAACGAAGAAGGAATTGATGACCTTAGATGGCATTGGGAAAATCCGAGCCGACGCAATTCACACAGGCCTCACAAGTGAGCAGCCTGTGGTGAAGGAGAGGGTCAAGACGGGGACCGCGTAAGCATCCTTTATGACGTGGTGTTGGATGGGAGAGAACCGGAGGTTTGGGGATGCTTAGACTGGAAGCCACCACTGCTGCGAATCGACAGTGGGACGACTACATGGTCGTGAATGCCGAGAATGACGGCGCACGCTTCATTCGCGGCTACATCGAGCGGTTCAACACAGTGTCATTCTTCAATGAGTTCGCAGGCTTGCTCTCTTTCTTCTTCGTGATGGGACAGGTTTGCGCCCCATACATGCGCATTCCCATTCACGGCACCTTCATTGATTGCCGCGTTCACACCTATTGGATTCAACAATCCCGAACGGGGAAGTCAATTGCATGGGAGTTCACCGACCGGCTGCTTGAGGCTCTCGGTATTCAAAGCGAGACCTTTACCGCAGGTTCGGACGCGCGTTTGATTGGAACAATTGAGAGCCGACCAGTCATTGACGAAAACGGTCGTCCAACGGGAGAAATGGACCACATCGTCATTCCCGGCCTACTGAACGGCTACAAGTCGATTCTTTTTGATGAGGCGAGCGTTCTTCTTAACGATCAGAAGTCGTATTTCAGCGATAAAATCCTGTATTTGCAGCAGGCCATGGCCCCGCTCGGTTCGCGCACAAACGTGATGGTGAAGCACCTTGTCGGTGGTTCCGTCTATACGCCTTCGGGCGTTTCCCTGTGGATGACCACCTTCCCCCCAAAGGACATTATGCACCATGTGCTCGACAAGGGGTTCTTTCAGCGTGTGTTCCTCTTTCAGAATGACGTGACCGTTGAGCAGCGACAAACGGTCAGCGAGCACCGTGTCGCAGGTGCGTATGTGCGCCCCGATGAACGCATCATGGACTATGAAACGCTCGCGGGCTTCATTTCCGAATGCACTGACTTGATGAAAAACCGCCTCTTTGACGCTATGGGCCTCGTGGACGAAATCGCTGAACGGCGTGACGAGGAAGGCAACGTCGCCGTCTATACCGTCAGTCGTGAGGAAGTGTGGAACCGCATGTCGGACGAAGATCGTGAGCGTGCCGCCATGGACCACGCATACGACATTTTCACCACGTCACCGGGCTATCACGCTGCCATCTTCAACGCCAACGACGACTACTACTCACTGGTTCATAGCATCACCAACGAGAACGTCCGAGAAACGGCCATGTCCTTCATCCCCAACATTGAGAATTACACCTTCATTTTTTCAAATCTGATTGCGGTTATCATGCGCTCCGAAGTCGTCACTGAAGACCATGTGATGATGGCCTCGGAAATCATCTACGACAATTTTCACAACCTGATTATTTGGCTTGAGCAGAAGCAGAACGTCACCGACAAGAAGCGTATTGCCGCTGAGCGCGGAGCGTGGGAGTCGGCCTATGGGGCGTGCAGGAAATACGTCGATGAGCGCGACGGGGTGGAGCGAGCCATGCAAACAGAATTGCTTGAGATTTACGCCACGCAGCAGTGCATCGCTAACATCACCGCCCAACGCCGCTTCAAGCAATTGAAGGACAGTCAGCAGGTCAAAATTGTGAAGTCCGGTGCAGGTGGTCGGAACTTCGTGACACTCGCATGGGGCGGTTCATCGTGAATAGCAGGGAAGGAATCTGTGCGGTGTTTGATGCAAACATCGAAGCGGCGGGGTATCGGGGAGATGCCGAAATCGTTCTCATCGCCGTCGTTGGCGACAGGCGCACGATTTACACTGACTTGTGGAGCGACGAAAGAGCGGCAATTATTGAGCGCACCCACAATTGCGAAATCCTTGGCCTTTCGTCCTTCGATCCGACACTTCCATATGTCGGCCACAACATTCCTCAGCAATTCCCCGCGAACGATGCGTTCGACCTAATGGCGGAAGCGCAGAAAGTGAGCGCAGAAGTGCTTCAGAACGAAGGGAAGAGATATGCCCTGTCCGACTTGGCGAGGGCGAACTTACCTATTCACTCTCCAATCGGGGCACTTGAGTTCCTCACAATTGTGGACTACATGCGCTCTTTTTCCTTGTTCCGAAGCGGCAGGGAGCGCACCATGGCGAGGCAAGTCCTTCACACTGCTGATATGTGCCGCCGCTTGTTCAATACCGTGGTGAAAAAGAAGCGTCTTCGCTTCCTGAACCCGCAGACAGGAAAGAAGGCCCATGCTGAAGTGCGTTGGATGATTCAGGAGGAAGAATGAATGCCGTGGCGGTGGGTTGAATGCAAGACATGCAAACGTCTTCGGTGGTCTATTGCCAAGCACCCTCGGTGCAACACTGGCTCGTGCGTTTCGCAACGCTGCCGTGATGCAGATCCGCAGCCACCTGCACCCAAGGAAAAGAAGGAAGTGAAGTGCCAAAGGTTTGATTGGGGAGGTGCATGAGTTATGGGCGTGTGGGGCCACGTTGAGGGCATGGTGGGCGGTTGGTCGGTCTTGAAAGGCGGGGTGTGGGAGGGGAGATTCCTTGACGACATTAGGGAAGCCGACCCCGCGATCCAATCCATTCTAAGCCAATATAAGGCCGGAACGCTGAAAAAATTGCCACAACTGCCGTGGAAGGAAGGAAAAAAGGCAACGGTCCCTTGGACGGCCATGCGCGACGAAGGAATTGGATTCGCGGACCTTGAGGGCTTCAACAACCCCGAAGGCAACATGCTTCCGGCCCCGCTTAATTGGACCGGCGGAAAAACACTGATTATGCCATACCTGCGAGGCATCCGGCAGAAACTCGACGGTGACTTCATACCCGCCGAATTGTTTGGTGGCAGCGGTTCGTTCATTTTCGGCATGAATGACCCGCGGGCTCGCGGCCTCTATGGCGACATCAACCCCGATCTCACCAATCTCATGCAGCATCTCAAGGGGGGTATCGGAGAGGTGCGTATTCCGCGCGACAAGGAAGAGATGCGGGGAATGATTGATCGCATGAATGAATTGCGCGAACGGCGCGATGTGGGAGGCCACGCGCTTGCGCACCATCAGTCGGAAGAACTCGCACGTCTGTTGCTCGGCACAAACCTTCAGACCCGCGACGGGATATTTCGATACGAACCTTGGGGGGTTGATGTAGACGGATATACGGATGGGCGCATCAAGATGCCTTCATTCCGTCAAGCCGGAACCGGGGCCAATTATCGGGTGATGCCTTGGGAAGTGGGTTCGCTTGATTACGGACCGTATGCAGAAAGGCTCGCAAACGTGGACATCCACACTGGCCCCATCACCGATACGGCCCGCCATTTGACGCCTGAGCATCTGCTTTATCTCGATCCGCCGTATCTGACCCGTGACATCGACTACGGCGGGGCGGATGAACAAAAAGCAGGAAAGACTCTCGATGACGAACTGCAAATGGACGCACTGCGTATTGGTGCTGAACACGAAGGTCCTGTCATCTTGTCGAATTACCTTTACGACAAAAACACGGGTGAGCCACTACACGACTACATCGACGCTTTGCAGGAGCACGGATTCACCATCCACCCATGGATTAGAAAACCGAAGGGGACCAAGAACCCGCAGGTCGAAGCCATCGCTACACGCAACATCCCCACGGATGTGCAATCTACCCTGTTCTGATTCAGCGGTCGCGGGCAACACGCCCGCCGCCTGCTCCAAGGTCCCGTCGCATCTTGGGACGGGCACCGCTGCCCGAACCCCTCACCTTTGACCGCGAATAACGAGCGCGTGTGCGCTTTTCCTTGTTCTTCCTCGACACTGAATACGCTCGCCGCTTCTGTTGTCGTTCAGCACGACCTTCTGAGGGGTCACGGGTGTAGCCTCGGAACTCACCCTTTACGACAGACCAACCGATCCCAAAGGCTCGCTCTTCAGGCGAGGGCGTGCGTTCCTCCACAGTTCACCACACGTCGGGCATTCCCATATGAAGATACGGTCGCGGGAACCGGCATAGAAGCCGTTTATTCGCACGGCGAGCACTGCCTCGGAGCAACCGGGGCAGGTCTGTTCGACCTTGGCTCGGTATTTCATGGCGAATCACCCGTTGTAGGTATAGATGAAGACCACATCACCGATACCAAGGGGTCCGAGAGGGGCGATGACTGTGGTTGCGAGATCGAGAAAGGTGATGGTTGAGCCCGACACCGTGTAGTGAATCCCTTCGCGGAGGGGGCACATTTGCGTGGAGGCGGAACCAAACCAAACTGCGCTAATGACGTGTTCTCCACCCGTAGATGGTGCAGCAATTGGTGTATAGGTAAGGCTACCACCGCTGCCCGGACCAGTGTAGGAAATTGTCTGCTTGTCCTGACGAGAGAGAGGCGTGATTTGGTGCGCCGTGCCTTGATCGTCAGCGTAGTATAGGTGAGTTTCACCGGAACCGGGCAAGGCCCCGCCGGGGTCGCGTGCATAAAGCAAACCCATGTTGGTGATGGGAAGGTTGCCCGCCGTCAAGGCAGGAGTCGTGCCGTAGTCGTTGAGCGGGTCTGTTTCTGTGGATGAACTGTCGAAAAGCGCGGTCAGGGGCAGTGGCCCGCCGCGGATGAACACGCGCTTGTCCTCGACGGATGCGACGACAAGGGGTGAGGCATAGGTGACGCGAATGGCCGCGAGAATGCACGATTGCTTGATGAGATGGCTCGACGGCATCTGCGGATAAATGCCGGTTGAAGTGTCCACCACGGTGCCGCAGACCAAACCAATGTTGTTCGTGCCGCTGAGTTCAGGGTCCACAATTACGAGAACCCAACATTCCTCATTCAGCGCAGACGGCAGAACCATACCGCCCGCATTGAAGCGTGAGTTATAGTAAGAGGGCGTATTGAAATTGAATGCTGAGGCACTGCCGACGTTGTAGAAGGCACCGTCGAGGCAGACCACACCAGTGTCCACGAAAATGGAATTGGTCGCACCACCCGTGTTTGGGCGAACGCAGGCGTTCCCGCTGATTGGATTATTGCGTGAAGCGTCGGAACCGTAATCCGTCATGGTGATGGGCACGACACCGTTCCCAAGCCCGCGCTCAAGGAAGCCGGTCAGGGTAGCCGTCGAGAGCACGTCCGTGTCGCGCAGCCCGTCAGCCTGCCATGTGGCTCCCGTGCCCGTCTTTTCGTGTCCCTCGCCAATGCCCGTCGTCCCCATCAGCGCACCTCCATTACAACATCAACGCGAATCTCATTGGTTGCGTTCTTGCTGATAGGGATAAAGGAAGCACGAAATGCAGGGCTATCGAGCGGGGTTGCCCCATGCAACACCACTTCCTTCACGTCGCTCGCTGCAATATGCTGCGTGTCGAAAACACCAGTGATAGACACCGCTCGATCGTCGATGCGTTGAACGGTGGGCGTCACACTGAACGCGACGTTGCCTGCCCCACCGTCACGACTGGTGGCGCGGCCTCCGGTGGTCCCAAGACTCATTTTGCTGATGAGCGTTTGCAGGTGAGCCGCCAATTCCGCTTTGATTCCGTCAAGCACAGGCATTCAACGCACCTCGTAGAAAACGCTCTTGGAATGACCCACGGGGTCCATCCTTTTTGATGCTACCCGCAGGTTATCACCGTCACCGATAGCCACCACGTTGTTGGCCGTCAGGACAATTGTTGTTGCCGTCACCGACGACACAAACCCAACCAATTCGTGGTCGTCGTTCAGAACGGCGTCGTATTGCGAATAGCGCAGCGTGGCGTCCGTCCCCGCCACGTTCAGCGTCGTGGTTGTGCCCGCACCCACCGCGCCGTTCTTCGTCACGCCCGTTTGGCCGCCACGCACACCGATGCTCCCCAATTGATGAGTGGTGGGCTCTCCGCGGTGCCTTGCGCCAATCAAGAGGCGCGTGCCGTTCACGAACCGCGTCAGGACGCGCTGAGCCGACACCACGCGGATGGGGGCGTTGAGCGAGATGGAGAACTGCTCCTTAGTGCGCGTCGGGTCTTCGTCCTGCACGGCAGCAGTGGACGACTGAAGGTCTGCGATAAGCCCCTCAATGCCCTTTTCGTATTGCCCAATGATGAGATCGCTCGTCCCTGCGGCATAGTCGTGGCGCACTTCAAAAACGGCGAACTCACCGCGGATGTTCTCAATTGAGAAATCCACGTTGATGATTTCGCCGGGGCGAATGTCGGTTGATTGCAGCAGCCCTTCAACACGAATGAGGGAAGAGCCTTGTGTCGAACGGCGGAGAAGGCCCTTAGCGAGTCGCAAGGCGACACTGCGCTCGCGCACACCCGGAACGCTGACCTTCATAGTGCGCTCGACACCCTCTTCGCCACCGGGGCCGCCCATCTCACGCATCTTCTCCACGTCGCGCACGTCGCCACGGACGATTTCATTTTGAGCCACCATGTCGCCCTCCACAATGACGTGGTTCGCCATCTCAAGCATGGTGCTCACTGTAATGTTGCGAGGCCCGCTGCTCGTTCCCACGCGCCGCTCTTTGCCGGTAAAGACTTCGGGAGAATAGATGAGAAGGCCGTTTTCGCTCAATGACAATTGGTGTCCGTCAATACGCGACAGGTCCCGCAGAATGTCCATGACGCCAATGCCTCGCCCTTTGCGGCTGATGAAGGATCCACTGTGCATGAGCATGTCACGCAGCGAGGGGTGGCTGAAAAGGAAGGCCGTGCGTGCTGCGGTCAGGCTCATGTTTGACGACGAATAATCCGCATACACGCCCGTGTCTGTCGTGGCTTGTTCGTGCTGAATTGTGAAGATAGTGAGGTCTGCGCCGGGGATAGCAGAAGCCAAATCGTTGAGCAGCATGAGCGCGGCGTCACTGGTGCGAACACCGACACCCATGTGCTGCCCGAAGCGCACCGCGCCAATCCCCATTCCCGCCGCGCTCAGCGTTTCTGCGTTCAGGTTGCGGAAGAGCACTTCCGTATCATCATCACCGCGAACTCCCGCAACCCTCCAACGCTTCTGCCCTTCATCAATCAGGTATGGTGGTGCAAAGGTGCTGATGAGTCTTCCGTCTACATACGGCGTAAGCAGACCGCCTGTTCCCGGTGCGCGACGATAGGACACAAAACCACCATTCTGCCCGTCGCTTAGCACGAATCGCTGAGGACTGAGCATGATGAAGTCTGATGGGTTGTAGTGTCCGATGCCGCGGTATGCCATGTTTGTCGCATAATCTGTGGAGTCGTCACTGCTTGTCGCATCCCACTTGTCGCTCAGCAACATGCCGACGCTCACCGCATTGTCCACCAAGGACGGAAGAACGACGAGGGGGACGGTGGGTGGTGTGAGGTTGGCGACAGTCGCCACTTCCAAAGCAGTGGCCGAACCCTGCCGAACTTCATAACCCGCCAAATCTGCAATAGAACTGCACTGCCCCGTCGCTGAAAGGATGGTGAACTTCGTCTCCGTGCGCGACGAATAGCGCACTGAGCCAGTCAAGCCGATAATGACGAGGTAGCCGCTCTTGGAGAAAGCCGTAGCGTCCTCAACGATAAGTGCGGCTCCTGTGTCGAACTTGATGGTGGTTCGGGGACCAAGTGCCGCGAGAGCATAGTCCGGTTGCTTCCTCACCGCTTCAACGTCCTTATCGCGCCGGAAATAGGGGTCGAGGGCGAAAGTGTCGTCGGTGGTATAGACCGTTTCCGTTTGAGAGATGGTCTCGCCACCGCCGGGGTGTGTGCTTTGCGAATAGCGAGCGTCCACGAAAGCGTTCAGCACGCCGTTGCGATCGCGACGGGCCGCATCAGACTTGAAGTGCTGAAGCATGTTGGCCGAGGGAATCAAGTGCCACACGACATCGCGCTCATTTGCGTCCGGCCATTCAATGGTCGGAGCGGCGTCATAGGGAGATGAAATACCCTGAATGTCCCCTCCCTGCGAGTTGGTCGAGGATTCAAACATCCCATACCGCTTGTCACGGGTGAATGGTTGGTCCTTCGACCCTGCTTCGGTGATGGTTGCGTATGGTCCAAGCAGCCATCCATCCTGATTCATCAGGCTCCCGTCAGAATTGTTCTCGGAGGTGTAGCCGAACACCTTCAGGGGGCGCACCATGCGCACGATGTAGTCGGCATAACGACGGACTGGCTGCGCGATTTGCGCCTTTGCAGTGGCGTTTGTCCCACCTTGCCTCGTTCGGAGAAGGTCGCCGTCTTCACGCCGTTCAAGCCACGTTTTGCGCAGAATGAACACACCACCCCATGGCGGCAGGTCCGCGGATCCACGCACGGCCCAATGGTCGCGGATGCCCGCCCCATCTGCTTGTTGAATGTCGTCGCTGAAGGGGTTAGAGAGTGCCGAGAGGTCAGTGTCTTCATTCAGCGTCCATTTGGGCTTAGCCACACGTTGGTTGGGGTTTGATTGGCCGCCATAGGTGTCATTCGGACGACCCGCAGTGGTCGTAATGCTGCCCTTTGACGCGCCTGTCTTTGTCCACCGTGTCTCCTGAACCCACGACGGCGTGACGGGGAAGATTTGCCCCACCCCAAGGTCAGAATGCAGGGACACCGCTTTTGTGCTCGTGACGATGTAGTCGGTGTTGCGTCCTTCCGACCGCTCCGTTTCCGTTTCCACATTTAGGCCAAGGCGAGGGGACAAATCCGACTGAACCTGCCGGTGGTCCGCGATTTCGTGTAGGGGAATAGGCAGTGTCCCACGCTCGGCTTGGGTGGTGTCGGGCATATTCCTGCTCGTTCCCCATCCAACGGCGGGGAAGTGCTCTTGAGTAGCCGTTTTCACGTCCACCGGATGTGCATTGAGATGAAGGTTGGTGCCTTTTTGATGGTAGAACTCACTGCCGACGGAGGCACCGAACTCAGACGACTGAAGCACGGCTTCGACCGATCCTGCTGCCTTTGTTTTGCTTCCCGAATGATGATTCAGACCGATGATGGGGTCCGAACCAGTGTTCACGGACTTCGCTTCCATGAACTTAGCACTTGAACCCGTGATGGTGGCGAACTCGGTCCTGTGCGCGTCAATGAGGCCCGCAGGCATGGCTCGTGGACTCACCATGCCGAGCATTTCGTGCTGAAGCACACGCCCCATACCCACGCGCCGTTCGCCCTGCGCCCATGGGGCGTTGGATAGTCGGTTGAAGCCCTGCCCGTCATAGGCCTCATTCGTCTGCTGACTCACAACGAAGCCGATAGGCACAGTGCGTTCAACGCCCGTGTAGGACGTTCCGGTGGGCCACGGCCAGTCGCCACCCGTCGGCAAGTCGTTCAGCGAGTCGTGCTTACCACCGTCGAACCGAGCCGAACGGAGAATGGAGTCCATGGAGGCTGACGTTTCCGCAGGATCTCCTGCAAGCATGTTCAATGCGTCACTGGCGTTGCGGAAGCCGAAGGCACGCACGGGCAAGCGACGGCTCCAATCAATGGCGACGAGGGGGTCGTGAACGGCTACGGTCACGTTCCAATCCTGCGTCCCATCACTGTCGAGAACGCGGCGGATGGGGACCTTCCGTGGGCTCAGCCCGTCCCCAATTCCTTCACCGCGACTGAAGCGATGTGGCTCACCGTTTGCGGTGAATTGCGGAAGCAATTCAAGCGTCCCGTGTGCTTCCCGCAGACCCGAATGCCCCATGAGAACGGCACCTGCGGCCTTCTGACCCCAATTGGTCCCATGACCGCCTGCGTTCAGACCGTTGTAGCCGTATTGTTGAAGCCATTGAAATGCGTAAATGCGCTCAAAGGGCATCCCGTGATCGACATTTGACGAACCAGTGTCGTGAGCGTTGCGCAAATACAAACCCCGCACCGCAGGTTGCTGAACGGCATTCGGCATTCCTGCCTGACGATAGCGGAACGTCAGGTATTGCTCACGAACGGTGCCGAGCAAGGCAGGGTGGGCGTATTCGGCGGTCCATGTGCAAAGGAAGGCGTCGGGGGTGGCCCCCGAGTTCGTGTCTGACGGCCCAAGCAACGCAAGGTCTTGGTGTGCATTATTTGCGCTAAATGATACAGCAGTTTCGTCTGTCGCCACTGGGACGGCTGATGCGTTCACCAAGTCGGGGTCGTGAACAAGCAGGGGCGGGACAGTGGCGAGTTCGGTCGCCACACGAGGCGTCCGCCAACCCGGCCCAAGCCCCAACATGGAATAGACGAATGGGTCACTGCCTGTGTTTTCGTGCCCCGCGTCAATCCAAGCAGGTGGAGGACGACCGCCCATCAACAGGTAGTCGCTAATCATGAAGCCGTTCAAGGTGAACTCTTCACCTGCGTTGTGCCGGTTGTTCACTGTCCGCGCAACGGACACCCCAATAGAAACTGGCCCCTGCGTCAATGCGGCAGAATATGGACCGCTGCCGTCCTGTCCGGTGTAGGCATTTACCCAACGGGTCTGTTCGGTCGCACCCTCAACCTTGGTGTGCAATTGACCGGGAGCGAAAAGCACGTCGATTTGCTCATGCGGTGCGTTGCCGTCATAACGGAGCCAATTCGGCAAACCCCGCCCCTCGATTTCACCCATCGGGAAGCCATCAGAAGCAAAGGAACCTGTGTTATACGTCTCGCCCTTTACCTCCATAGTGTCGAGATAGTAGAGCGTCGAGGACGGCGGGCTGCTGAGGCCATTATAGACCGATTGGAAGCCCCAGTGCTTGTGTTCGGACTCGGCCTCAAAGAGCAGGGTGTAGGCCGAGCCGTGCGAACGGTGCAGTTGTCGTCGGAGAGCCTTCGGTGTGCCCCTTGTGGTTAGTGGGGTGATGAAATGGTGGCCCTGACGACCAAAGCGGATGCGGTGGTGCGGGTGGGTGTAGGTTTGCTCCACACCGTTGTCCGTTTCAGTGAGCACTGATCCGCGCTCGGTATGGTCGCTGAGCCGATGAGCAGCATAGAGGCGCGTGGTGCCGCTTGGAACGGCACCGGGCGTTGTGTTAGGGGTGAGGCCGAACTTGGGCGTCATGTCGTCGTGCAGAATGCGCACGGGGTGGAAATGCAGAACACGGTCATGCGTGTCGAAAGACGTGGTTTGGTTGTTGGCTTCTCGGACACCGGCTTCTTCGGTGGTGGGTGCGCTCAGCCCACCCATGCCCCACGACAGGTTGCTCCATGCCTGCACACGATCGTGACCGGAGCGAACGAGAATGTTCCCCGGAATCGCGTCCTGTGAAGGCAGGTTGATGCTAAGGTTGGGTTCAATCCCGCTCCCGACGGTGGACGGGAGGGGGGACTCAGTGCCGGTGGCGGGATTGACCCGATTTTGATTGTGTGTGTAATCCTTGATGACTGTTCCGAATGGAGAGCCACCTTGGAGCACGAGTTCCTGCCCTTTATCATCAATGACTGAAAGATTCTCCCACACCATTTCCTCGTTGGGAATGACAAGCCCGCGCACACGTTCCGTGTTCACTGCTCGGGTGGTTCGGAAGGGGCGGCAGACGTAGCCCTGCGCACCAGTGAACGAGTCAGACGCAGTGGTGATGGTCGCCTTCTCGCTCTTCAGACCGAACTTTTCGACCGCTTTTGCCGCATTCACCGACGAAGCACGAAGGTTGCCCATGCGAGCATGTCGATCGTCGTGAGCATTGGAGAATGTAGCGAATCGCCCTGCTATTTTGTGCCCGTTCTCCAACGCTACCGTCCAATCGGCTTTGGATGGGGCCTTGAAGAGCGACTGTCCGTTCCTGAGAACAATGGTGCTGCTGCTGATGGTGATTTTGACGCAGGCGCGGTAGATGCTTTGATTGGCAGGGATTTCCCCATAGAAGTCCGTGACTTTCATGGTCCCGAAATGGTGCGAGCCGGAATACCCTGAGCCGCTCACAATTGTTGGAAGCAAAATCTTGGCGTATGCTTCGCCATCAGAACTGAGCATAAGGCGTGGGTAATCGTCGGTAGCGTATGAGTCGAAGGACGAACCGTCCCCGAAAGCCTCTTTGTCTGTGATGTCCAATGTAGCGTTATACAGAATGATTCGTCGCCCGTCGTCAAAATCTTCCTGCGTATATGCAAGGCCCGAGGTAGATGGTGTGGTTAGGTCTTGGCGACGATATAATCGCGTTCCGGCGGCCAAGTCTTTGCTCAGACTTAGAGTGAGATTGATGCGGAATGAGGCAAAGGAAGAGATGATTCCGTATTCGTTCCCATATTCGTCCGAAACAACGTCGCCAACGGCCCAAGGTGTCGGATCGACGGCAGGGTCTTGGTCCACATCAATGTGCGAACCTGAAGTGGTGTGGGAGGTTGTGGCAACCCACCCACTGTTCCTTTCACGCGGCCCCAAGGCGTCGAAGAACGTGTCGTGGGTTTCCTCAATTGCGCTGATGGTGCCAATTGCTTCACCTTCTGACGAATAGACGACATCGCCAACATCGAAGTGAGTTCGGAAATCTGTATTGGCGGCCAAAACCTTCACTTCGGTGCTCCCGACACCAAGCCCCAGTGCGTTGTCTGTGCTCACGATGCAATCCGTCGCAATCACATTCCGGTTGTCCATTCGGACGCCGAACTCGGGTTCCTCGATGAGCAGTTCATCACTTTCGACGGCATCTCGCTGATCGTTGAGGCCAGTCCATTGGAATGGGTCTGCGGCAGCCTCACCCATGATAGAAGGGCCATCAAAGGGCATGTCGGGTGGTGGTAGCGACGGAAGATAGCACGAATTGAGGCCTTCGATGCTGAATCGGGAATAGCCATGGCCGCTGAGAGCAGCAGGCTGAGCACCCCGTGATTCGTGCCCAACGTCCGGCAAGCCCATGTTGCCCCCGTCCATCGGCTTAGCCGCCATGTGCCACACGGGAATAGGCGCACCAAGCCCCTGAATGATGGGGCCACCGTTTGCGGTTCCCCAATACCCACCACCGCTCGGCGTGTCGCTTTCCCACGTCACCACGACAGTGTGTTGCTGCTCCACTTCGTTGTTGATGGTGAACGACGCAGTTCCAATGATGTTTGCTGCCGTGTCGTAGTCCACCACTCGGAACACAATTTCGCCACCTTGTGTCGTCGGATTGTCGAAGGTGAAGGTCTGCACAATGGACCACCCGTCATAGCGCAGGGTATTGCCCGATGCGTCGGTGATGGTTCCCTGTTGGGGGATGTCCGTTGGGAGATGGTGCGTCGGCACATCCGTGACCGTTTGGAAATTGAGGTGTAGCCTGTCGTTGCGAATCAGGGTGTTTGAAGGAAGGTCAATCGCAATAGGGGCGTCGAGAACAACCGTCCATGGACTTGACCCTGATTCAACGTCCCGAATAGTCCCAATGTAGCGAGAATTGGCTCCTGCCGTATAGAGCGAGTCGCCGGGGTAATACGCATAGTTCGCAGGGCTCGGCACTTCCGTGAGCGAAAGAGCGTTTGTGCTTCCTGCGGTATAATCACTTGTCGTTTTCAGATCGCCGCTCGACAGGCGATTGGAATTGATGTTCCTTCCCGTGTAGGAGACTTTGCCGCTCATGCGTTGGTATTTCGCACGCAGGTAGCGTCCCCGACTGTGCGCTCCTGTTTGGTAGTCACGGGACGAATTGATGGCCGCGGCAATCATCCGAGCCGCACTTTCTGTCCCGAGGTCGAAGCCCGCAGCGTTCAAGTCAATGACGAAGAAATTGTCCGTATTTGATGGTGAACTGCTCGTCGCAAGCGGTGTGCGAATCAGAAAGTGCATACCGAGGTCGTTTGCAGACGACCCACCCGCCCACGTCACTTCCGTAGCGTCGTCGTATTCGGTGTCAGGATAGGTGAAGTGCAGACTGAAATAGCCGCTCTCGGGCCGTCCTTCATCGGACCCAAAGGTTCGACGATCCGCGGGGTATTCCCGCTGAGGATAGGTCCGAATCACCATTAGTCCCACACCGTCCGAGCGTTGTAGAGGTTGGCTGCCTCCGTTGCATCGAAGGTATGGTCCCACATAGCGATTTCCGATAGGGCCCCGTTGAAATAGATGGGGTCATAAGCATTTGATGCGCCGCCGTGATGTTTTCCGTAGTAAAAGCCGCCCGTTGGTGTGATGGTGTGCAGGGCCATGCCGACTGTAAGCATGTTCACGTCCCGTCCGTAGAAGCCACTGGTTAGCGCAACGGACTTCTTCAAGTTCTCATTGTTTGACAAAGCCGCGAGAATAGGTCGAGTCAGGGTAATGTTTGTGTCAGTCAGCGAGAGCACTTCACCGAGAAGGACGCCTGCGTTGGTGAAGATGTGGTCGCCAACTGAGAAGTGCGAAGATGCGGCCACGGTGTCCACGACAATGCTCGACACGCTTCCTGCGGTGTAGCCGCCGGTCTTGTTCACAAGAACACCGGAGGCTGAAAGCGTCCCGACCCCAATACCTTGGGGCAAATGAGGTGTGTTCGGATTTGTGCCTGTGTTGTAGGTTCCTTGATCGACCAAGTTCACATTGGTGGCGAAGGTTGTCACTACACCACCAATTGCAGCCCCATTGACGTAAAACGTCCCACCTGCGTCACCGGCACGGGAGTAAATGACATGATACCAACCGTTCTTGGGTTGGTCTAATAAAACAACACGCTGATCTCGTTCCCCTGCACCTGTTTTGATGCGAGCCCAAATCCCAATGTCCATCAGTGGAGGGGCCGAACCCTCCTTTGTTTCAATGGAAATACCGTAGCCTGCACCATTTTGGTCAATGCCGTGGATGACCGGACCGTTGCCGTATGCCTGACTGGTCCATGGTGCAGTATTGGGCTCGGCACTGAAAAAGAAGGATATGGTGTAGTCGCCCGATGAACCGGAAACACCTTGCGCATTATCGACACTTGGGACGAGCAATCGGGCCGTCTGCCCTCCTTCACTTTGAATGGTGTGCAGGGCAATACCTGCATCGGTGGACGCTGCAAAATCCACACCCGCACTTTCCGGATCGTCAGGCATGGGTTCGGGGGACGACATGATGGATGGGAAAGTCCCACGGGCGAGAGCCTTACGGTCGTGCAGTGTTTCAAGCACCAATTCCTTGCCCGAACCGAGCGTCACGCCGTCAATTGCTGCTTCGTTGAGGCGCAGGTAAAACAGGCATGAGCGGCTCGGAATGAATGCAAGAGTCGGGCTCACGTCTGAAATTGGAACCGTCATCGCGCCATGAAGGCCGCGGTAAGTGTTGTCTTTCACGGTGTCCCTGTTGCGCACTTGTGTGAAGTCGAGAACGGCAGCAGAAGTCTGCACTTCCTCAAGGTTCTGAAAGCCCGCGTAGCCACTTGGGCCTTGGGAATAGTGGTGCGTATAGAAGTCGGAATAGTCGTTGGCGGTTCCGTCGCTGATGTCGAACACGGTTCCGGTGTGCCCACCACCAAAGAATAGAATGCCGTGTGCATCGGGCAGGGGGAACAAAATGCGAACGAGCGACTCCACAGACTCTCCTTCGTTGTTCACGAATTGTTCCGTCCACTTCTTCGCAATACCCTTCTCAAGAGGCTGCACGTTGTTGAGGAAGGCACAGGCACCGGGACCGTCGGCCTTAGAGTCGGTTCCGCCTATGCCGCCGCCAATGTCCGTGAAGGTTCCGACCAATTGGTCGTTCACCACGATGTAGCCGGGTTCTTCCTCGGTGATGCGACGGCCCATGCGTGTGATGAGGTCCATGGCTGAGCGTTCGACCGCCAAGTGTGGGAATGCGCGGGTGTCGTAAGTCGGCCATGCTATGTTGTTGGCACGCCGTGCGCCACGAACAGTCTTGAGCACCGTTCGCCCCCCGATACCCGCATACGTTCGCAATCCCCCCGCATCGTCCTGCACACGCCCGTGAACACCACCTTGGAACGTGGTGATCGGAATGTGCGTTTCACCGTCCATGCCGATTGGGAGCGGTGCAGGGAAGGAAGAGGCTTGGTAGGACCGACTGTTTGTGGCGAGCAGCCCACCGTGGCCGACCGCTTGGACTGGGCGGTATGGGTAAAGCGAATTGTTGTGCATCCACACGGCAAAATTGCGTCCGGTCGCACCGGGAATGGTCGAATGAATGACGACGGACAGGCCGCTTTCCCCATCCCTGCTCTCCACGTCGCCGCCAAGGAACGCTCGGACGTAGCCCATGTGCGAACCCGTGTCCGACGACGACACACTTTCTGTTCCGTCATTTGTGGTGAACAATTGAGGCGGATTGAATGCGCTACCGCCCTGTGCGTTGCTCGCGTCGGGGTGTCCTGCTTGGTTGATGCGCCGGATGAACTCATGCACCGCCTCGGTGAAATTGGTGACGTTGCCTGATGAAGCGATGTCCCCTGCATTAAGACGCAACGGTCGAACGTAGTCGAGCGTGCCGTCGCTCCGCTTGCCCTTCAACGAAAGGAAGCCAGTGCGGCATTCCACAGGGGCTTGGAGAGGGAAGTCGTCGTCGCTAAACAAGTGGTTGGCCGGATCGAAAACAAATCCTTCCATGGTTGGGCCGTTGCGAATAAACAGTGTCGCATCATCTTCCGGGTCAATGGAGATAGCCGTTTTTGCATCCGCCATGCGCCCAAACGCCATCGTGTAGCGCATCGGGTCCACAAAGTTCTGAGCCATTGTGGCGTTTGATGTGCCCACGGCCACGGTGAGTTCGCTCAAGGGCCACACGTTGCCCTCTTCCCCAGTGTCGGAGAGCCACGCTCCCATCACCACAGGCATACCATAGGTGATGGCCGTTTTGACCGCCGAGAGCGTAGCGTTTTCATCGGACCAATCGTGAAATGCGTCGAAATAGAGGCGGTGGCTGCTCCCCGAAATCTCGGTTTTGTAGATGTGCAGGCGAATGCCTCCGTTGCTGAGAATACCCTCACCCACAGTCACGACGAAGGCGTCCGAAGATGGGGTGAAGGCACCCGTGTGATCCGCAGCGGTCGCAAACGTGCGGACACCACCTGATTCAGCAGGGGCAGCAAACCCGCCTTCATTGATGAACGGGTTGATGCTATCCACTTCGATGTAGGTTGCGTTATACGCAGTGCCGCTGCTCACACCCGTAGCGAACGTCGCTGCATTATCTCGCATGAATCGCACGCGCGTTTTGCCAACCACTGCGGCGTAGTCGTGAATGCGCAGGGCAGACACCCCATCACGCAGCCCCCAATCAATGGCCCAACGGTTTTCATAGCGCCCCATTTGCGGCCTGTTAATTGCGGTCATGGTGCAATCCACCACGAACTCCATGCTGCGGTCGGAGGGGTTCGGGCTGCGTTTGTTCGTGCTGCTCGGAAGACGTTGCTCAATGTCAAAGAATGTCGATGGGAATAAGGGCAATTCGACCAAAGCCCGTGTTGATGCGTAATAGGTCGAGGTTTGCCGATCGTTGCGCACGGACGGATTTCCTGTGCCGACCACGCGGTCTTTCCAAACAGGCAAGAACGAATGCTCGGTGCGGTCGGCTGCAACGTCAATTCCACCCTGCCCAAGCCCGCCAAGCGTGATGCTGACGGTAGGCGTTCCGAGGTCGCCAATTTCCTTCAACGGGTGGCCTTCGTTAAGGTCGAAGTCCCGCTCAGAAAGCCGGTCGTTGATGTCAAGCAATTGAGAACGGCCACGAAGAACGACGCCGCCCTGCATTTCACCGCTTGACGGTGCGATTTCCTCCACCCGCGCCCGCATGAGGGACAATTCGATGGAGCATTCGTGGTAATTGGTGGGCGAATCCTGCTTGGTGCGGAGCGTCGAGAGCGTCTTTGCCCGATCCCTGTTTGATGGGTGGACGAGAAGCAAGTGGCGATCTGCTTCAATCAGGTTGTCGATGATGTCGAACTGCTCAAGGTTCACGGGTTGCAGCGTTGAGAGGGCAGACGAGCCTTCTGAGGCATCCGCACCCGTGGAGGCATGAATTGAGAGGGTGTGATATGCGGATTCGCTCTTTTCAACAGGGCTGCGCGTGTTAGGTAGGGCTCGCGGTGGTCCGTATGCGTCATTCCTGCGCCGCGAACCTGCAATTGCTCCCTGAATGACGGTGTGGGCGCAATCTTCCACGTTCACAAAAGGCGAGCCCGTCAAATCGCCGGTCGGGTTGGCCCGCATCCAGTGGCTATGTCGCTCACCGTGCAGTTCTTTTGCGGGAATGGTGATGAGGCCACCGGGCGCGTGAATTGTGAGCGGTTCCCATGAGGGCGGGGAAGAGAATTGGGACGCAGTGTAGGGCCTTCGGAGCCAATCAAGAACGCTTCTGTAAATCGGATAGCCCGCCGACGTGTCTACGAACACCGCGTTGGTGTCGGGGACTGTGCGCTTCACCACAAGCCACCCCTTCTTGTTCATGGTGGTAATCGCGTCCATGTCGTTGCGGTAGGTCTGAGCGTGATTGGCGGCGGTGAACCACGCCGTTCCCTTCCAACCGGCCACGACTTCGCCGGTTAGGTCGATGGCGTCGTAGTGAATCAGAATCTTCGGGGGGCCGCCCGCGTCTTGAAGGGCCTGCGGTGTCTCCAACACGGCCACGCGAGATTGTGACTCGGGTGTCAAGTGGCGGACGTAATTCTCATTCGTCGGCTTGGTCGGATTCACAAGGTCAAACAAGGCTTCCTCATCGGTGTCGAGCCCCTTCAACGCAAAAAGGCGAATGTCCTCAACCGCGAGAGCCACCATGGTGTCTTGCGACGACGAAGCCACGTTCCCGTATGTTGTGTCGTTGAACGAGTCGCCGCCTTGTGCGACGATAGCGTGCTTCTTCACACCCGAAGCAGTGTAGGTGGCGACCCGCGATTGGGTTTGCACGCTCAGCATTTCACCTTGAAAGACCGTTTCTGTGACCCGAACCCGCTCGTTCGGCTTTAGCATTGAGCCGACGCCGGGGTCAGTAAATTGCGACTCAAAGCGATCCGCAAGGCCCTGCACAGTGCGCGTGACACTCTCCAACTTCGGTTCGGGTAGGGTTTTCAGGAAGAAGTGACCTTCGACGCGATTATACGTCGTCAGGCCGCTCATACCGGGCATTTCGTCACTGACGGCACCCAACACATCTGTCGTAAGGCCGAACTCGGTTCCTGTGGCGGGTGGATTTCCGCTACCATATACGGTAATAGAAGGGACGCCGCTAAATGCGAGCGCGACATCCCCGACTGAGAGGGGCGGAATGCCACCGTTATACGGTGGTTGCGTTAGGTAAATGTCAAAATCAGTCAAGGTCGGAGAAGGTGGTGCTGCGGGGTTGGTCGCAAAAATTGCGAGCACGTTCGTGCTGAGCGTAGACCCCGACACACCGGCATTCGTCACCATACGTCGAACCGCAGCCCAAGTGCTCTCGGCCTGCTCGTGCATGGCGATGTTGATTGGACCAGTGTAGCCCGGAAAGGTGGGAATGACGATGATTGGATCCCCGCGGGCTACGGCGTCAAGCATGGCGTTGAGTTCGGTGATGGCCGACGCCTGATCAATGCCGAAGGCCGTCAGAACGATTGCCTCAGTGACCGCAACCATGCTCACACCCCGAATCGGTCTTCAAACCACTGCACCACGTCAGCGTGCTCAGCATCGCTCAGGAACTTCGGATAGATGAGCACTTCGTGAACGATGAGGCCGTTCTGCGCCATGTTCGTCAATGCGTTTTGTCCTGAACCCGCATCGGTCATTTCACCGAACAATTCCATGCCGCCCGTTTGAGCCACGATATTGTCGAACACCAAGGGGTTGGTCGATGCCCAAGCGGCAGTGGCCGTGCTGCTGCTGCTCCCTCGGTTGCTTCGCGTCAGCCAATATGCCTGAGCGGCGGATTCGTCAATACGCACTGCGACAAGTGCCGGATCTCCTGCGGACGGACGCACTGTGCCGTTTGCTGCCGCCTGTCCGGTGACGGCGGTTGTTCCGGTCAGGACGCCGCTTCCGTCAGCGCGGATTTGCAGCCCATCATTCCCTTCAGAATGCACAAGGCCGAGCACATCGTTGCTCTCGTATGCGGGTGTAAATGCGACGTAAAACGACCAATCACCATCGGTGGTCGCCGGTCCATTGTTCGTCCCGTCGTCCCATAGCGTGTAGATGGATTGTGGGTATGCGCTCAAACCTGCGTGGGTGATGCCGTATTTTTCGGTCAGGTATCGTTCGACCACTTCGATTTCAGCGGCACTGAGCGTCCGATCGTAGTGTAGCACTTCGGAAATGTAGCCGTCCATGTTGTATGAAGGGACATATCCAACCGCATAAGGTTGAGAAGCCGTAGTTCGATAAAATGCCCCTGTTGTGGTTCCCGGTGAAGCCCCATTCACCGAAATGAACGCCGTCGCAGTGGCTCCCATCCCATCTCCACCCTCAATGCCCGCACGAATCAATGTGGCTTGATTCACAACGGCAGTTCCCGTTCCCGCATAAGCAGCACCCCAACCGCCGCTCGGACCACGACCAAACCAAAACTCGTATTGATCTCCCGAGCCAGTCATGTCCGCGTAAAGGTTGTAGCCATATTGCCCACTTGGTGAACCTGCCGTGTGGCGGTTTGTGACAATGCCTTCGTAGGTTGCATTGTCCACGCTCGGTGCGGTGACAACAAACGTAGTGAATTGGGCAGTGTTCAATCCTTCTTCATATGCGTCGGTGTCCAAGAAGTCACCACCGTCGAATTGCACTGACGGGCGATCGTTGAAGCCACCGGGAGACGCGCGATAGGTTGGCTTTGCGCTCGTCGTGGATTGCTTGACGTGTCGCCCATTTCCGCTTTCGTCATTCCATTGTGATACGGAGTCCCCATCGTTAAGCGTTTCAGCGAGGCTATCGGCGCGAAGCCACAAGGCGAGGCCGTCTTTGATTGGGGCCATGCCGGTGTGAATGGCCTCAATGTTCAATCCCGTGGGGTAGTTCACACGGTTTGTCTCCGATGTGATTTTGCCAACGCCGTTCACCCATGACGAACCGTCGTAATACGTCACACCCGATGGATAATTGGGAATAATCACCCCGTCCTTGACGGTCGGCGTTCCTCCGGGCCACGAATACCCGCCCGAGGGATTCAGCACGGCTTCTGTTGGACCGGCAGCCACCAACCCCGCGCGGTTATTGGCGCGACCGCAGTTCCGCTTCCAACGCCACCCGTTGCCCCACGAATAGAAGTGAAAGTCGTTCTTGGCGACCGTTTCCCCGATGTCGCCGTTGGTGGTGTTGGGCCCAATGCGTGCCTTGTTTTTCCACCAAAACACGAACTCGTCATCCGTCACAACCGCCGACCCATCATCGCGCAAAAGAACGGTCTTGTCGCTTGAATCAAGCCAAACGAGCAGGTCATCCCCGTGAGGTGGCTCATATGCGTAAAGCATCCCACCAACTGCCGTCGCCTTGTCTTTCATGGCCTCGGTCATTCGTGACTTCGTGCTAATCCAATAGGCGTCGTTGCCGAGCCCCGTCCGATCGGTGAAGCGTTGGTTTTGCGAAAAACGAGCGCGGCTCATTTGTCCGCGTGGTCGCGCTTCTGCTTTGCCGGGGTCCACCACCAAATCACCGTTGCCGAGGGTGAACCATACGGGGGTGTTGTCGGGGTGGCCGAACAGAAATCCCTGCGTCTTAGGTGCGTCCGTGTCGGACCGCAACAGGGTGGACTGAATAGCCACGGTGTCGTTGTTGAAATCAATTGCGACGATGCGGACCCTCTCAATCGGGTTCACCATTGGGTCAAGATTGATTCCGCCTTCCGGTGAGAAGGGGGCAGTGCTCGTCTCTTGGTAATAGGTGAATGGCGACACGCTGCCGCCAGTCACAGGGTTGGTGCCGGAGGCATTCACCACCGCATTGAGGTTGGTCACGGGGATGCCGTCTGAATGGTATGTGGCTTTCGTGACGACTGATGAAATGTCGAGGTAGCCACTGTCCCACCACGTCTGAAAACGCAATTCGTTCACAGGGATAGAGAGAATGGTTGAGGCGAGCGACTCAAGCGCGGTCGGGCGTTCGGTCCCCGCTACACCTGCCGGGAAGTCGCGGATCTTGAATGTGCCGTAATTGTAGCCATCGGTCAGCGTGAGAGGCTCAGTGATGCCAAGAGCCCCCACTTCGACGTTCCTGAAGTCGTAGCCGATGCAGACCATGGGAATTGGCATGAGGCCGTCCTCCACCTTCCCCACACCATCCTTCCCCTGTTGCGGGTGCGCAGGGTTGCGGTTGTTGAAGAAGAAGAGGTTGGGAATGTCGTCCTCGTCTTCAAAGTCCCATAGCCCGACCGTTTCTGCGGTGGCCGTGAATGGTTGCATTAGGGGTTCAATGGCTCCACGGCTGATGCGAACGCTCTCAATGACGCCTCGGTATTCCCCACCCTGACCGCCGAGAAAGAGGTCTGAAGAAGCCGTGCGAATGAGGCGGTCGTCGCCGTTGAAGTCATGCTTTCCTACGAGGTCGCCGTTGATGTAAAGCAACATACGGCTCGACGTGAATTGCGCATTCACATAGAGCAATTCACGGGACGGCAAGGC